ATGTCGGGTATGTCGACACCGGACCGAAGTTTATGGTGCTACAAAAATTCGGTATCGGACCGAAGCTTATCAATGTCGGGAATGTCGACACCGGTCCGAAATTTATCACGCTTGAGACGCTTGCCGGACCGAAGCTTATCAATGTCGGGAATGTAGATACCGGTCCGAAGTTTATCACGCTTGAGAAACCTACTGGACCGAAACTTATCAATGTTGGGAATGTCGACACCGGTCCGAAATTTATAACGCTCGAGAAACCTACTGGACCGAAATTTATCAAGCTAGGGCAAGTTAACGGACCGAAATTTATAACGCTACACACGGGGAATGGACCGAAGCTTATCAATGTCGGGAATGTCGACACCGGTCCGAAGTTTATCAAGGAAAAAGTCGGCACTGGACCGAAATTTATCAAGGAAAAAGTCGGTACCGGTCCGAAGTTTATCAAGGAAAAGTTGGGTGCCGGTCCGAAGCTTATAGTGCTACAAAAATTCGGTATCGGACCGAAGCTTATCAATGTCGGGAATGTCGACACCGGTCCGAAGTTTATCAAGGATAAAGTCGGCACTGGACCGAAATTTATGATCGTCGGTAATGTCGGTATCGGACCGAAGCTTATCAATGTCGGACATTCAATTGGACCGAAACTTATAAGGCTGCAGACGGGGAATGGTCCGAAACCTATAATCGTCGGGAATGACGGTGGAAGATCGAAGCTTATCAGGGTCGGTATATTGGGAGGATCGAAGCTTATCAACGTCGGTATGTTGGGCACACTGAAGCTTATCAACGTCGGTATGTTGGGCACACTGAAGCTTATCAATGTCGGTATGGTTATCGGTCCGAAGTTTATGGTGCTACAAAAATTCGGTATCGGACCGAAGTTTATCAATGTCGGTATGCTGGGTATACTGAAGCTTATCAATGTCGGTATGTTTGGAGGATCGAAGCTTATCAATGTCGGTATGTTTGGAGGATCGAAGCTTATCAATGTCGGTATGGTTGGCGTACTGAAACTTATCAGGGTCGGTATGGTTATCGGACCGAAGGTTATCGATGTCGGTATGTCCAAAGGACCGAAGCTTATCAATGTCGGACATTCAATCGGACCGAAACTTATAAGGCTGCATACTGGAAAAGGTCCGAAATTTATAGTTGTTGGGAATGTCGGCATCGGACCGAAATCTATTACGGATGGAAAAACAAGCGGTCCGAAGGTTATGTTCGTCGGAAAATCCAAAGGTCCGAAGGTTATGCTCGTGGGCAGATTCAGTGGTCCGAAATTGATGGTGCTGCAGAAGTTCGGTATCGGTCCAAAACTTATAACCGTCGGTATCGGAGGGTCGACCACGATTATTGAAGGTATGTTTATCGGTCCGAGCGGTCCTATGTCCAAACATGGGAACACGATCGGAGGAGGCTGCACGTTTATGGTCGGGAAAGTTATGTTCGGTATGTTTATCTGAGGTATGTCTGGTATGTTAGGTATTATGATTTCAAACGGTGGACTGGTCGCAATCTTCGTCGGTTCCGAGGATACGGTTCGTTCGGTCGGACTCTGTATGATCGTACATTTCGTGCTGCTTATCTGAATCACCGGGTCAATCGTGGTGTTCGCCGCGTATGTGTGCGTTCCAGAAAGTGCGGTCGTCGTGAAGCTTCCGTCTCCGAAGTCTATCCTGAAATTCTTGAAAGACCCGACGACATCGACATTGTAGTTCGCGACGGTTCCGATGGTCGGATCGGTTGATGCTATGGAGAAAAAAAACGTCACGTCTGGACAGGTGAAGTCGTCGAATATGACTGCCAGCTCTGAGAGATTTCTGATTCTCCAGTCAAGCGATTCTTTGTCCGCGGTGAAGTTGTAGCCGATGAATTTCTCGACCTTGATTATGGCGTCAGCCAACTGGTTGTGGTGCTCCGCTATTACGAATCCTCTGACTTCGGACCCGGAATAGTTGAACTTGGTCTTGTTGCCTCCGAGGTTTCTCACGCAGTTTTTGAATTTGTTGATCTTGCCGTTGCCGTCTTTCTCCACGCTGTTGTAGTAGAAAAGCTCCCCGTCTATGTTCGCAAACCCGTTTTCCGACCATATTTCCATGCTTCCCAATGATACGGGCTTGATGTCGATCGATTCCTCGTACGGATGATTGTCGGATGTGGTTGTTGTCTCCGATGTGTTGTACACCAGGAACAAAGTGCGATCATTGTCGTACTTTTTCGGATATACAGGTATTGGAGGGAAATTACTAGGCATTTGTCTCTTATTTATAGGTTTGGGGTTAGAAAATACTCATAATCCATTGTTTGCCGGTAGGTCTGTAGGACACGCTGCTGAAAGTCAGGCTTGTCTCGTTGAACTTTATGAATGGCTTGTTGCTGTAGTCAAAGCTTATAAACGCTGTTTTCTCCCCATCGGAGCATGCGACCATGGTCTGCGATTGCGCGTCGAAACCGACAACGGTGTTGTCCTGCAGGAGCCTGAAAGACGCAGAGTTTACCCCGGTTCCACCCGTCTCCCAGACATTGGTGGTCGGGTTGTAGGCTGATATAGAGCCGCTGTTGTTGAAGAAATAAACTCCCTGGCTTAGCGGCACAAGTTGACCCTCGACCTTGGCTGGACCAGTCATGTCGTTCATCTTCCTTATGTCGACGAACAATTCTGAGACCGTGCCGGAAGTCTTGTAGAAGTTTTTTATCCTGAAGAAGTTGCCGACCCCCTGGTTTCGCAGGAAGAACCCGGCCGTGTCCTTCCAGCAAGATCTGTAGACGCTCATGTGACCTTGCAGCGGCTCTCCGTAGGAGTCGTAAGTCACTTCGTTGTTCTTTAGCTCCTGGGCTCCGTTCTTGTAGTTCGAAGTCGACAGCGTAGAACTCGACGAAGTCATGTTCTGGAGGTTCGTGGTGGTTTTTTCTTGGTTCGTAAGGCTCGTGTTCGGCAATTGGCTTGCCGAGACGCCGCCAAGCAAAAAGTACAGTTCGTTCGAGTTGTGCATTTCGACCCAGTTCCAAGGTCTGGACACTGGGTTTTTGGAAGTGTATGACTGGGCGAAACCGTTGAACTCGTTTACGATTATGGTTTCGGTCGAAGGGGATTCCACCGAACTCCTTCCGCTGGCGTTGAACACCAGACCTACCCCGCCGTTGCCGGAAGGGGTTGTGCCGCGCGGGGCGAATCCATTGTTTCTGGAGAATTCCCTTTTCTGCTGCTCCTCGTTTGGCTCGCCGTCAAGGAAGGATTCGTCAACGTCTATGGTTAAGGGGCTGGTGAAGTTAGTCTTGAATGTTTCGCTTATGAGACCGAACTCGTAGCTGCTGACCTCGCCCGTAGACGTGTAGTTCCACAGCCAAAGGTTGTACTTCTCGACCACGTCGACGGAGTTCTCGTAGTTCGTTATCCTGTAGGCTCCGTATGCGGTGTCGGTCCTCAATATGAGGTCGTATATCCCTCCGATGCTGTAGGAAGCCCGGGCGGAAGACGAGTTCGAGTGGGTCAGATCGTCGGACAGAGCCCAGCTGTAGTTGACGATCGGATCTATGGGAACACCTCCGGAAAGTTCCTCTCCGCCGAAAGACTTGCCGTTGTTCGGGTTGATCGAAGGAAGCTGCGGAACTTCTGCGTCCACAAACGTGTTTATGGGAGTCCTTATAACCGGCGTCGTCGTGTACGGACCGTTTACTGGATCTCCGCTCGTGGTGAGAATCTGGTTCGCCCTTAGGTTATAGTTTATCACTGCTTCGTCCGGGGCTTCGTACCTGGAGTTTATGTACTCCGGGAAAACCACAGTGTCCGATCCGAAATCGTTTGTGACCGTGAGTTTCACGTCGTATATTCCAGGCTTCGCGTAAACTTTCCTTATTTTGCCGCCGTCCATGTCTTGCACGATCACGTTGTCTTGGGTCACTGGACCGTCTGTCGTGCTTATGGTGACTATTGATGGTCCGGTGTTGTCGCCGAAATCCCAGATGTAGCTTATGACCCCGGAAGTTCCATCGGTCCCAAGCCTGAAGCTGAGGTCCTTGAACTCCACGGTCAATGGGGTAAGACCTATCTTCTTGTCGGCTGTGAACCAAGCCTTCGGAACCAGGGCTATCTTGCGAACGTAGTTCGTTCTCTCCTCCATAGTGCCGACCAGTGGCTGGGAGGCGATATCGCCTTTCTTTCCCGCTGTTTGCTCGATTGCTATTACGGCGTCCTTGATGGCGTTGTGGTGCTGAGCCATGACGTTCTGAGTGACATTCGTTATGTCTCTCGGCTTCGCCACGTCCTGGAAGCCAGGAAGCACCTCGAGATTGTCGAAGGATACTTCGGTTCTGCTTCCGTAGTAGAACGACAACGCCCTTACTTCCGCGTCGCTGCATTGCTCAGTCAGGGTTATGAACCCGCTGCTGGGAAACCTTGATATTGTCTCGTAGTCGCCATATACCGATATGGTGGTGTTTCCGGGATTGTAGTCGGCGGACAGCTTGACCCTCAAACTGTCGTGCACAAGGAACAATGTGTTGTCCGAATCGATGCTGTCTGGGAACGTTGGCTTGTCTGGTATGGTCATTAATCCACCACTATGCTTTCGGTAAGGTATGTCCTCTTGCTTAAGGAGTTGTCAAGAACCACTATGAGGGAAGGTCTGTAGCTTCCCTTCTTGTCGTAAACGAACTTGACGGAATGATTGTTTGGGTTGTTTTCCTGATAGCTCTGATTCTGGACCGGTATCCCGTCTATGGTGCCTTCGCCGTCGAAGATCCAGTATCTCTGCACTATGTCTCCGTCAGTCTGGTCGGTGAAGACGAACTCTGTCGGCGTCGTGCTTTCGAGCGCCGCCGTTTCTGACGAGACGCCCTGTATCGGTCTTATGTAGAAGAAGGAACTGATTTCCTGCTTGCTGACGGTGATGTAGTTGTCCTTCGTCATTACGCCCTGACCACCGAGGCTAGAAACTATGTTCAGCTGGACGGTGTAGTTCCCTTCGTTCTGGTATGTGTGTGTCGGGCTTTTCTCGACTGATGTCGTTCCGTCGCCGAAATCCCAGAAATGCCTGACAAGGTTGCCGGTGCTGAAATTCTGGAATCTCACCTTCAGTGGAGGCGCCCCGGATATCCTGTGAGCCCTGAATATGGCTTTCGGAGAAAAGAATATGTTCTCCTGCTTCTTGAGTATTCCGTTGAGAGACGTTGGCAAGGGGCTGGAAGACGTGCCGAGATTGTTCTCTATGTTGTAGACCGCGTCCCTCAGAGCGTTGTGGTGTTCTGCCGCCACCACGTTGCAGACATGGGAGTTGATCGACCAAGTGGTTTGCTTGGATCCTGCGAACCCTCTGGCTAAATCGCTGAAAACACCCTTGCTCTTGACGGCGTAATAGACCAATTCGTGGTTGCCGGATTTCCCCGGAGGCGGTCCGATACGGATCACGCCCTTGTCCGGGAACTTGTCGTTGTTCTCGACTATGATGTATTTGCCGTTGAACGATACGGATTGACGCAGCACGGTTTCCGCGTTGTTTCTCACCTCGTATAGGACTTCTTTGTTGTCCAAGGCTATCGGGTACACGGAAAGGTTTCCTATGGCGTAACCCGAATCGAGCGTAGATAGTCTAGTCGCCATGCTTCTCCTGTTTGTTTCCCAGAGACATTTCCGCTTGCTGCTTGATGTGAGCCATCTGTCCGTGCCTCAACTCGAGGTTCTTCACCGTCTGCTGCTTGATCGGCAAGTCGTCCGGCAAAGCCATGACGGTCTCGATAATCTCCGTGTCGACCGTCGAGTGAAGCAGCATCTTTAAGTTTACCTTCTGCAAAAGTTTCTCGTTCCAGTATTGCTTCTGGGAATCTATGTCGTCGTAGTTCCTCAGCGGCTCTATCTTATTGAGGCTTTCGAAGGTTATCACGAAGAAGTTAGCCTCCTCCTCTAGATGCCTCATCTTCTTGGTCAGAACCTCAAGGTTCTTCTCCGACAAGACCTTTTTCCTTCTCAGTTTCCTGATGCCGATCTCCATTTCTCGGAGTTCCGAACTAGAATCCTCTTTGCCGATCCTTTTCCTTAAGGTGTCCTCTAGTTTATCTATGTTTATGTCGATCAATTCTAAGTTGTCTTTGCCGTCATCAATTTCAAGCATTATGGACTCGAGAGACTCGTGTCTCGTCTTGATCTCCCTCAGGCACTGCCACATCTTCGACTGTATCGTTGGCTCTTTGTTGATGATGAAGTACTTCATCTGGAAATAGCTGTGCCTTTCGGCTATCTCGTTCTTGAGTATTTCCTTCATTTCGACCATGAGTTCATTTGTTTTTTGCATTTTTCACCTCGGTTTAATTAGAGTAAAAGAACTTGGATTGATTTTATTTTTATTTCACTTATAATCTTTTACCATGATTCTAAAAGGAAAAAAATTCTACCTCAGCGGACCGATAGAGTTCAGCGGGGAAGACTGGCGCCCGGAACCGAAAAAAAGGCTGAAATCCGACTTCGGGATCGACGTTTTCGATCCCTACGAGGAATCGAAGCTGCTCTGGCACGAAAGGATAGCCAAAGCCAAGGAGAATCTCGACTTCAATGATCTGGTCGCCGTGTCCAAATCGATAGTCTCAAGGGATTTGGGCATGGTCCACAGGTCAGACGCCTTGGTGGCATGCCTTCCCTATGGGATCCCGACAATAGGGACCCACCACGAAATCATAGAAAGCATGAACACGGGGAAACCAACCATGATCGTCTGCCCGGATGGCAAAAGCAAGATTCCCATATGGCATTTCGGGTTCGTGCCTATTGAGTGCATTTTCGGCTCGTGGAACGAATTGTACGCGTACCTGTACGAAGTGGACGCCGACAAGGCTGGAGACGGAAGGTGGAACTTCATCAGGAATTCAGGCTAAATCGGGCTCATCCTGTACTCGAATATGTCCGAACCGTCATTGCTGTGTGGCGTCACCAAAAAAGACGACATGCAGAAGTCGCACGTGATGTGGTCGATGTCTGGAGACCTGTTCTCCTTTTCTTTTACCCCTTTTGTCACAAGGCTGTTGCAGTTAGCGCACACGAATTCGCAGAATGTGTTTCCGTTGCTGAATGTCATTTCGAGTTTCATCAAAACCTCCGTCAAGATAGCCTGGCTCCAACTATAGCCTTGAATTTATATCCCATCTCAATAGCCAAACTAGCCCATGCGATCTTGCATTCCTGCAGCGAGTCAAGCTTGGGGAAGTCCCCTATTTCCGAGTTGGCGTTCCTGTGGAACAGTATCCCGTTTATTGTCCCATCGATGAAATTCCATTTCCTGTCCACGACTGGAAACAATATGTCCCTTTCGCTTTCCACGAAATAAGAGTATTTTTTCTGTATCCTTTTTGTCATTACGTTCCCGGATATGACTATGATATTCCATTCCGAAGTCGGGTTTTGCATGCCCTTGCTTATGAGGGACGTGTATGTTCCCTCCCCGCGAAGGACATCGCAATTCTGCATGATCTCCTCTTCGTTCTCCATCGCGATCCCGTCCTGTATGACGCATATTATTTTGGCGTCATCGTACATTCTCCTTATCGATTTCACGGTGATCTCGACGTGTTTGGGATTACCGTCTGGAGACAAGATGATATATCCGTATTCCAAGTTCTTGTATTCGTTCATTTTTTTCTCATGCCAATGAAACATCGAAGTCTATTCTTATCGTGTCGCTGGGGGTTATCTCGTTCTCGAGGGAAAAAGACCCGTTTTCGAAGTCCTCGCTGTAGCTGTTCAGCGTCCAGTCGATGCCCGGATTGCTTCCGGGGGTGTATATGCTTGATGTCTTGTCTATCCTCATCCCGTTTATGTGGACTCTGAGGCTGTTCTCCATGTATGGGGTACTCATCAGCGTTACCGTATAGTTCTTGTAGTCCGCGGTTATGGGTTCGACGCCGTAGTAGTGTCCGTGGGCGAATGTGCTTGATATTCCAAGTACTGGCTTGATCACGTATGGTGCGGACGGGCTGGTTGGAGCCGTTATGTCCCACGCTATTGTGTCGGATGGCTGGAACGAGAGCGAACCCTCGTTGAAGGCTACTATGTTGCTGGCCGTGTAGACCTCGAAGCTTATGTTCGTGGCTTCGTCCGCGATCATCGCCAGCTTGGACCTCTCGGCGTCCAGCATCCTTACGAACGAAACCGGGTTGACCACGCTGTTGTATCCAAGGGTTATGTTGATGTAGTCCAGCTCGGTGTTGCCGACGGACATAGACCCGTCTGAATGACTGCCTATGGAGTGCATCGACTCGTCGACCGAAGAACTCTTGAGGTTGCCGTCCTGGTCTATGGACTGGTCGATCCTGTTGGACATGTTCCCTTGCGTGCCGGCGCCCAGCCTGAGTATCTTCGAGTTGTTCTCTAGCTCCGCGTTTATGAGTTCGTCCCGCAAAGCCAACGTCTTTATTGGTATGTTGTCGTATTCCCAGTGGTAAGGCTGCAATGGGCTGTATTCGGGAGTCGGAATTTTCGATAAGTCTGGCATTTTTTCCTTTTTTGCCTAGAGAGGCTTCTTTGGTTTCATGATCTTCCAACCTTTTTGGTTTACATATATATAGCTTCTTACATTGTTTGTTTTTTTCGACTCCCCGGAAACCGATTTCTTCTTGCTCATTTCTAGCCAGTAGTTCATATTATTCCGCCTAAGTTGTAAAGGTTTAATTCGAGGAATTCCTCCCAGGACTTCTTGTCGGACTTTACGTTTGTCCGCTCCCTTTCGATCCAATCCATTATCGACTGGAACTGGTCCCCGTAGTTTCCTATTATCTCCTCGTCTTTGCCGACGTCACGCAGGAACTTGTAGCCGACCTGGCAATCCTCGGGGAAGGTCATCTCCACGTTCATTTTCTCTTCATCCTTGATGTGGTTCACGATCCCGCCATAACCAAGCGGTATCAGCGAGAACCTTCCCGGCTCGGCGCGCCCGTCGCCGAGAATCACGGGTGACGTGGCGAACTTGTAGGCGTTGGCGTACGTCGTGCAGATGTCGGCTGGGCTTTGCCTCTCCACGAGGACGCCAGTAACCATGAGGATTTCGCCCTTCAGTATTTTTCTTCTTGCGAAAAGACCCTTGCCGGCGTTCTTTATCGTGGAATCCTTGACGTAGAACCTGTCGTCGCTTTCGTGGTAGGTGAGATTCTTGGTCATTCTATGGATCCTTTCTTTATGGACGAGTTGATTTCCTCGAGAGTTACTTCCCTTCCCATGAACTCCGAGAAGCATTCGACGAAATGGCTCAGCATCGACATGACAAGCGACTCTTTTATGTCCGGTCTTTGGTCGATCATGTTCTTGGCGTTGCTGATCGAATCGGCGTCGATGCCCCAGTCGAACACCTCGTCGTCCACGACTATCATGTTCACCGGCTTGTTGCCGGTGTCGGCGCTGTTGACCTGCACTATTCTGATTTTTTTCATCAAACGAACGAAAGCCTCCAGTTGAAGGTCACTTGCATGACTTCGGTCTTGTTCAGGTCGGCGAAAGTCACCATGCTGTAAAGGTCGCCATTAGACATTTGAAGAGCCATCTCGTTTATCGCGTAGCCGTTGGCGTCGTCGAAGGTCAGCACGGACGTGAATATCACCTGGCTCGATATGTTGGCGTCCACGTTGCTTATGACTGGCTTGCTAGCCCTCGTGATGCCGAAAAGACCGTTCCTCTGCGTTTCGACGCTTTTCAGCGTGCCGCCGCTCGTGCCTCCATCTCCGAAAAGCATCCTGCTTATGAAGTAGTCGTAGGAACCGCCGACGTCGTTGGCTAGGCTTCTTGCTAAAGCCTCCCTACCTTTCCTCAATATCGTATTTGGAAACTCCCTCATTTCCTTTGTGCCGTCTCTGAACTCCGTTATCATCTGGACTACACCCTTGATCGTCACAGGATCATGCTCTTCTATCATAATTCACCTTTTTCCTTTTTCCCGTTTTTGTACTCTATGGACATCTGGACACTCTCGCTTTGGGAAGTGGTTTCCGATACCGCCTCGCCGCCAGAACTCAGCGACAACATCGGCAACATCGGCGTCACGTTTTCCGTGACATATCCTACCACCTCGTTGCCCCTCCTGTCAATTCTCTGGAATGTTGCTTCCGGAAGGTCGAACTGCTGACCAGGTATGGTCACGTCTACCGTCTTCGTGTACTTGTAAATGTTGAAGCTGACCGCGGTTCCGCCTCCGGAAAGCGTCTTCCAGTAGTTCTCCAAGCCCTGCAGGGCGATCGTGGTCTGCCCGGATGGGTTGTTCCCGTCTATCTCGGACATGAAATACAGGTCTCCCTCCATCTCGACCAGGAAATTCTCCTTGAAGCTGTCGTCCTCCAGAGGAGTCGATATGAGGTTGTTGAGCCCGTTTGAGACGCCCAACGAAGACTCAAGGTTCCCAGAAGACTGGAGCTTTATGCCCTTGTAGCTTAGGTAGCCTATCTCCCCGTCAACGACCCTCCTGTACATCTCCAGCGTGTATCCTATCATGTCGCCGCCGCTGTAGTTCTCCAGGTAGAACTGGTCGTCCTCGCCGTTTATGAAGCCGGACAGCTTGTACTCCGACCCGGATATCTTCTGGTAGTCGCCAACCATGAACACGTTCCGCACGTCGATCAGGTTGGCGTTGTTCACCTTGGTCCTAGCCCTGGACGAGACGGAAAGGAGTCCCTCGTAGCTCGTGAACAACTCGTTTTCGTACTGGTCGTAAGCCGTGTAGGTCAGACCCGTCGCCGAAGACGAAGGCAAGGATCCGTTGTCCTCGAGGATTATGGAACCGTCTGGCATGATGTCTATGATTTCATATGGGGTCGCCGAGTATGATGGTATCTTTATCTTCCACGAAGCCACAGCCATGCTGTTGGAAACCTCCCTCAATGACTTGAAATTCGAGAATTCTTTGCTCGAGTCGGAGAACCTGAACAGGTTGTCCTGGTAGATGTCGCACGTGCCCACGGCTGCGGATATCGGGTTCGATAAACGGAAAGAAAAAGCCTTCTGGTTTATGGCGAGCCTTGCGCTGAACGTGGAGTTCACCACGTCGATTGGTTCCGTCATGGAAGAGATCACGACCGTGTTCTTTGTCGGGTCCACAACGTTGTACTCGCCGGCAAGAGACCCGGTGAGTATCTTCAGTATGGAGGTGCCGTCTTTCAGCATTCCGACCCTCTCGAAGTTCACGTCCCCGGAGAACAGCATTATCTCGTCGTTGTACGCGGTCCCGGAGCCGGAGTGAACGAGTTCGGAACTCGCCAGCTCGTCCCTGAGGACCGAGAAGCCCGTGGCTCCCTTCTTGACAGCCCTGTTGAACCACATCTGCGATGATCCCGATATGACGAAATCGTTGCCGAAATACTTGACCAGCATGTCGAGCGACTCGACCGGCGGCTCCACGATCTCGTTGATGCCACCATAGATGTTCATCACGTGCAGAACGGCATGGAACGGCATGGATTCCGTCAGTATCTCGTTGGCTTCCATGACCCTGTCGTTGCTCAGATTCTCTATCTCTATGTCTATGTTGTACTTGCTGCTGAGGCTGCTGAAGCATGGGTCCAAGAAGTCCTTGTCGATGTCGCAAGGCGACTTCGAGTTCCTTATGCTGCCGTTGTACTCTTCCATGTTGTAGATGTTTTCGCTGTATGGGAACTCGGTCCTCACCTTGCCGAACACGACATCGTCGTGAAACGGGCTTTTCGTAGGTATCACTAGGTCGAACAGGGGATCGTCCTCCTCTATAACCCTGACGTTCCAGTTCTTGACCGGATACTGCTGGCTTCTCTCGTCCCTTGAATCGGCTAGCGACAGCGTCCTTATGTAGTTCTCTATGTTCTGGTCGTTGACGGTCTGGACGTCCCTGTATTTGTACACGACCCTGATCGTGTCGCCGACATCGAGCGACACAGGGGTCACCGAGAGCGATTCCCCAATCCATGTCATCGTGGACACGCCATCATCGTAGCCGAAGAAGACGTAGTCTGAGGTCAAATCCTCCCATATGTCTGAATCGTACTTCCTGATCAGCAGTTCGAAGTTCTCGAGGTCAAGCGGCAGAGCCACCCTGGTGAGGTTCCATGTCACTTGGATCCCGTCGTACGTGAACGCGTCCTGCCACGTGTGGTTCGATATGACTTGCCACAGCCTCGTGTACTTAAGGAACTTTATCCCCGCCTGGTCGAGCGACTCCTTAAGACCGGAAATCGTGCCCTTCTTCTTGAACAGGGGAACAGCCCGCTTTATCTGCCTCCTCCACCTGTATGGGTCGTTCGACTTGAACTTCAAGTGGAAAAGGCTGGATAGGAACGGAAGGAACTTCTCGGAAAGCACGTTGGCGTCGAACAGGTCTATCATCTGGTTGGCGTAATCCTCCAGAACCGTGAATCCGTCAGCCACGGACTTGTTCATTTTGTCCATGACGTCCGGAGTCCTGTCCATCGTGCTCATGCGTATCTTGAACACCTCCGGGGTGTACCTTTCCATCAGGGTTTCGTATTTTTCTGGCTTCGTGACGTGCGAAGGTATGGTGGTGGTGGTGGTCGTGTCACCGGACATGTACAGCTTCTGGTGGCTTGAAATCTGGTCCGCTGCTATTACCGGCGTCCAGACGTAGCAAACGAAATAGTCGCCCTCGCGGAACCCGGAAGACTTCCAGACGAACCTGAAATTGCCGTACACCTGGTTGCCTTCCGTGTCGGTGTCGACCTTCTCTATCATGGCATTCCCAATGTCGGTCGAAAACCAAGCCGGGAATGTGGGAGTCCCGATCGTGTGGACCGGCGTGGCGTCCTTGTAGTAGAACGGCTGTATGTTAGCCCCGCTCTCGAGGTCGACCCTAAGCCTCTTTGCCTCGAATATGTTCTGCTCGGTCGGGTAGTCGCAAGCCTTTTTCTCGGCTTCGACCGTTTTGACCAGCTTCTCGTTGTCGTATATCCTGTCTTGGTATTCGTTTTCGTTGAGCTGCTCGAAGCTCCTCTCGATGAAATATATCACTATCTTGTCGACCTTGTACGGATCCGAAGGGCATCCGTTCTGGTCGGTCGTGATGAAGTCGAACAACACCTCATCGCCTATCTTCGGTTTCTGGTCGAATCTTGTTGATTCCATCTTTTCGCCTTATTCGTAAATGAATCCCAGGTCTATGATGTCGTCCCTGATGATCTCAAAGAACTTCACCGTCACAAGGCTGGACGCAGGAACAGCCTGGTCGGTGTTGAATGTGACGTCCACCCTCTGGATTTCCTTGAGGTCTGAAAGCTCTTTCGTGATGTCGGTGTCCTTGAGGTTCTGACCGAACTCCCAGCGGTGTATGTTGAAGAACGCCGAGACACGGTTCAGTATCTTCACCCGGAGCTCGTCCTCGAACTTGCGGTAGAACTTGTCCATGGTCACGGACATGTTGACGTCTACGTTGACTATCGTTCCGTCCTTGATGCATATGTAGTCGGTTATCATCTTCTTGCCCTCGAAGTAATCGAGAAGGTCGATCTTGAGTTGGTCGCTCGGAATCTCGAGCTTGTCGTTGTCCTTCTTCGCCAGTATGTACAAATCCACTATGTTCGCCGCGCACCCGTGGTTCCTCAATATCGCCACCGACTTACCTATCGCCCCTTGATATGGCGTGGCGAACTGGTCCGCCAGGGTCTTGTAGTCAAGACCGGTGACCGCCCTGTCCTGGGTCCTGAGGTATAGCGGGAGCTTCCTCCTTATGTCCTCTATGGAATCCCCGTCGTAGCCGTACTGCGCCTTCGTGTAGTTGTTGAAGAAAACTGGCACTGGGTATCCCAAGCCCGGAACGTCCACCAGGGTGGATTTCTGTGTTGAGTTCGTTATGAGGTTGCCCTGGACGCCTCCCCCGATCCTGTAGGATATGAAGATCAGCGATCCGACAGACGGTATCATGCCGGCGACGCCGTTTCCGAACATGAAGTAAGCCGTGTATTCGGAGTCGAACTCCACCCTGTACTCCTTCCTCGGCTGCGAATCCGTGAAATAATCGACCCTGTCCCACAAGCTTCCGTCGATCGTCACCGACATAGATTCGTGTATGACCGACTTGTACCTTGACTGGATGGACAGGTTCCTTACTCCGGTGCCTGAGATTTCCTCGGTTTTCGTCTTGCCCTCGAGACCTACGACGCTCGCGTTGACGATCGAGTTTGCCGGTATGATGATGTCCTCGTCGAACATTGGGTTTCCTTCCGAATCGGCTGCGAACAGTTCCATGTTCAGTGACGAGCCGCCGCCGTTGACGGTTATCACGTGTGGCGTCATTATGGATATGTCGGTGGTTATAGGATTGGTCAGCGAAGCCGTCCAGTAGCTTTTCGCCGAGATCGGCGGCTGCGGCTCGAACCCGACTAGCTTGCATAGCCTGAAGGCGTTGTCGACCTCGGTCACGGTGTCTATGAAGATCTCGTTGGCTATCTGGTCCATCTTGAAGGACAGGGTGTCCGCCACGAAAGCCCAGTTCTCCAGAAGCATGATCGCCAGCGACGACTCGACGAAGTCGTTGAACTCTTTCCCGAATCTCTGCTGCGTGAACTCTATGAGCCTGTTCTTCATCGACCAAAAATCTTGGTTCGTGTAGTTCAGGTTGAACACGTTCGGCTTCTTTATGAGTTCCGACTTAGCGAAAGGTTCTATAAACGGGCAGTTGTTGGACATGTAATCATCCCCCCAGTGGAAGTTCTAGTTTTAGTTCGTTGATCTTCGTTATCTCGAGCCTGTCGAAGAAGGTTATCCTTATGAGGAGAACCCGCTCGTTGTTGACATCTTCCTCCAGGGCGCTGGCGCTCGAGGCATCGAGCTTGTTTTGGATGTATATGTTTTCTATCGCGACCCTCGGCTCCCACATCTTCAGAGACTTCGCTATCATCTGCTTAGCCTTCGCGATGATCGACACGTCGTTCTGCTCGAAAAGGAGCTTCCTCAAGGGAGTGCCGAAGTCCGGGAGCATAACCCTCTCCTTCGGATTGGTCAGGAGAAGCACGAGCATGTCGGACTTTATCTGGTCGACCCCGCCCTGTATGTAGAAAAACCCCCTTGGCGTTTTTGTTATCGGGTACGGGATTCCTTTGAAATCATTGTTGTCTATCATTTGTTCCTTGAAAAAATTTCCTTATCCGCCTAAGTGTTTGGATTGCACTTCTTCTTTCCTCTCAATATTACCCCCAATGTTACGCAAGGGTCTGATTTCTTGAGACTTCCTATCACCTTGGAACTCACCTTCACGGTCGCCGTAGCCGGGTCATACATGCAAACGAACCCGATTTCCGGACTTTCCTTCTCCCCCTCATCGCCGGCTAAAAGCAATATATTGTCTTTCGCGAAGAATATATGAGACTTTTCGTTCACATTTATATAGTAATCCTTTGAGTAAACAAGTTTTATGCCGCTTACAATTTCCACCTTGTTGGAAGGTTTGGAGCAATCGCCGCCCGTTTCCCCGACAACCTCAACCATGTCTTCGCTGGTGACCACCAGGTATCTCCCCCCGGTCCTCAGCATGACCTGCCCGGGCTGGCTTCCCTCGACTTCCTGGAAACGCATGATGTGCGGTCCGTGGCAGTTGTCGTACTGGGGCGAGTATATCTGGATGAACTGCTGCTTCGTCTCGGTCTGCGAGTCCAAGTCGTTCATCTCGAGTTCCAGACCGTAGCCGGACCTTATCTTGATGTAAGCCTTCTTCGCCAGGGGCGCTGGCTGACCACCGTGACCCGGAGCTCCGCCGCCGGGAGACTCGTTCTGGTTTTCTGGACCGAAGTTCTTCCTGCACGGCGCGCACTGCTCGTTGCCCTCGTCTATCATCTCGAACCTGTGCTTGCTGGTCGTCTGCATGCTTATCCCGCGGTTCTTCCCAGCCACGCACTGCGTGTCATCGTGGTCGTTGAGCTCGATGCGGTTGCCGTAAGCGGTAAGTAGCTTTATGCCGTTCCATTCGCTCCTGACGCAAGGGTCGCTCTCCATGTCCGACATCTCTATCATGTGACCCGTCGCGCTCTGGATGTAAACCCTGCCCTGGAACTTGTCGGTGCAGCCGAAATCGAACGGCTTGGTGCTCCTCTCCCAGTTGGGCTCACCGGTCGGGTCGTCGACCGAGTCGTCCATCACCATGGTGTGACCGGATACCGACATCAGCTGTATGCCGGACTGCGGCAGGTCGCAGGTGTTGTTCTGCGGCGTGCCCGGTCCCTTGTATGGTCTGCACTCGTTCTCGTGCTTGAAATAGGGGTTCTGACCCTTCTGCGACTTGTAGTGTTTGGATTTCGGGTGGGCGGTGCTTGGATGCCCGCCTATTATCTTGCCGCCACACACCGGCTTCTCCTTGGGCGGGGCGTAATCCGGCTGTATGTCCTTCGCTTTCTCGTTCTGCTCGTTAAGCGCTTCCCTTGACGCCGAAAGTTCGCCGTCGTTCACGTTCGTTCCGGTCGTAACCAGACCCCTGTCTATACCGAGGGTCCTCGCCAGATCTGGATAAGGTTTCTCCGTGACCCCGTCTATGCAGCTAACGTCGTCGTCTGGGACAAGGTCCTGCGTGTTCGAATAGCTAGGCTTGCAGTCCGGGTGCGACCACTGACCGGCGTAGTGTAGGTGGTCGTCCTTCATCATCAGCCAGTTGCCGGTGCTTGACATCAGCTCTATTCGCTTCCATTTCCTGTTGCACTTCGGGTCACCGTCGACCATCTTGAGCATATGCTTTTCCGGCGTCTTGAAGCCATAAATGTTTGGGTAGGTTATGAGTTTCTGAACCTCTGGCTTGTCGGCGAAATCGAGTATGGAGGTAAGGTCGAAACCGTTGTACGACTCCGTGTTCCATGGCGGCAGGACCTGGGACTCGTCGTTCGGACCCACGAGGTATCCCTTCCTGTGTCCCTCCCATATCTTGATGTACTCGTCCATCATGTTCTCGAGACCCCAGATGTGCTGACCCGCCGACCCTCGGTCCCTGTGCCACACCGTGCCCATGTAGTATGGGGCTGACCTGTGACCGCTCTCGAACACAAGGGCTACCGAAGATCCGGCTGGCGGAACCCAGCTCAGACCAGAGTCGTCGAACCCACCCATAGCCGATATCGGGTGAGCCCACGGGAGTTCCTTGACGTCGACGTCTGGCTGGTGGAGCTTGGGATGGAAGAACCTAACCCGGTTCTGCTTCCATATGTCTATGGTGTCCACGACCAAGCCCACGTACAGACCGAAGTTCATGTCCGTGGTCATCGGCACGCTGTTCTGCATCACCGTCCTCGCGACGGATTGGGTCTCGTAATTCACGTCGCCCAGAAGGTTCTGGATCGATACCAGGGACCTTTTGATGCTCTCGACTTCCTCTATGACATTCATTTGTTGCTGCCTTCTGAAAAATTTGAATTTACGCCTCTTCCTACGCCCATGCGACTTGCCGACTCTGACGCAGAATCAGCCTAGACCGGATCGCCCTCGTATTCCCCGTTGCCGGTATTCTCGTACATATCCCCGCCGGACCCCGGACCTCCTGCTGGGTCTGTAGCCTTCAACTCCCCGTTTGGCATCGCCAACTCGACGGTCAGTTTGGTTATGAATTTCCCGGCTTCTATCTCATGGCTAGCGCCCTTGATCATCCACTTGCGGTTCGATAGCACGGTGTTGATGTTCGGGTTTGCGATCCATGTGCACTCCCCTTCGGAAGACTCTATGGCATATGGGCTAAGCACGAGTATCGACACGAACCTCGCCACATTTTGCACGAACGAATGGTAGCTCGCGTCGCCTATGAGTATAAGCTCTCCTTTGATGGATTGCGATTGGTCGAAATCCTTGTTTGCCGTGGTATGGGCAGCTTCGCTGTCTTTCGTTACCTTGGCGACGTCTCCGGGGGATATCTGGTAGTTCAGCTCGCTCCTCGCTGGGGTCTCGACTCCCGACCCTGAAGCCTCTTTCGGTTTTGCCTCTGGATCCACTTCCGCGGACTTGAATTCGCCGCTTTTGCTTGACCCGCCGTGCCCGCCGTAGCCTCCGCCGTCAAGAATCCAGTTTATGGTCGGCTTGAAGGATATGACCGGGCTGCAATTCCCCCCGTTGACTATATAGCTTGCTATGACGCCGTCGCAATCGCAGTTCTCGCCGTTGCCGCACTTCATGTCCTCCTGTATGATCAGCTTGGGATTTGATTCGGTTGGGTCGTACATGAAGAAAATCCCCTTTTCGTCCTTGGTCCTTATCACGCTGAGCCAGTTCCTCAATGTCGACAACAAAGGCAGTTCGTTAGCCTGCCACACAGCCTTGATTCCGCCCGGGGCGAACTCGAATTCCAAGTCTCCCAAATCCTTGTTCCTGAACTCCACTTCTAACTCTGGATCGTTGTTCATGCAAACATGCTCCACGGCTTCCTTCAACGTCGACGTGTTTGCGTCATCCCCCTCATTCCTGACGATCCTCCTCACGAAGTGCCTTTGCAGTATGTCCTTGCACTTGAGCTTGCATGTCGCTATGCCGTTGTCTATGTCCGTGCTGAGTTCGAGCGGAAGAACGTATATCCAAGGGGAGAGGGGCGGCGCCGAATCCTTGGGGGCATAGACATCATCGCATTTCTTCGTCTGCCATCCGAAACGAAACATGGCCTCATTGTATTCGTCTTTGGCCAGCTTGATGGACTTGTTCAGGAGCTTTACCAGCCTCTTGTATCCTTTCGACCCTTCCGCTATGATCACGAAGTCGACATCCAATCCTCCGTTTCCGCTCGACACGCCAAAATTCATTGATTTTATGGCCATCTTGTGCGGGTCTGGGAAATACGACTCGTTGCCGCAGTAAAGGTGCAGGTCCTTTATCTTTATCTCGACATATGGAAGGTATATGTTGCCTTCTGGCGGCTCCTCTGGAGTGCCGCATTTGAGGAAATTCAAAACATCTTTGCCGTACGTGCAAGCCATTGAAACCTCATATGACGTTAGATGGTATTCGTATGCTCAAGCCTGACTTGAAGTCGTATATGTCCTTTATCCCGTTGGACTCCATGATCTTCCACCAGAACATGGTGCTGCCGTAGAACTCCGCGGATATCAGGTCAGGTCTGAACTCGGAGGACTTGTTTATCACGGTGTACTTGCTCTTTTTGTCGGAATCGACGTTTTCTTCCTTCTTGTATATCGGGTAGGTTATGTACTTGTTCTCGCCGTAGTAGATGACGTCGGATTTATGGTACCTGCTGCCTACCGGCACGAACGTCGAGGCGAATATTCTGTTTTTTTCTATTTTGTTTGCCATTTTATCAGCTCTCTTTGATTCCTGTTGTTGGTTTACGAAAGACGACCTAGTCGATTCATCACCCGCCGTTGTCCACTATATCTTCTGCATACGGAAGGTCCGCCGAAGGATACGCGACCTCAAGCGACAGGGATATGTCCACCTTGTAGGGTATACCGGTCTCCTCGTCCCACGGAACTGAAGGGTCGAACTTGACGCTGTAGCTCTTCAGGACGCAACAAAGCTCGTCATCGGACAAAATACCGAAGCATTTCACCTTCATGATGGGCGGCGGCGCGTATGTCGTGCTTTCCTCCTCCATCGGATAGACGTGAGCCTCGAGCCATCTTATCGTGTTGAGTATGGCGCTCGCCGACTGACCGCCGCTCTCGCTCTGGACGAACATGTGGACGTCCATGCTTATCGCCCTCTCCTCCGAATAGGCGTAATTCTTGTACGGGGCGCTCCTTCCTATGCCGGTCTCTGCGGTATAGTTCGCGGTCTTCCCGTCCGATATGTCGGGCAGGTTGTCCATGACGAGCTTACCGCTGTTCGTGCTGTACAGGTTTTTGCCATCAAGGTCGCTCTCTATGTAGCAATCGCTCATCGGGACCAACTTTCCTGTTCTGTCTGTCGCCTTCATTTCAAAACCCCTTATCTAGGTGAGCTTGAGCCCATGTTCGTTATCTGCTTGCCGGCTGTCGCGCTATGTGATCCGTACGGCCATTTCGCGTCTTTGGCTGGTTTCGAGCCCGTTTTCCTGACCGAGGTGTCAAGTTGAGCCGCGCCGCCTTCCCCGCTTTTAGCTGGCTGCGTGAACACCTTCAATAAGCTAGTAAGTAGCTTGACCATTTCCTCCTGCATCTTCGTCTGCTCGCAGGTCTCGTCCTTCATCTCGCTCAGTTCCGGCGAGGACACGTTGGTGTTGCTAGGCTCGGAAGTCACGACATCCTTGCCGACCTTTTCCCTCATCGACTCTTTCATCGGTGGCACCGCCGCGACCTGATCCGCGCAACAAACGGAAGATCCCATTTTTTCTACTCCTGACCACAGTGCGGACCCGGCACCGCCGATTGCGGAGCCAACTGATGATAAGCTGTCACCAACAATGCTTTTTGCTCCACTTGCAACGCCGCCGATTGCGGAGCCGACTGCTGATATGCCACCAGTGACAAGACTTGCCGCTCCACTTGCAACGCCGCCGATTGCGGAGCCGACTGCTGATATGCCACCAGTGACAAGACTTGCGGCTCCACTTGCAACGCTGCCTATTGCAGAACCAACACTTTTAATGCCACCCCAAATTGAAGATATGCCACCAGTAACAAGACTTGCCGCGCCACTTGCAACGCCGCCGATTGCGGAGCCAACCAATGATATGCCGCCACCGACAATGTTTTTCGCAAGACTTGCAGTTCCACTTATTGCGGAACCAACCAGTGACAAGCCACCACCGACAATGTTTTTCGCAAGACTTGCAGTTCCACTTATTGCGGAACCAACCAGTGACAAGCCACCACCGACAATGTTTTTCGCAAGACTTGCAGTTCCACTTATCGCGGAACCAACTGCTGATATGCCACCAGTAACAAGACTTGCTGCTCCACTTGCGACGTTGCCTATTGCAGAGCCAACACTTTTAATGCCACCCCAAATTGAAGATATACCACCAGTAACAATACTTGCCGCACCACTTGCCACGCCACTTATTGCGGAGCCAACTGCTGATATACCACCAGTAACAATACTTGCCGCACCACTTGCCACGCCACTTATTGCGGAGCCAACTAATGACAAGCCTCCGCCGACAATGTTTTTCGCAAGGCTTGCAACGCCGCCGATTGCGGAACCAACCAGTGACAAGCCTCCGCCGACAATGTTTTTCGCAAGGCTTGCAACGCCACCGATTGCGGAACCAACCAGTGACAAGCCTCCGCCGACAATGTTTTTCGCAAGGCTTGCCACGCCACCGATTGCGGAACCAACCAGTGACAAGCCTCCGCCGACAATGTTTTTCGCAAGGCTTGCAACGCCGCCGATTGCGGAACCAATCAATGACAAGCCTCCAGTAACAATGCTTGCTGCTCCGCTGGCAACGCCGCCGATTGCGGAACCAATCAATGACAAGCCATCACCGATAAGGCTTGTTGCTCCTGCTGCAGGTTTGCTTTCCGACAACGCGCCGGACAAATCTTTCGACGAGGATTTTTCCGGTTTCACGGCATCGCCAGAAACGCCCGCAGGTTTGCTTTTCGACAACGCGCCGGATAAATCTTTCGACGAGGATTTTTCCGGTTTCACGGCATCGCCGCCAGAAACGCCGCTGCCCATAGATCCACCACCAGAAACTCCGCCACCGCCAATTTTTGGCTTGACGCTGTTTGACATCCCGGAAAGGAGAGCTATATCTCCAATATTCATAGATCCAAGATCCATTCCCGAAACACTCGAGATAGAGTCGGACAAGGTGCTCATTGCCGTTTTTATTGCGACGATCATCTCTGTGACCAATTCTATTCTCAGCAACGCCTCTTGAAGTTCTGTTGAGTTCGGAATGTTTTCCAATATCGGATTTATCAATCCATCCCTTAAGAATGTGGCGATGGCTTTGAAGCTTCCGCCAAACTCCTCGGTGGATTTCTGGATTTCAGATATCGGGGAAGAAATGCCGCCTTCCATCATTGGGGCAAGCACTTCCATGAATGTCAGCATGGAAGTCCTGACACTTTCAATTACGTCGGAAAGCAATTCCGTTCTCGAGAGAACCTCTTTGAGTTCGGACGAATCTGGGAGGTTGTTGAGTATGGGGTTGATCAGTCCGTTGTTCAGGAACACCGTTATGTTGTTCCAGTATGTTCCGAAATCCTTCGTGGCTTTCTGCACGTTCGCTATCTCTGAATTGTTGATGAAGCCGCCTTTCATCATCGGCGAGATGCTGGAGGAGAATTTCTTTATGACGTTAACCACGTTGCCGATGATCCTTACCGTCATGGATATCCTGTCGTTGGCTTCCTGGAGGACCGCGGAGTTGGGGAGGTTTTTCATGATCGGATTTATGATGCCTTCGTTGAGGAATCTCGATATCTGCTTCCAGTACTCGGCGAAAACCTTGGTCTGCTTCTCTAGCTGTACTATCGGCAAATCGGAGAACCAGCCCTTGCTCGAGACGAGCGGGGTTATGGTCGACATGAGATAGCCCACGACCTCGTTGACCACTGCCAGTATTTTTGAGACCCCGACTATTCGGTCGTTGGCTTCCGACAGCACCCTGGATTCCGGCAGGTTCATGATTATTGGCTGCACGATCCCGAGGTTGATGAATTCGGATATCCCCATCCAGTAATCCCCGAAGACCCTCGTCTGCTTCTCCAGCATCGATATCGGCAACGCCGAGAACCAGCTGTTGTTCGTCACGAGAGGGGCTATGTTCGCCACCAGCTGACCTATGACCTCCTGCACCGCGGGTATTATGTCCGATATGACATACAGGCGGTTCTTGAGTTCCTCCATCTCCGTCGAGTCGGGCATCTCCCTGATCGGGTATATGAACCCGTCAAGCAGGCTCCTTGCTATGCCGCCGAACCAGTCGCCGACCAGCTTTGCGTTCTTGAATATCTTGTAGTCGAAGTATTCCGAGTTCATGAGACCGGATATCGCCGTTGAAAGCCTCGACACGAATCCCGGAACGTTCTCTATGTTGACAGCGATGTTGTCTATGGCTTCGCTGGCGGAGACTATCTCCTCCGGCGACACCGCTCCCTCGAGCAACGGCTCGACTATCCCGTGCCTCATGAACGTGGCGACCTCGTAGAACCACCCAGCGAACTCGGAGGCGTGCTTGGACAGCGCCGCTATCGGCGAGTCCTTTATGCAGTCCTCCGGCTTCATAAGACCGAAAGCCTTCGACAGCCTGCTGATGAGCAACGGTATGATCCTGACTATCGAGCTCATAGCCCTCAGTGTCTTCCCGGCGGACTGTATCTCCTTGCCGTCGCCCATCTCGTCCAGGATGGGGTTCACGATGCCTTCCTTGAGGAACTTCGCTATCGACCTGAAGTACGTCTCGAATTCCGCCTTGTTCTCCATGATCTTTTCCATCGGCGAGTCCTTCGTCAGGTCCTTGGACATCATCAACGGCATCAGACCTTCCGAAACTCCCCTTATGACCTTCGGTATGTAATTTATGACCTTGCTCATGGATCTCAGGGTCTTCGCCGCGGACTGTATGTCCTTGCCGTCGCCGAGTTCTTCCAGGATGGGGTTCACGATTCCCTCCTTGAGGAACTTCGCTATCGTCCTGAAGTATGTCGCGAACTGGTCCTTGTTGTCCAGTATGGTCTCGAACGGCGTGTCCTTCTCCAGCCTCTTCCCGCCGAGCATCAGGGGCATCAGACCCTCGGAGACGCCGAGTATGACCTTCGGTATGTACGTTATGACCTTGTTCATGGCTTTCAGTATCTTCGCTGCGGTCTGTATGTCCTTCGCGTCGCCCATCTCGTCCAGGATTGGGTCCACGATGCCTTCCTTGAGGAACTTCGCTATCGACTTGAAGTAAATCCCGAACTGGTCCTTGTTCTTCATGATGCTGTCGACGGGGGTGTCCTTGAAGAAGCTCTTGGAATCGGTCATGAGGCTTATCGCAGCCGCCAGACCGGTTATGACCCTCGGCACAGCCCAGATCGCCTTCGCCATAGCCTTCAGTATCACTGAGGCAACCGTGATCTCCCTGGCGTCCCCGAACTCCGAGACCACCGGCTTTACTATGCCATCGTTGATGAACTTCGATATCGCTATGAAAGACTCCTTGAACTTGTCCTTGTTCTTCATGATCTTGTCGACCGGGGAATCGAAGAATATGTATTTCGGGTCCATCATGCCTATCGCCTTGGCGACGCTCTCTATCACGCTGACCACGCTCTTCATTATCGACGACATCTGGCACAGCTTCATCGCCGTGTCCTTCAGCACCTTGGAGTCGCCGATCAGGGCTACGGGGGCTATTATGCCGTCCTTTATCAGTACGACTATGGAGTTGAACCACGTCCTGAACTTGCCCTTGTTCTTCATGATCTTCTCCATCGGGGCGTCCGAGAAGAACGACGTCGGGTCCATGAACCCTATGACCTTGGCTGTAGCCTCTATCATGGTCGCCGTGCTCTGGAGGATGACGGACAGAGCCGCCAGCCGTCTCGCGACCTCCTTGAGTTCCTTGCTGTCCGACATTTTTTCCATTACCGGCTTGATGATGCCGTCGCTGACGAACTCGGCTACCGACCTGAAGAAGCCGTCCATCTTGACCATGCCCTTCGATATCTTGTCGACCGGCGAGGCGGAGAAGAATCCGGGCTGGGTCATCGGGGCGATGTTCTCGGACATTATCTTCATCACCGGAGCCACGAGCCTCAGTATCTGAGCCATCGCGTCTATCTTCTTCGCCGCGTCCCTCAGGTCTTTCATGTTGGAGAACTGCGACCTCACGGCGTCGACTATGCCAACCTTCACGAAATCTGCGACCTTCGCGAAGAACGCCTGGAACATCGGCATCGCCTTCTCGAGCTGGACCACTATGGAGTCGCTTATCCAGCCGACCTTCATCAGCGGTAGTATGTTCTTGTAGAGGTCGTTCACCACGCTCGCCACCGAACGGACAAGGTCGCCGATCATCTTCATGAGGTACGCGAGTTTCGCAGCCTCTTTTATGCTTACCTTCTTCTGAAGGTTTTTCGACATCGACACTATCTCGTCCAGGAACGTCATTATCGGAGGGGTCATCACCTTCAGGGCTTCGGTGCCGTAGCCCATAAGGCTCGACATGATCCCGGAGAACATGTACAGCACGGAGAGAGCCGTGAGCATGTGCGCGCTCTTGACGATCTCGACCGCCACCAGGCTGCACGCGCGCATGACCTCGGCGACGCCGCTGGCCATGCTGGCAGCCATCCTCGGGTTCAGCTTGCCGCCCACGGACTTGGAGAAGCTGACGACGGAGTCGATGTATTCCTTTATCGGGGCGGAGAGGATGTTAAGTGTCATCACCCCGAGATACATCAGACCGGCGTACAGGAGAGCCATGGCTCCCAACCCGCCGAACGAGGCGAGACCCATGAGGAGAGGCACAGCCTTCACGATCTCCGCGGTGACAGCGGCGACCGCCCGCATCACCTCGGCGACTCCCTGACCCATCTCCGCGGCTTGTTTCGGGTTCAACGAAGAGCCGACCGATTTCGAGAAAGCCACGACAGACCTGATGTAATAACCTATCGGGGCTGAGAGTATGTTCAGGGTCATGACCCCGATATACATCAGACCTGCGTACAAGAGGGCTAGAGCCCCCAACCCGCCCCATGAACCTAGAACCATGAGGAGAGGCACGGCTTTCACGATCTCGATTGTCACCGCGGCGACCGCCCGCATGACCTCGGCGACGCCCTGACCCATGCTCGCCGCCAGCTTCGGGTTCAACGACGAGCCCACCGATTTCGAGAAAGCCACGATCGAACTGATGTAATGTTCTATCGGAACCGAGAGTATGTTCAGGGTCATGACCCCGAGATACATCAGACCGGCATACAGTAGGGCTAGAACTCCCAGCCCGCCCCATGAACCTAGAACCATGAGGAGAGGCACGGCTTTCACGATCTCGAGGGTCACGTCCCTGCACGCCGTCATCACGTCGGTCACGCCCTTGCCCATCTCCGTCGCCAACTTCGGGTTGATTATAGACCCCACCTTCTTCGAGAAGTCGCGGATCGTGCGCACGTAATCGTATATCGGCTTGGAAAGTATGAATAGAGCCGCGATGCCGAGATACATCAGACCGGCATAAAGTATAGCCCCAACACCCAGAACGCTCAACAACCCTAGCGCCCCGAGCAAGGCGGCTGATTTCACGATCTCGATGGTCACGGTCCTGCAGGCTGTCATCACGTCCGTGACGCCCTGGCTCATCTCCGCCGCGGTCTTGGGGTTCATGATCGCGCTCACCGCCTTGACGAAACCGAGGACGGCGGCGACATACAGGATGAGAGGCACGGAAAGTATCGAGAAGGCGAGTACGCCGAGAAGAGCCATTAAGGCTATCTCTCTCGCCACGGGAAGCAGCGCCCCCATGATCGACAGCATGACCGACGACTTGATGACGGATCCCGTGATGCTGGCTGCAGCCGACATGACGGCGGTGATCGCCTCCGATATCTCTTTTGCTTTGTTGGCGTCCAGCTTCAGGACACCTAGGATGAACTCGCCCATCTTCACTATCGCCGCCCCGAGGAACAGCACCGGGGGAATGAGCATCATCAGGGTCTTGGCTCCGATCCACATGAGTGGGACGTATCCCCATATGAACGCCGCCTGGGTGCCGAGAAGGGCTAGACCGACCATAGCCTTGGCTACGGTCATGGCTATCGAGCCCGCGCTGCTTATGATCGAGGCTACAGCCTCCCCTATCTCCTTGGCTTTCCCGGCGTCGAGTCCGAAGCCGCCGAGTATCTTCTCTCCCATCTTGACTATCGCGCCTCCAAGGAGGATGATTGCCGGGGTCGCGACCAACAGCACAAGGGCGCCGAGAGCCATCATCGGGATCGCCCCGGTTATTATCGACCACATGCCTCCGAGGGCGGAGAGACCGAACATCGCAGCTCCCACGGCGCCGGCTATGGTTGCCGCAGCCACGAGCACCGCCACCACGGCGGCTGATATTTCCGCAGCCTTGGCGGCGGTCAGGTCGAAAGCCCCGAGTATCTTGTCGCCCATGGCTACTATCGCCGCGCCCAGCAGTAGTATTATCGGGGTCGCGACCAGAAGGATCATGGCTCCCTTAGCCATCGGTTTTAGGGCTCTCTTTATAATTTCCCACATGCCTCCGAGGGCAGAGAGACCGAACATCGCCCCGCCGACTGCCCCGGCTATCATCGCCGCGCTTATGAGCACCGTCACGACCGCGGTCGATATCTCCGTAGCCTTGGCGGCAGTCAGGTCGAAAGCCCCGAGTATCTTGTCACCCATGGCGACTATCGCCGCGCCCAACGTGATTATGACTGGGGTGGCGACCAGAAGTATCCCTGCGCCTATAGCCATCGGCGTAAGCGCCGCGTATATTATCGGCCACATGCCTCCGAGGGCGGAGAGACCGTACATCGCGGCGCCGACGGCTCCGGCGATGATGGCAGCGCCCATCAGGACTGCCACGACCGCTGTCGATATCTCCGTAGCCTTTGCCGCGTCGAGGCTGAAAGCGCCGAGTATCATCTCGCCCATCTTCATGATCGCCGCGCCGAGGAGGAGGATGACTGGCGTCGCCACCATAAGGACTTCTGCTCCTATAGTCATCGGCGTAATTGCCGCGGATATTATCGACCACATGCCTCCGATGGTGGCGAGACCGAACATCGCAGCCCCGACAGCCCCGGCTATTATCGCAGCACCCAGCAGGACAGCCACGACCGCGGTCGATATCTCCACAGCTTTCGCGGCGTTGAGGTCGAAGACGCCGAGTATCATCTCGCCCATCTTCATGATCGCAGCGCCTAACAGTATGATGGCTGGCGTGAAGAGGAGAAGTATGATGGCGCCATCTATCATGGTATCCATGTTCTGTTCGATCGTCTGACGCATTCCGCCAATCAGTTTGAGACCAGCCATGGCAGTCAAGACTGCTGTGGCTATGATTCCGACGCCGACGCCGAGGGCGACTATCGTAGCCGTCGTGGCTGCTATGGCTGAAGGGTTGAGGTTCAGCCCGCCGAGTATCATCTCGCTCATCTTCATGATCGCGGCGCCGAGCAGTATGATTGCGCCGGTTATCATCAGCAGGGACTTGCCGACGTTCATTATTGTTTTGACCGTACCCATGGGATTGCTTATCATTTTATATTTTTTGATATTGTCCAGAACCATCGCGGTTCCCACGGAAGCCAATACTATACCGGTGGTGGCTGCGCCCAGTTCCGCTATGACCATCGCCGTCTCCATCACGCTGGCTGGCGACAGACCAAGACCCTTCAGTATCATGTCGGACACCTTGACTATCATCGCCCCGAGAGCCACGGTGGCGATCGAGATCAAAGCCAGAGAACCGGCAACCTTCGCGAGTTCCTTGGCTTTTTTTGGATCAGAAATTTTCTTGATCGCTTTTTTGTTCTCCTGGAGCATGTCGATGAGTTCCATGGAAGCCATCGCTATGCCGACGGCTGCGCCGCCTATCGCGACTATCACGGCGGCTGTCTCCGCCACCGTCGCCAAGTCCAGGTTGAGAGCCTTTATTATCTTTGTGCCTATGAACATTATCGCGGCGCCGAGGATCAGGAGACCCACAGCCATCGCCGCTATGATCGCACCGAGCTGCAGCATCTCCTGCGGCTTGATGGACTTGAGCATGCTCATTGTTTCCTCTATGAACGAGCTTCCCTTCGGAGACTCCACGTCGACGTCCTTGGTGTCGGGGCATGGGTCGCACTTCTTCTCGCCTTTGATGCGCCTCATGTCGTGAGCCATCTCCTGCCGCTGGAACTTAATCCTCCTCTTGGTGTGGTTCTCCTCCGCCCTCTCCAGAGCCTTGTTGAACTTTTCGCCGCCGCCCGTCTTCGCAGCCAGCTTCTTCTGGTCCCTGAACCCGACCGCGCCGCCCTGAATCGCCGACTCCTTCTTCGCCGCTATTCCCGCAGCCATCTTCTTCATTGCTTCATCGGACATACCGCTCTTGCCAGCCGCCCTAAGTTGTCCGTCCTTTTTCTTCGCCGCCGACATCCCCAGGTCGTGGTGCTCGGACTTGAGAGGGTCGAACTTCGTCACGTTGAAGCCGCCGCCGCCACCTGTCCCGGCTCCGGCTCCAGCCTGCGACTTGCCGGCTCTAAGCGCCGCGAGGATCTCGTTCAGTATCTTCTCCGAGTGGCTGTCATGCGTGTAGATTGAACCCTCTGTCGTCGCTTCTTTGTTGAGATTCTGGGTTGACTTGGATGTTGTTTCTTCTAATTTTCTCTGTCCTGACATTTCATAGGCTTGTATGAAATTATTTAGCTGATCACCTGACCTCAAGTAGCTGTAGATCCCAGAAAGCCAGCTTACAGCCATCGCCCCGAAGGATACGACTAGACCCAAGGTAGCCAACATTCCGCCGAAGGCGGAACTGAATACCGCGCTCAAGCCGCCGCCGACCAGATTCCTTATGCTGTCGTTTATTTCCTTGAGGCTCTGAGCCGACGCGGATGCCGGGTCGAGCTGAGCCTTGGAAGCGGTCGAAGCCTCCTGCTCAGCCTTCGTTATCTGAGCCGTCAGTTCCCTGATGGCAGCAGGGTCCTTGAGAGCCTTCTCTATCTGCGACGCGTCTATCTTTAGCTCTTTCTTTCCGGCATCCTTGAGCTGCTTGTTCACTCCCTGGAGCGATCCCTCTATAGCTTTCCTGGCGACGTCCGTCTCGGATGTCCATGCGACGCCAAGGGCGTTGAGGTCGCCCTCGAATTCGCTCCTCTTCTTGCTGAAGCTCTGGAGGGCGTCCCCCATGTTGGTGGCAGACGAAGCAGCCTTGTCGAGGGCGGTGAGCACTTCCAGCGACTTGCCTAGCCTGAGTTTCCTCTCCTCCTCGGCTATGCCGGCTTTCTCGTCAAGGGTTATGTTCGTCTTCTTCTTGGCGTTGAGGTCGGAAAGCTTGTCGGCGAGGGTCTTGCTCGAGTTGGATATAGCCTCGAACTGCGATATGAGCTGCCCAGCCTCCACACCTAAAGCCGACTCCAGAGATATGTTTATGTTCCTCTTCGTGGCGTCGTCGAGTTCCTCGAGGTTTTTCCTCATCTCCTCGGCGGTCTCTCCGGCTATGCCGAACTGGTTGGCTATGCTCTTGAATCCTCCAGCCATTCCCTTGAGGCTGTCCTTGCTCTTCGTGATGCTTCCGTTGAGCAGTTCAGTCGTCAGACCAGCCCTCGAGGCGGATATGGCGAGCAAGTTGAACATCTTAGAGTCGGCAGCCAGCAGCTTGTTCGTGCTGGAAAGAGCGTCCATCATCCCTCCGCCTTCCTCGCCGACCTTCTTTAGGTTCGCCTGGAGTTCCACGATGTTCTTGTAGGAAGCGGTCGTCAGCGTCCCGGCTTTACGCATGTTGTTCACGAATGTCGCAGAACTCGTGATCACCCCAGCAAGTTCCTTGCCGGTCATGCCTGTGTTTCTTGCGACCTCCCTCATCCCCCTGCCGACTTCGGCCACCTGCGAGGAATTCATCTTCAGCTTGAGGTTCATGTCCGAGAACGTATCGCCCAAAGCTTGCGCTTCCATCCCGAGCTGTTCTTCCGTGTTGAGCTGGGCGACGGTTATCTTCTGCGCCGTCTTGGCTTCCCTGATGCCCTTCTTGAGGTTGTCCACATATAATTTCTGGAATTCATCGCGAGTCTTTCCCGTCATGGCTGACGTCTTGCCCATGGCGTCGAACGATTCGGTGAGGGCTTTGCTTCCCTTGGTGGCGCCATTTATCTCGTAGGCTATCTTCCTTGTCTCCTGCACCAATTTCCTCTCCTGGACAAGAAGCGACTCGAAGCTGATGTAATCGGTAAGCTTTATTCCCATGAGCCCTTGCGATATTATCTCTTCGGTTTTGTCAGCCCACCTTTTCGCGGCATATGGATCGAATTTTTGATCCCTTTTTTTCTCCGTCTTTTTTTCCTTGGGTTCAACCGGGGGTTTACCGACTATGTCATCCAGATGCTCTGAGGGATTCTTGCCCCCTGGAGGTTTCGGCGGTTTCGGAGGCTTCGGGTCTTTTGGCGGCTTTATGGACTTTTCCACGTCCGAAACCACGCCCATCTTTTCCGCGACTTTGTTCAGTGTGGACGATATCTTGCGCAGCACCTTCCTCACCCCGGCGTCGTTGGTGTAGATGGATCCGGGCTTCATGCCCCTAAGAGCCATTTTCTCCAGGTTGTCCATGCCCTTGATTTCGACCATCGACGAGACAGCGCTCTCGACCTTGGTGGAGGAACTCTGCTGCATGGTCTTCAATGTGGTGCTTATCTCTGTCAGGGATTTTCTCGCATCCTCGTCCTTCGTGTATATGGACGTGGCGCTCATCGCCATCTTCGCGAACTGCTCCATGAACGACAGGTCCGCGGCTTCGGCTGTCGAATCCTTCTTCTCCTTGCCGGTCTGTTCCTTCTTGTCCCTTATTTCCTCCAGCACCTTCTTCATGTCGTCGATGTAGGTCTTGCGGTCGTCTACGTCCGCCTTGAAGTCCTTGACGTACTGCGTGAACATGTCGGAGATTTTCTGGAGCGCCGGGTCCGCCGACTTTTCCTTGCCGAACGACTTGGCTTCGCCCACCGGGCTTTTCAGCTTGGTGCCGAGCATGTCCCTTATCTGCTCCAGGGTCATGTTGGCGGTGTTCTGAGCTGCCACTACTCTTCCCAGGTTGTCCGAAATTTGAGCCATTTATGAACCTTTTTTTCCCTTTACTTAATAGACTGCGAATCCCGCCGTTTACGAAAGCAAAAGACTAATTTCATGGTGTCGCCGCAGCCATCGGGTTAGTCATTCGTGATATTTGTTCCCGCACAGATTTTCGGATCGCTTCAACTTCTGAAGGACTTATTGACCTTACTGAAGCGAGAACATTGAGAAGAAATGCGCAGTCCAAAACCTTAACCTGCCGTATGCCGCTTTTCTTGTACTGCCTAAAGGCACTTGTCAGGTTTATATATTGCCCCTGCTTCAAAGTATCGTAAGAAAAATTGACGTTATTGCAGTTCGCCTGCAGCAGGACCCTGATGTCGTTGAAAGCCAGGTAATGCAGGTTCACCCCGCGCACGTCGAACCTGGTCGGGTTCCTGTACGGGACGGGATAGTCCCTGTCCGTGACGAGGACCATCGGGTACGGATCGTGGTTCGGCTTGTTGAAGGTGTACCTGAACACCATCAGGCTTCCCTTCTGCACGGTCTGGTTCGGCTTCATGACGGACTGGCTGACGTCCTTGGTGGGACCGTAACCGGTCTGACCATATGAGCTTGCGTCCATCGTAGCTGGCGTGAATAGGTCTGGCATCCGATTATTTATGTTTACCGGGACCAAAAAAACAATATAATTGATATGCGGTTGTCTTCCGTATTCCCCTTGGAGGCTTTCAGAAATGTTCATACGCAAAAAAGACCTCGTGACGATGCTGTCCGTCCTTCCCCATGACATCGACGAGATGGTGTCGAGCGATGGATTCCCCAAGCCCATATACGCCTTGATGAAATACCGGGAATCCAATGACATGGAGATGTACGAGATCAAGGCTGTCAACGAATGGCTCCTGGGCAGGAGGCGAACCGTCTCCGCCGAGTCTCGGGAGGAGATACTCGACATCCCGGTGACGAGCCTCGGGCTTTCCGCCAGGGCTAGGAAGGCTTTGCGGAGGATGAACGTGACCACCGTCGGTGAACTGACCAAGAAGACAGAGATGGACATGAGGGAGGTCAGGAACTGCGGTGTCTCCACCATCAAGGAGATAAAGGACAAGGTCTCAAGCCTTGGGCTGGGCGAGGTTTTCGGCGAGCGAGCCGTTCGCTGATAGTTTGGCACCCCATGGTTGTTCCAGAGTAAAACCAAAGAGAAAGACGGGGTCTTCCATGAAATACAAATGCCCGAAATGCGACGTTTCTTTCCGTTCCGACTACAGCAGGTACTCCATATGGGACTGCGACAGCTGCGGAGCCAGGTTCAGGGGGCTGCACTGCGACGCCGACATGTTCGACTACTACCTCCACAACGTTCCCGTATTGCCCCATTTCTTCCTCGCGGACCCGACATACAGTTTGGACATGTATGGAGGCGGTCCCAACTACACGCACTGCCCTCACTGCTTCTCCGACATAAACGGCAGCAACGGCAAGTCGCGCGACGGGAACTGGCCGTCCGTTTGCCACTCATGCACGAACTCCCTGCCGACCTCGAAGCACGTGGAGAAGAAGCCAGTCGCCGAAGCCGAGGTCGTGAAGCCGAAAAAGAAAAAGAGCGAGTACGAAAAGCTCAGGGAACTCATAAATAGACTTTGAGGTGAACCATGAGGAAAAAGGAATCGATATCGTCACTGTTCGGCAGGATCGAGAAAAAGACAATCGGGATAGTCTCGGCTTTCCGCTCCGCACACGACAAGGCTGAAAACCTCAAGAGGAGCGACAGGCTGGAGAGCGACATCAAGGACGCCGGTCTCGAGTTCGCGAGGCTTGAGGGTCACTACATAGAAGGCTACGGATCGGATTCGCAGAAGGAGCCGAAGAGGGAGATATCTTTCCTCGTGTTCGGCGAAGACGGCGACGACGTGGGCAGCCTCAAGCGGTTCATCAAGGACGTCGGGTCGAAGTACAACCAGGATTCCGTACTGTACAAGCAGTACGACAACAAGAACGCCTACCTCATAGGCACTTCGGACAAAGACGAGGAAGGCAACAGGATATCGTATCCCGGCATCGGGAAAGAAGTGAGCGTCGGCAGGTTCAAGCCGATGAGGATCGGCGAGTTCTACTCGAAGATGAAGGGTCACACCTTCGTGTTCGAGTGGGGATGCCCCAAAACATTCTCTGACTATGTCGATTTCATGGAAAACAGTTTACTGTAGTTAGTTCTCCAGTATGATATGTTTAGGAAAGGAGTCCGAAAGATGAAGACAATGATTTTCGCCTTCGCAGCCTTGTTTGTAGCCGGGTGTTCCTCGACGCAAAGCTCCAGGTGGGAAAGTTCCGTCAACGGCAGCGCCAGAGTCTACACGGACAAGCCGCAGGCGGTCGAGTACGTCGACGTGACGGCGACGCTTAAAAGGTGTTGGTAAGGATATAAAACAAATCGAGAAAGGATCGCAATATGTTGATAGACCAGATTGATGATTTAAAGAGATTATCCAGGTCCGCATTCGAGAGCGATGGCTCTCATGTAACGCTGTACATCCTCAACGTCAATGGCGTGACGAGATTGCAGCCGTGCTTCTGGAAAAACCAGGACGAGAAAATGGAATCCATCGAATCGTTGAAGAAAATGATAGCGAGCGGGGAACTGAGGGAGTACGTGTTTATCGCGGAGGCTTGGCTCGTGGAGAAGCAGTTGCCTAGCTCGATCAAGGAAGTGACCGACCACATCGGCGAAATGGGTAGCTTGGAAGACTATCCCGACAGGAAGGAATCGTTGATCATCGAGTACTCGAGCTTCAAGACCAGCAAGTCCTATGTCGCCGATATAAGCCGTGACGGCGACAAGGTGACGCTCGGAGACTGGGAAACCTGGGACGAGAACCATTCGTTGGGCGGTTTGGTGTACGGCAAGATGCAGAACCTGTTCGAGTTGTCGAAGGCTGGGTTGAATTAATGAAAACTCTCGAGAAAAAGACGTTGTATCTTTGCGACGGATGCAGGAAGATGGGCATTAGGAGCAGGAGTTCCAAGGTCTTCGAGAGCTTCTTCTGCCCAAGGTGCAACAGGGAGACTACCCTCATACTCCCGGTTACTTCGATGCCCCCGATCCCTCCCGTCGCCTCGAAACCCCCGGTGGAGGATTCCGTCATGCCGGTCCCGGAGAAAGCCCAGAAGGCAGAGCCGCGAAACGCCGTCGTCGCCAAGCCGTTGTTTTCGATGGTCGATTTCTTCATATTCATGGCTGGTTTCGTTTCCGCAATATTAATCGTGAAAGGATAGAATCATGGCATCTAGATCAGAGACCGTGGCGCAGAGGTTCGTGAAGATGGTCTTGCCCGTATGCGTCGACATATCCAGCGGCATCGAGGTCGACTACAACGACATCATCGTCATGCAGGACGTCTTCTGGTACATGGTCACCAACGACATGTTCTTCATAAAGAAACTGGACGAGGAAAGCAGGAAGAACAAGGAGGATCAGATGGTCGCGTTCCTCGAGAGCGTCAACAATCTGGAGCAGAGCGATGAAGGGAACGTTTTCGAGAAGATGCCGAAGCCGATAGGCATGGCGTACCTCTGGTGGGATTCGATGGTGAAGTCCATATTGAGGCAGAGACCAAACCTGTTCGACGAGATCGAGAAGAACGGCGAGATTTTCGGCGGTTAATCAATGGCGTTACCTCGGCTGCTTCGAAGCGCCGTTATCTTAAGGAGATTTTTCATGAAAATTGTATCCAACACTCTTGACATTGTTTGGGAGACCTGGGAAGACCCTGGCGAATCCGGCGCCGGTTCCAGAGAGAGCGAGACATACCCGGTCATCAAGGGGCAAGTGATATTCGAAGCCGAGAATGATGAGGAAATGGAAAAACTCGTGAACGATGGCATCTCGGATGAGATGGTCACTTACGATGATTTCAAAGAATTCATGGAAATGGCGACATACAGGAACATCCATAAAATCAACTGGCGAGAAAAAATGAACGGCAACAGATGTACGGTCTTTGCCGAAAGTTGTGTCGCGGACAGGGCGTACGAGAGTGATTGCTCGGACGACGAAGACGATTACTCGGACGAATATGATTCGGATCATTGAGCGAATGCCTCGACCGCCGCGATTCACGGCGGTTAGACTTTGCCCGTGACCATCGTGCTGTAGTCCTGGGGTGCGCTGAGGTCGCCAGCCCCGCCGGTCTTCAGCAGATACTGCGACTTCGCTGGCGAATCGGATATCTTCTCCTCGGCTTCCTCGGTCTTCTTGAAGAAAGTCCTTATCTCCCTTTTGGCGCTGAGCATCACCTGCTTGGCTGCGTCCTCCGCCTCCAGGTTATCTCCCATGAAGTCCGAGAACATCCTCTCTAGGTCGAGCGAGTAAGCCTTTCCGTAGGGATGCGTGTCCTCCTCGTTCTGGACCTTGTACGCGAAGGTGTCGCCGCGGGGATACACCCTTATGCCCTCGAAACTGAATGTCTCGTAAGGCGACTTCACGTATATGTACGGGTCGTCGTCGTCGAAGAACGTCTTGATCTCGAACTTGTCGTTTCCGCTTTTCAGCACTCTGGCGAGGAGGGCTAGGTGTTCCCTGTCCTCCCTCTGCCTGTGGTTTATGAATTCGTTGAACTGCATTTTTGGTCTCCTTAACATTGTCTCATGAGCAATTCCGTGGCGTTCGGGACGCACCGCATCAGAACCTTGAGGTCACTCGGGTTCCCGTTGTACGGCGTCTCCTTCCACGAGAGACCTGTGAAGGAGGCTGCCGCCTCCTTTATTATCTGCTGTGTCGCCGTGAGGTACAGTATGCCGTCTATCCTCTCCAGGAAGTCGTTCTCCTCCTTGACCGGCTTTCCGTCCTCGTCAAGTTCGCCTGTCTCCTTGATGTACACGACCTTGAGGTCGACTGAGGGTATGATCTTGCCGTCGTTGTCTATCATCGCCTCGGAGTTCTGCGAGAGGAGAGTCTTCACCATGAGCTTGCCTTCCGTGTAGGCGTTCCTCAGCGAGGTCGCCATGTCCCAACCGACCATGTTGATTGTGCCGTCGGTGGATACCACGTGGATTATGAACGCCCTTTTCCTGAAGGAGTCGCCGATGCTCTCCATCACGATCCTCCTGCGCAGCACGTCCCTCTCTTCCGGGCTTCCCTCCTCCAGCCTCTTCTGTTCCGGTTCGGTCAGGTACTTGCCCGGATCCTCTTCCTTTAGAGCCCACTTGCCTATCTCGACCCTGCCCCACTTGTCGTTGAACCTGGTCGATATCCTGATGGAGTATTCCCTCTCGTTGTAGATGATGTCCTCGCTGTTGGCTCCGCTCCCGACCTGCACCGAACCGGTGAGGGCAGCAACGAACTTGCGGTGCATGTCGCCCTTTGCCCCGAGCAGACCCTTGACCTTGATGAACACGTTGTTGAGTTCAGGCATGGTCTGGAGCACCGAGCTTATGTGCTTCGACAGTGATCCTGCCGGGCTGTTCTGGTCGAGTTCGCCCTTTACCAGCTTGCGGATCTCCTTGCTAGCCTTGTCTATGTTCGAGTGCTGCCTCAGGAAGCATATCTGCAGGTTGTCCTCGATGAACTTCCTCGGGTAGGAGTCGAGGTCCTCGTCCCTTATCTGCTGGATCATGTCTATCAGCTTGTTGACGTCGCCCTTGGTGGTTTCCCTCATGAATCCGTCCTGCCACTCGTCGAAGCTCTCGCTTTTCTTCTCGTCCGGCATGTCCGGGGCTTCTGGGTCCTGCGACCTGTCCGGGACCTCGTCGTCCGGCGGCGGGCTTCCGGCGTCCTCTCCGGACTTCATGTTCGGAGGCGTGTTCGCCACGTTGGGATCGCCCTCGGGGGCTACAGGGGCTTCCTGACCCGGAGGCACTCCGGCGCCCACGGCTGGCGGGTTGCCTGAAGGGTTCATGCTTGGGTCCGCTTCGTTGAGCAATTCCTGTATCGCTATGTTATACATTTTTTTCCTTGTTGTTCTTCGCCTTGTTTATAGCCTCTATGAGGTTCCTTCTTGATCCGGACTCGTTGATGTTGATCGTGTTGTTCTGGTTTGTCGCCAAGTATTTCGGGAAAGTGTCCTTTTCCTTGAGTTTGACCCTTGTCATCATGTCGGCTACCTTGGACATCTTGTCTGTCATGTCCACCTTTATCTTTATGAGGTTCACGAGAGCCTCCTTGCTTGAGGTGGTCGCGTCGCCGTCGTTTATGACCATCTCCGCCATGGTGTCTATGAAGCCGCTTACCTGCTGCCTGTCTTCCTTTATCAGACCGAGTATGTCGGCGTATATGCCGGTTATCTCCTCGTCCGATATTATGCTGTTCTCCTGGGGCTCGATCGACTGGTCGACGACCTTGGAGTTCATGTTAGGGAGGACGCTCTGTATGTCGCGTAGTTCGTCTCCGACACTGTCGATTATCTCGATCGTGGAAAATTCTTCCGTTTTTTTCATTTCTTCAATAAGGTCTCCGCTGTTCATGTAATATATAAGCTCGGAACACGAGAAATCTGAAACCTATGACACAACAAAAGAGCAACTCCAGGCAGATAGAGGTCGACATAGTCGACAAGAACATCCGCGACTCCATAGAGTCCGTCATCAACATGGTGTCGAGGATAGACGAAAGGATAAAGATCCTCTACGAGAAGGACGACGAGTACAAGAACAACCTGGATCTGGTGTCCGAAGACATAAGGTCGATACTACAGAGGGTCGCGTCGATGGAGACGACGATCCACTCCGACGACATAGAGGCTATACGGGCGAAAATGCACGAACTCGACATCAGGACTTCGAACCTCGACCTGTCCCTGTCGAACCATTCCGACAAGTGGTCAAAGACCGTCGACTGGATTTTCAAGATAGTTCTTACTTTCATATCTACCTACGCGGCGTACAAGCTAGGACAAAACTGACATTCTTGTTTCAAAAATCGAGTCAGGGAAGATAAATAATCTTGTATTTTTACTTTTGGGGAATCAAATGAAAAACAAATTTTCACGTTTCATGGCATTCAGGGAACAAAACGAGACAAAGCCGAACAACACGGTCATGTCCAAGGTCAGGCTGAGCAAGGACAGCGACTACATGCCGTTCAACGTCTCCAAGGGCAACAGGGCTAACCTCCGCATCCTCATGAAGTCTTTCGACAACAGCGACAAAACGGGCATAGGGTACACGACCATAGAGAAAAGCAAGGGCGAGGTTGAGCCGACCCTCAAGAGGAAGTCGCTTTACCTGTCCGGAGGCTCGGTCAGGGACCACCTCAAGAACAAGACGCAGAAGAACTACAACCTCGTCACCGACGCCACCGCCAGCGAGATAAGGATGATCCTGAGCCACCCGGAAAACTCGTTCGTCGAGATAAAGCCGAAGAACGAAAGCAAGGCTTCGTCCGAGAAATACGCGAAACTCCTCAAGGAAAGCAACAGGAACAAGTACTTCTACGCCTCCAGGTGGGACAAGGGCGGAAAGGAGTCGGAATTCACGATCGTCATAAACGGGGAGAAGTTCGAGCTTTCCACGATGTCCAAGTCATCCAAGAGCAAGCTGGTCGACCTCGATTCCTTCGAGGCTACCGGATCACTCGAGGACGACGCGAGCAACAGGGACTTCACCATAAACTCCATGTACATACCGCTGACCAACAGCGACGGCGACAACTCCGACCTAATAGACCCGTACGGCGGCGCGCACCACCTCAAGAACAGCCAGATAGTAAGCGTCAACGACGACTTCAAGTCGAGGATAGAGGAAGACCCGGGCACCGCCATGCGGTACGCTAGGATGCTTTCGAAATACGGCAATCCCGACGACGTCGCCAAGAAATACGCCAGCGCCATAAAGGGGAACGAGAGGATTGGAGACCTTTCCAAGGACTACGCCAAGAAGGAGTTCTTCGGGAGCATCGAAGACCCGGACATAGATTCCAGGAAATACCTTAGGCTCATGGACAGCCTCGGTCTGCTCCGCAACATCATGCCGGACTACTCTCTGGAAGATCTGCCGACCAACATGAAGGGCGACAGGTGGCTGACCACGGCTTGGCTGACCAAGGACAAGGATTCCGAGGAGCTCAAGGACATGCTTGTCGGCAACGGATGGTCGAAGCAGGAGGCTGGCGACATAGCCCACCTCGTGAGCCTCTACAAGTGGTCCAAAAGCAACTTCGACCCGTCCATGTTCTATGACCTCAAGAGCGCCAAGACGGGACTCACGAAGGGCAAGATCAAGGACTGGATGAAGATGGGCAGGTTCGACGGTCCGCAGATGGGCTCGTTCCTCAGCCATGACGACTCCGATTTGAGCCCCTACGTCGACACCGTCTTCGGCAAGAAGGTCAACCCCGCGTATGTCAACATGCTCGGTCACAGCCCCAAAGGCGATGATTTCGAGCGGACCAGAAGGCTTTTGTCCACAAAAAGGTTCCTGGACAACATTGGTTCCTGAAGATCTATTTATTTTTAATTGTTTATCGCTTATACTCCTTAATCGGCAAGATGATAGTTTCTATGCCAGAAGCGGAAAGGCGACCCCATGAAATACCTATCGGTCTGTTCCGGCATAGAAGCCGCGACCTCGGCTTGGCACCACATGGGCTGGGAAGCAGTAGCCTTCTCAGAGATAGAGAAATTCCCTTGCGAGATTCTCAAGACAAGATTCCCGAACGTACCAAACCTAGGAGACATGAATGAACATGAACGATGGGACATCGATCCAATCGACCTGCTCGTCGGAGGAACCCCATGCCAGAGCTTCTCAGTCGCGGGACTGCGAAAAGGGCTCAGCGACCCAAGGGGCGGTCTCATGCTCAGATTTCTTGAGATCGCTAGAAGTAGAAAACCTAGATGGATTGTCTGGGAAAATGTCCCCGGGGTGCTTTCAAGCCACGGAGGAAGGGATTTTGGAACCTTCCTCGGGGGGCTGGGGGAACTGGGGTACGGGTGGGCATATAGGGTCCTGGACGCTTCGGGGTTCGGAGTTCCGCAACGGAGACGAAGGGTGTTCGTTGTTGGGTGTCTTGGAGACCAGGAACGTGCAGCAAAAGTACTTTTTAAGTCAGAAAGCGTGTCTAGGGATACTGCGAAGAGCAGAGGAAAGAAAAAAGCAGCTTCCAGAGAAGCTCAAGAACGCTCTGGAGGCGGTTGCGAACAAGACGGAGTGACCCTGTACAAGCCCCAGAATTTCGGCGACACCGGCGGCTGCTATGTCGAGACCGATGTCACGAACACGCTTGATGCCCTCCAGGGCAGCAAGCAGAGGCACGTGGCTGTCCAAGCCATACCCCTCGACCTCCGCAACGCCTGCCGAGACCCGAAAAAGATGGACGCGATGAACAGGCAGGGTCTCGGCGTAGGCTCCGAGGGCGACCCATCCAACACCATAACCTCAGCCTGCGTGCACGGGGTCGCGCAGCCCGCGGTCGTGTACTCGTTCGACTCAAAATCGAGCAACTCGATGAAATCAAGCAACCCGCACAGCGGCTGCAGGGAAGTGGAAACGATAAAGACCCTTGACACTTCGGTGCCGGACCCGAGCAAGAACCAGGGCGGAAGCCTCGTGATGCATCCGGCGACCTTCGAGCCGGGAGCAATGTCCAGGATGGGTGGCTACTACTGGGAGGACATATGCGGCACGCTGAGGAAGGAACCCGGCGACAACCAGATGTCTCTCCACCACTCCATGATCGTGAGGAAGCTCACTCCCATAGAGTGCGAGAGGCTGCAGGGATTCCCGGACAACTGGACTCAGATACCATACAGGGGCAAGCCAGCCGAGGCATGCCCAGACGGTCCGAGGTACAAGGCTATCGGCAACTCCATGTGCGTAAACGTGATGCGCTGGATAGGCGAGCGGGTCGAGTCGGAAAAATAAAAGGAGATTCGCGATGAAGTATTTGTCAGTTTGTTCGGGCATAGAGGCAGCCAGCGTAGCCTGGCACGATTTCGGTTGGGAGCCAGTTGCTTTCTCCGAGATAGACGCCTTCCCCGCCGCGGTTCTAGCCCACAGATTCCCAAACGTTCCAAACCTAGGAGACATGAATGAATACAGAAACTGGAATATCGGAGACGTCGACATCCTCGTCGGAGGAACTCCATGCCAAGCCTTCTCAGTCGCAGGACTGCGGCGCGGACTCGAGGACGCACGAGGAAGCCTCTCAATCACCTTCGTGCAGATCGCAGACAAGTTCAACCCAAAGTACATCATCTGGGAAAACGTGCCAGGGGTACTCAGCTCAAAGGACAACGCATTCGGATGCTTTCTGGGAGCGCTTGCCGGCGAAGATTGTGAAATTCGACCGCCAGGGGGAAAATGGAAGGACTCTGGTTGTGTGTATGGACCCAAAAGAGCAATCGCGTGGCGATGCCTCGATGCCCAATATTTCAACCTGGCACAACGGCGCAAGCGTGTGTTCGTTGTCAGCTGTCCTAGAGACGGGGCAGATCCCGCAGAGATTCTTTTTGAGTGGGCGAGCGTGCAGGGGGATACTGTCGAGGGCGGAGCGCAGGGGCAAGAAGCTCCCTCCGACTCTGGAGTCGGCTCTTCGGGAAGTCTCGACGAAAGATCCAGAGACGAAAGACCCAGAATAGATTCCCCGCCGAGCAGGTCCGAGACGGTCGGTACTCTGGCATGCAACACCGGTCCGAACGGACATGACGCCGGCAATTTCGCTTGCAACCAGGGCGTGGACGCCGGCTACATACAGGCTGTGCCTCAAAAAAAAAGATTAGACTCGCCGCCGAAGAGGTCGGTCCAGGACTACTCGTCGACCAGCAAGGATGAGAACGGCGTCCTGCCGTTCGACACCACGCAGATAACCAGCGCGTCCAACTACAGCAACCCTAAGCCGGGCGACCCTTGCCACCCTCTCGCTTCGGGGGCTCACCCGCCGGCGATAGCGGATTCCAACAGCCAAGGCAAGCCAGTACCTTTCAGGGAGACGGCTGACTGCCTCACCGCAGCGTACGGCACGAAATGGAACGGAAACGCCAGCGCCGACAACGGTAGCCTTTTCGTCAAGCACCAGATCCCGGAGACAGCCGGGTGCCTGGACACGCAGTGCGGCGGGGGCAAGCTGACCCACCAGTCGATCATGAACGGACACATCATAGCCACGACAAGCGCCGAAGCGATCCAGGTTTCCACTCCCGAACTGAGCGGGGCTCCGTGCGCGCAGGCTTACGTGGTAGAGTCGGAGTGCATGCGGGAATCTGGTCACGGTTACTGGGTGAAGGACGAGGTCTCCGGAACGCTTCGAGCCGAGGGAGAGAACCGACCCAGCAGACCAAGCCATGTCATCAAATCCGCGTTCCAGCAGAACACCCGTGACGAGGTGAGGTTCATATCAGGCGACGGGCAGATAGCCGGGGCTCTGGCTGCGGAGTCCGGGGCTAAGCAGACCAACTACATTCTCGAGCAGAAGCAAGAAGCCATGGCGTTCGACGGATACAATCAGACTCTGTCCACGACCTCCCAGACGATCCGTACCGGGTCGGACTGCGACAAGATGGGAATGGTGTTGCTCGAGCAGGAGCAAGACGTTCTCGCTTTCGACGGCTACAGCCAGACGGTAAGCGACACCTCGCAGACGATACGCGCCAGCAGGTCGGACGGCGACCATGTCGGGATGGTGTTCCAGCACATGGTGGTGCGGAGGTTGACCCCGATAGAGTGCGAGAGGCTGCAGGGCTTCCCGGACTTGTGGACCAAGATACCGTACAGGAAGAAGGACGCGGACAAATGCCCCGACGGTCCGAGGTACAAGTCTTTAGGCAACTCGATGGCTACCAACGTCATGCGGTGGATAGGTCAGAGGGTGGCGATGAAGGATGGCGGTCAAATATGATTGACAAGAAGAAAGACAGCGTCTCCTGCGTTCCGCTGAAAGACCCGATGGACCTTTGCTCACTTTCTCCGACCAGGAAGCAGACCGCCGGATGGGGAAAAGAGGGAGAACCGGCATTCACGCTCAGGACCGCGGTGATCCCTGGAGTGGCGGTGGTGAAACAGGAATTCGTCTACACTCCAGAGGTCTCGGCTACGCTAATGGGAAGATCGAGCCGTGGCGGCGGTCAGACGAACAGCCCTGGTCACAACGCCGACCAGTCCGTGGTCGCAGTGAAACTGGAATCGACCGTGACCGAAATGTACATCAGGAGGATGACCACGACCGAATGCGAGAGGTTGCAGGGATTCCCGGACAACTGGACTCTTGTGCCGTACAGGAACAAGCCGGAAGACAAATGCCCCGACGGTCCGAGGTACAAGGCTCTGGGAAACTCGATGGCTGTCAACGTCATGCGGTGGATAGGTCAGAGGATCTTGAGGAAGGATCAGGAACTACGCAATCCAACTTTTTGCGAAAAGAAGGATTTATGATTGAAATCGAGCAGGTGGTATTCCAGAATATCTCCGACACCATAACCTCTTGCTTCTACAAGCACCACGGTGCCAGTGGAGGGAAGGATTCCCTGCCTAGGATGCACATCGCCGCAGGCGGTAAAGTGAGACACCTTACGGCAGTGGAATGCGAGAGGCTGCAGGGATTCCCGGACAACTGGACTCAGATACCCTATAGGGGCAAGCCATCCGAGGTCTGCCCAGACAGTCCGAGGTACAAGGCTATCGGCAACTCGATGGCTACCAACGTCATGAGGTGGATAGGTCAGAGGATCAACTCATGGCACGGGACCAGTAGCCGATGATCAATCTTTGCTAGGCGGATGGCGAAACTCGAATCCGGCACAGGTGTGCCTCCTGCTTGGCACCATCGGTGGCATGTTTCCCGAAGACCTATCGTGGTTCTTCGGTTCTGTGCATCGCAAGCCGATCCCGAGAGCTATTCCCCAGAGTAAATGCTTGCAGTTGCAGCACACACGCTCGTCACTTCCTATTTCATCCGACTTCAATGTCACTTCTTCTGCGTCGGGGTTTTCGCGGTCGACTTCTGGATCGTCTGTGAACCCTTGCATTTTTTCCCTTCCTTCACAGCCTTGCCGAACCAAGCCTTCCACAGGAAAGCTATGGAACTCTTGGTGTCCCTGTCGTGCGTGATCATGGGACCGAAGTCGACGAAGTTCTTGCCTCCCAAGTAAAGGTTGCTTATCTGTATTAGGCTGTATCTGGCAGCCTGGCTGACCAGAAGCTCGTCCGAGTCGATGTTGGAGATAAGGTCTTCGAGGTACTTCTCCTCGTACTTGTGAGCTATAGCCAGAGCCGCTGACTTGACGCGCCTGTCGCTCCTGTTCAGCGCCGCCTCGAACATGGTCTGGTCCATCGTGACCAGTTGCCTGGCGAGGTAGACCATGTACTTGTAGTCGTCCTCCAGACGAAGCCTGTCTCTCGTGTCCAAGCCGTCAAGATTGCCGTATCCGCCGACCGGCGGGGGAACGACAACGAAACCGTTGTCGTCGTTTCAGCCAGCCTCGAGCTTGGGAGAAACCCCAAGGTAGAGGATGGACGCGACCGCCACCGCCAATGTTAATGTCAAAGCTTTCATGTTCAAACCGCCTTTCTGATTACATTTTAGTCTTTTCCACACTAATTTAAACACAACAAAGGAGATTTTATGGATTTTTTCGTGAGCACAGAGCTTACCCCGCAAAACCAGTGGCAGCTTGAGCTTATGATAGAGAGCTTCAAGACCATCGGGCTGGAGGACAAGCTCCTGATATGCATCGCCTCGAGGGAAGACTCGAAACTGCTGCCCGAATTCTCGTCGAACATCAACAACCACGCCAGAAAGTTCGTGCACACGAACATAGGCGAAGTCAGGGGGTTCGAGACGCTCAACAAGCTTTACGCGGTCAGCTTCGCCATGAAGGACAAGGCTCTATCCGACCAGTTCGTCATGCTCGACCTCGACTCCATCATATTCAGCAAGCCCCAGGACATCCAAGATCAGGTTTTCTGCCGGTTCCAGATCGACCCTTACTTCACCCCCGAGTTCATAGACGGGAAGACCGGCTTCAAGGAACACTTCGGCATCGACCCAAAGGAATTGACTTCGGAAAAATGGCCGAGCGCCTACGGGACCATGTTCTTCGGCGGCTTCCCTAGCGAATTCTTCGACGAGACAATAAACCTGTGCGAGCAGTACATATTCAACCAGATCAAGTCCGGGAAGGAACCTTGGTCGGAAAGCGTCAACGTAGCCATGAACGTGCAGCTGCACAAGTATGTCGGCAAGTACAACGCGCTGGGGACATACGAGCTCGACTGCGACCTTTTCAGCAACCATCCCAAAAGCTTTATAAGCTACAGAAACGGATACATGCCTATATTCAGCAAGAACATGTTCGGATTCAAGCCGCCGGAATACTTCTCCTTCGGGAACCCGTTCAAGGTTCTGTCCGAATACTCGCCGACAATGGCGTTCATGAGGATGTCGAACGTGGCGAAGTCATACCTGGAAAAACCGAGGTGAAATGCACAAGACGATAAAAGTGGACAAAGCCATCAAGTGCAAGCTCGAGGAACTGATGGACCAGCCGGTCGTCATCAGGGTCAAGAACTTCTCCGGGACGTCGTGCCAGGACTTCTCGGAACAGATGGACAAGGCTTCCAACTCCGGGCAGCCGTTCATCCCCATAGTCGTAGACTCGTACGGCGGCGAAGTCTACAGCCTGCTGGAGATGGTCGGCAGGATAGAGACATGTCCGCTCCCGTGCCACACAATAGTCGAGAGCAAAGCAATGTCGTGCGGAGCCATACTGTTCGCCATGGGCGACAGGAGGTACATGTCCCCGCACGCGACCCTCATGATACACGAGGTGTCGTCAAGGTCGTTTGGCAAGACGGAGGATATAAAGGCTGACGTGAAGGAGACGGACAGGCTCAACAAGCTCATATTCAAGATCATGTCGAAGAACTGCGGGAAGAAACCCGGCTTCTTCCTCGAGATGCTACACGACAAGAACAACGCCGACCTTTTCCTCACGGCTGCGCAAGCCAAAAAGGTCAACATATGCACCGACATCGGAGTCCCCACGATGACGGTAAACGTGGCGGTCGAATACAAACTGGAAAAAAACTCCTGATTGCCATTGATTTTGTTTCCGTCGCTGGTAACCTACTGCCTATCGGCAACACTAAAATGAAAGGAGTGTTTTTCATGGATTCGAGAAAGATTTTGGTCGCTTCGTGCGCGGCAACCTTGGTTTCCCTGGCTTTCGCAGCCTACAAGGACTACGACGCCAGAAGCGCGAACCTGTACTCGCAGATACTCAAGTTCGAGAACTCGCTGATGGCTAACGAGATAGGCTCCCTGCAGACATCGCCGTCCTACAACGACGGATACAGGGACGCGCTCATAAAAATGGGCGGACCGCAATCCCCCGGTTCTTTCCAGGACGGATGGGACTCGGCGCTGAAGGTCGCCGGAACGGCTTCGTACGCCGACGGATACCACACCGCCATAAAGCAGTTCAACTTCACGAAGGAAGGTCATGCCCGCTGGATGATCCCAGAACCAGTAGCCATCACGCCCGAAGCGAACAAGGACCCTAAAATCAAGAAGTAAAGGACGCTCGAATGTTCAAAGAGGAGGAGTCCGGCAAGTCCGACTTGTTGGGCATGGGGGAAAACGTGGTGAGGTTCGTCGACAAGTCCACCGGAGAATTGATATGCCACATAGGTCACGACGAAGACGAAAGGCTTGTTTTCTTCAGCAAGCCAGTCACCACGTCCGTGATAATCACCCTGTGCGAGATTCTGAGTAAAAAGAAGATGAGAAAAGCCCTCGGAAAGGGAGATTACAGGAAAGCCCAGAAAATAGCCGAGGGGCATTGAAAAAAAAATACCGGTCCGAAAAAAGGACCGGTCTTTTTTTTGAGCATTTTTCCGGGTAATTTACTTCTCCCGCTTCTTCATATAACTATATGGAGAACATAATAGTATTGATCGTTTTTTTCCTTTACGGAATATCGATGTCGCTGTCATACAACGATTCCTTCAGGAACGCGTGGTACTACGTGCCGGTGTGCGTATCCTTCAGCCTCGTGTGCGGCACTATGTGGGCTTTCGGCACAAGGATCACCAACGGGAGCGAAAGGCTGCTGATGTTCAGCCTAGCCTGGGAGTTCTCGGTCATACTAGTCGACGTCATCGTGCCGTACCTAATATACGGCATAAACCCGACAAGGGGATTCTTTGTCGGCTCGATAATGGTTGTCATCGGCATGGTCGTGATGAAACTCAGCATGCGCCATCCGTGAGATTGTTGCGAAAGTTGTTTGACTAGGCTAGGCTTCGATGATATATACATTCAACGGATTGATCTTCAGGCAAGGATGCCTACATAAACATATGATAAACGAGATGGAGAAAATAATTTTCATACACCCGCCGAAGACCGGCGGGTGGTCGATAATAGACCTTTTCGGCAATTGCTCCGTCATCAACGAATTCGGCAACACTGAATGGTCGCCGCTCCACTATTCGATGCAGCACTACCGCAACAAGAAGATAAACCTCGAAAACTACCTCGTGTTCGCCAACACGAGGAACCCTTGGGAGAGGATGGTTTCAGCCTACTTGTACCTCCTCGATAACCAAAGCGTGTCCATGAACGGCAGAAGCAAAAGAAAAAAAGAAAAGCACATATCGAAAATGACCATGGAGGACTACATCGCCATTCAGACCGACGACGAGATCCACATGGAACACGACGGAGACAACCGGTATTGGTTCTACCTCAGTCCGGTCATGGACTGGGTGAGCGCCGACGGGGAGATCCTGGTCGACTACTTCTGCAGCATCCACACCTACGAAGAGGACTTCAAGCTCGTGTCCGACATCACGGGAAACAGGAAAAAGCTACCCCACGCGAACAGGAGCAAGCACGAGGACTACAGGACATACTACACGGACAAGATGGTGGACATGGTCGGAAGCATATACAGGAAGGACATCGAATACTTCGGCTTCGAATTCGACGACAGCAGCAAGTCGAACTTCAGAAGGGAAGTCAACCCTGAAAAGATCGGCAGGTACAGGGAGAGGAGGAAACTCCTCGTGAACGGCGTCACGAAGCTGTAGGTCAGACTCCACCGACGCCCAAGACGTCCACGCACCACCTTCGACCGAAATAGCCAATCATGAAAGACCTCAATCCCGCGGCGTCCGCGTTCCCGCGAAGCTTCGCCAGGTATTCACCGGCTTCCCTCTCGCCGTTGTAAAGGCTCATGCTCCTCTCGACGTTCCACCTCACGAAGTCCTTGAACCCGCCGAAGGAATATCCAGGCTCGAGATCCTCAAGGACTTTCGCCAGCGTCATGACGTAGACGTCGAACTCTAGCATGTACAGGACGGTCTCAGCCCTCCCGGACATCCCAAGGTCCTTGCGGACAGCGCTGCCGTTAGTGTAGCAGACCCACTCGTCCAGTATGTACAGAGCCCTGTCTCCCCATGTCGAAGCCTGCTCGACCATGTACAGCCCGTAAACCCCGCCCCTAAGGCTGCGCGGCACCTCGCGGGCGACAACCTCTATTCTGGTTCTAGGCTCGTCGAGAACGGAAACCTTTCCGTCAAGGCAGTAGAACGCGTTTATCGGCTTACCATTGTAGAGCCTGTTCCTGACCATGGAGTTTATCCCGTGGGTCGTCTCGTGACCAGAAGTAACCTTGTCGCCGTCGTCGTAGTAGCCCCCGTCGCTTATGTGCGACCTTATGTCGGAGAGAACCGCGCCGAGCCTCAGATCCTTCTTGCCTATGACGTCCTGGATGTACCACCTTGGCTGCGGATACGCCACTATGTCCTCGGTCTTGCCCTCCTCTTTCGACTCGACCTCCATGAACGAAGGCTTGAGGGCTATGCCCAAAAAAGATCCCGCGGCGAAAGCCGAAAACAACACAAACATCATTCTCTTCATTTTTTTTCACTCCTGGGAAACATCAACATATTAGAGTGATGTCGGGACACTCTTCTAAAGGGAGTCGCCAAACAACAACAGCCAGAAAAATCGGGAGCTATATCATGACCATTTCTTACCTAGTCACGGACAAGCACGGAAGGCATTTCTCCGGTCTGGAGATGAAACCGGGGGAATCGTACGAAACCGACAACCCTAACTACATATTCACGCCATACAAGGACTTGAACGTTGCGGAGCTTATGCAGCCAAGCTTCGAGGGACTGCTAGAACCGAGATTCTGGGAGGTCGAGTCGTTCGAGAAGATAGGCGAGGACAAGGCTAGGCGCCACTACTCCAAGATAAGGTGCGTCGCCGAATCCGCCAGACCTAACATAACCGACCAGCAGCGATTCAGGTTCGCCGCGCTCCTGTGCCTCAACATAGTCGGCAACAAGGAGGTCCGTGACTGGGTCTTGGGATGCCTCGACGAGTCGAACGGCTCGCCTGAAACGGCTAGGTCCTTCTCCGAGAGGCTAATGTCCATGATATCCGAGGACCTGGAACCTTCCGAGGCGTACATCTCCCCAGCCCACCCGCTCTCGAACGCCGTATCCTCGGGCGACTACGTGAGGATGTGCGCCTACTCGTCGCACAGGTCAGCCTGCGACTCTCCAGACATCCTGGACCTGCCGGCTTTCGCCAAGGCGTCTGTCAACATGACGAAGGATCAGATACTGAGGTCCGCCGGGGCTTGACTCCTCAATATCCTCCGACCTATCCACCGCATGCAAGTCACAGCCATGCTGTTGCCGATAGCCTTGTACCTCGGACCGTTGGGGCATCTCGCGGCTGGCTTGCCGTTCTGCGGGACCATAGTCCAGTCATCGGGGAAACCTTGAAGCCTCTCGTATTCCCTGGGCGACATCCTCCTTATCTCGCCGGAAGCCAAGAACACGGATTCGACCTGAGCCGTGACCTCGCTGGACTGCGGGCTGCGGCTCGGGTCGTTTGTGGCGGTAAGGGTCGGCGCGACGATGTTGTCTCTCAATATTATTTCCTCGAAAAAATTACGACCAATTATATATAACACACACGAGCAAAGGAGAACCAGTGAGAAAATTCAACGAATGGATGAGCTTCCGCCAGACGGTAGAGGAAACATCGGACAGCTACGGATTCATAGGCACGTACAACAGCGAGAACCTATCGAACCTTGAGGAGAACAGCGAGAGGATCGAGGTGGAGAGCGCGATAAGCCTCATACCTCAGTCCTACAGGGGTCAGTTCCAGACCTGCGAGGCTGTTTCAGCCGGCAAGTCGAGAAACGAAAACAACGCCGAGATAGTCTGGATCACGAACAACGACCAGGGCATAACATATATCTTCGAGAAAAAAGAAGGCGATGAAAAGAAATTCATCCTCAAGGACCTTACCGGTCGCGGAATATCCAGCACGGTAACCGCCTCCAAGCTTAAAACGCTCGACTACGATTTCGAGGACGGCTGGATCGACTCATGCGAAAAAGGGGATTCCGTCAAGATCGACGACGTGAAGGTGACCTGCATAGGGTAAGGAATCAAGCCAAGCCGTCTCCGCGACCCTGTCCGGCATCGACGACCTTGTTTATCTCGTCCTTGAAAACGCCTATGAGCTTGTCGAGGTCCTTGGCGTTGTCCAGCGTGTGCTTCATCTGCTGCACGTCATAGCTGAACTTGCCAGGGTTCTTGTAGAAATAATGTATCAGGGCATTGGTGTCGCCGTCGCCCATCTTGAAATCGTTCGACTTGAGCTTCTGGTAGGTCTGCGGATTCTCCGTCTTCATCTTGTCCAGATATGTCTGCTTCATCCCGGCTATCCTAACACCTATCTCGTTCTGGTCCGCCGAGTACCTTTCCAGGTCACTCAGGTCTCCGACGTTGTATTTGCCGCTATTGTCGTCCAGGTAGCTGCCGCTGCCGCGGTTGTCCTGCGTCGTGTGGCGAAGCTCGTGGGCAAGGGTGTGTATTTCGCTCTCGCTCTCGACGACGCAGAACTTCTGAAGCTTGCCGTCGATATTAAGCGAGGCGCAGAACCCGCCGGCGTTCTGCACTCCGAAATCAGAGGCGTTGGCGAAAATCACCGGGATCGGGTCGTCCATCTTGTCCGCCATGGTCGTGACCGGGGAGTTCAACGCGGGAATCTCAACCCCATGTACATTCTGCGCGCCCTGCTCCTTGGCTGCCGTCCTGACGACCTTCTCGTAGTCCTCGTCGCCGTAGAGCTTCTTCAGTATCTCAGATGGCTTGATCATCTTCATGGTCTTGAGCTTAGCCTTGCCTTCCGGCGACAGCTTGTATTTGCTGTCTATAGCCTTGGCTATCTTGATCCCTTCCTTCCCGGCGAGTACGCCGATACCGCCGTCGTGGGAGTGGTCAGCGCCGTCATGGGAGTGGTCGCCGCCGTCATGGTCGTAGTCGTGCTGCACGGTCGGGGCGTGAGCCTTGCCTGCGGCGCCGCCCATCGCGACCAGACCGACCGTCCCGAGGATGATCCCCAGTTTCCCGAGTTCCATGAGCGTGTCCCTGTGCCTCAGACCCTTCTCCCTCATGAGCGTCACCAGCTTGGGGGTCAGCTCCCCCTTGTCGTAAATCCCCTTTATGCTCTTGAAGTCCGCGGAGAACTCCCCGATCTGGCTTTTCAGCTCGGACATGAAACTCGAGGCGAAGTCCTTCGTCCCCTGCCAAGCCTGACCGACCATCTCCTTGCCTCTCCTGTAGATCCCGGCTAGGTCCTCGTTGATGATCTCGGCGTGCATCGAAGGGTCTCGATGCTCAAGGTACTCGATGAATGTCATGACTCTCGCCATAGAGGTGTCCTTTGATTGTTTTCTGGATGTTTAAACGTCACGACCGAAGCTTGGCTCTGGCTCGAAAGAATATGGGATTTCATTCGGCGGCTTGCTCAGAAAGCCAACGGGTTTTCTTTCCCTCACCTTTTTTTCCTTTATTTCCTTGACCCTTTTGGACCATTCTTCCTCGTGTTCTTCCCTTGGTTTCGGGAAATGATTCTTCATCATCTCGAAAATGTCCCTTCTCACGAAATACTTCTGGTCGTCAGACGCGTGCGCCAGCGGGTAGGACTTGCTGAGGAAACCGTCGTAGAGGAGCTTGTATGGGACGTTCATCTTCTCGTTGGCTGGACCGAACGTCAGGAAGTCGGGGTTCCTCTGGGACGTGTAGCCATATACCGCCTTCGCCAGGTTGGCGTAGACCTCGGTCGGGTTCTTGCTTGTCCCGGTCAGGGAGAAACCTCTTGGACCGGTGAAGCTTATGGACACGCCTTTGAACTCCTGGTCCCCAAGCGCCGGATTGACTTGGTTGGCCGTTATCGTCGTGGGCGCGAACGACGCGAAGAAGTCCTCTCCGTCAACGGAGAAATCTACCTTGCCGTTCTTGATCTCGATGCTGTTGGGGTCGAACGGGACCCACTTGTCTGACGCCTTGTCGTATGTCTTGGTAGGGTCCAAAGCCTCGCCAAGAACCAGCCACTCTTTGAATCTCATGTTGTCTCACCCCATTATAAGTTTTCCAGCCTCACCGATATCTATGTGCCCAGAAGGAAAATCATCCGACCATAATGCGGAAAACCATATTCTCCTGTCGACGCGGATATGATATTTTGGTGTGTCGGAAAACAATCACATTGGATAGAGGTAGCCACATGGACATGGACATCGACAACATGCTGTCGGAAGTCGTCAACGACCCGAACCTCGGCGAGGCGGAAAGGCTTTTCCTTGCGTCCCTGCGGAAGGAGGCTGCGAGGAGGACTTCGGCTGGCGAAGAATCCGTCTCGGTGATGGTCGACATCGCGGAGAGGATCTTGGACAGAAGCCTGGAAAACAAAAAATAACCGTTGTTTTCCATCGTAGAGACATACATAATTCATCAAATGTTTTTTAAAAAAGGTGTCGTCATGATGAATTTCTACGAGTATCTGCAACTCAGGACCAACGAGGCTGGCGAGATTCCGCCAACGGCAGGAGCAGCGCAAGCTCCGGGAGCGGCACAAGCACAAGCTCCGGGAGCGGCACAAGCACAAGCTCCGGGAGCGGCACAAGCACAAGCTCCGGGAGCGGCACAAGCACAAGCAGCTTCATCTTTAAACATTCAACAATTAGCGACAATTAGCGACAAAGCATTAGATGATGCTTACCATTATGGTCGAAGCACTCCAGGCAATACATTTGGATGGCAAGCTAATTTAAAGTCAGCAGAGTTCGCTAAGAAAATCATTGACTCTGGCGTTACTGACATTGAAGCGATCAGTGATGCTATACATAAAGGTTGGAATGTTACTGCTCAAGCTTTTGTTCAGAATCCAGATCAATTCGACGATACTGCAAAGTTAAAAGAAGCAGGTAAATTAGAAGCAAAACTTCAACAACGACAAAAATTAATGAACATTGATTATGCAGGATTGCCTAATGACGAACAAGAAAAAGACAGAGTTGTCGCCAGAGCTTTGCTTTCCGCTTTGAAAGGTAATGTTCAGCCAGGCAAGAACGAGTCGTGGATGCGTGGAGTTTTCGGCGAATCCCCTAGCAACAAGAACTACGACGGGATCAACTAGAGCACTTGATCTTGCAAAGTCGGACACAAAAATGATATGGGGCGAACAACCAATGAAAGTTTTTTCTAGAAAGGAAGACATATGCCAATAAAGATCACAGACAAGGCTGCCGCGGAGATAGCGAGGGCTATAGAGGAGCAGAAGTCGCAAGACCAGTCCGCGGGAGAAATGCACATAAGGCTGAAGGTGGTCGGCGGCGGCTGTTCCGGCTTCCAGTCCAAGATAACCGTGGAGACGGAGTTCAACGAGAGGATAGACGAGAGGCACGAGGTCAACGGGGTCACGATCGTCCTCGACAAGAGGAGCGCCATGTACATCGGCGACGCCACCGTCGACTTCGTCGACGACCTCAACGCCCGCGGCTTCAGGATAGACAACCCGCAAGCGAAGTCAACCTGCGGCTGCGGAAGCTCCTTCAGCATGTAACGGGGGAAACAATGGGAAACCACGACCCGTTCGCGAACCCGAACATCGCGAAAACAATAAGGGACAGATACCACGACAGGAACCACAACAACGACTACGCCAAAAACAACCTCGGGTTCGGTCTTTTCCACTACGCCTTCATCCGCAACATAAGACCGGCAAATGTCCTGGTCGTCGGGTCGCAAAGGGGATACGTTCCATCGATATGCGGCATAGCCTGCAGGGACGAGGGAGCCGGGACCGTCGATTTCGTCGACGCGGGCTACAGCATCGACGAGACGAACGCCTGGGGCGGGGTCGGCATCTGGAAGACAGCCAAGAAAGACTACTGGGAACCAGTCGGATGCCAGAACATCATAAGGATACACAACATGAGGCTGGAGAACTTCTCCTCGCCCTCCAAGTACCAATACATCTACATCGACGGCGACCACTCGTACGAAGGGGTCAAGCACGACTTCCATTTCTGCGAGAAACTCCTAGCCCACGACGGATACATGGCTCTCCATGACATAACGGTCGAGAAAGAGACGAAATACGGCAAATGTGGCGTCAAGCGGTTCTGGGAGGAAATCACGGCAGACCACGAGGCGAAAAAAAGTTTCGAGTTCCTGTCCATACCGTTCGCCGCAGGTCTGGGATTCGCAAGGCGAACCGGTCAGCCGACCCCATAGATGTTCATCACCCTCTTGGCGACGCACTCCCTCTTTATGCCCGAATCGAAAGCCTCGGAAGCCAACAGCCTGTACTTGCTGGCGACACGCTCGTTTATGGCGTCCCAATGGTGCGGCAGCTTGGCAGCCTTTATGCGGTCGTAATGACCGGCGCACATCTCCAGAATGACCAGAGAAGGCGAACACGACCCTATTATCCTCGAGTCCACCTCCGTCTCGATCTTGCTGTCCGTATCCCTCTCCCCAGCCGATATGCCAAGGTGGATGAAGACATCGATCTTGCCGTCGAACGAGAACTGGCTGTCCCTGAGGACTTTCCAGTTGCCCCTCGGGAAATCCCTCCTGAGGCTCGATATCGCCTCCTCGCTCGAGTCGTAGCCGAAATATTCCCTGTCAGCCATGTGCTTGTGCAGCGGGGCAAAGCCGCAGAACACGTCCAGCACGACCTTGTGTTCCGGCAGCAGGAAAGGCTTGATCATCCCGAAAGTCACCGAAGACCTCGGCTCTATCTCCATCAAATGTTTCCAATTATATTTCTCCATGACCATATATATTCAGTATAAAATCAATAGTATGATCGATCAGACAGAAAAGGACGAATTCTTCTATGAACAACAAAGACAACCCCAAATACAGGCTTTACCTCGCAGGCATAATCACGGAGAGCCAGTACCTCGAGGACGCCGAGGAGAGGAAGACCATATTCGTCCTGGTCGGTCCGCCGGCGGTGGGGAAATCGACATGGATCAAGGAAACCTTCCGTGACGAGCCTTACATCATCAACCGCGACTCCATAGCCGAGGAGGTGGCGAAGGGTATGGGCATGACATACGACGACATGTTCTCAGCCCCGCCGGAAGGCTCGGTCGAGGGCTCGGAGGACGGCAAGTACGGCACGGTCGTCAAGTCCCCACCTTCCGTCCCATGGCAGTCGCTGTCGTACTCGAAGATACTCGCAGCCAACTCCTCCATAAACGCACAGCTCAAGGGCAAGATGGCGGGGGCTGCCACCTCGGGCAGGGACATAGTCGTGGACATGACCAACATGACCGCGAGGGCGAGAAGCCAGGCTCTCTCCGCCGTCGCTGGCAAGGACGAGATGTTCCAGAAGGTCGCCGTGGTCTTCCCTTTCGAGGGGGCTGAGGAGGTCATCCAGAAAATAGCGTTCAAGAGGTCGAGGGAGATAAAGTTCCAGGGGGGATCGAAAACCATCCCGCCGGAAGTCCTCGAGAGAATGATGAGGTCGTTCGAGAATGTCTCGAACGAGGAAGGATTCGACGATGTCGTCAACGTGGACAACAGGGAAAAGCTCAGGATGTTGGCTCGATGACTTCCTTGCGACCGGCATATTAACTTTTCTACTCGATTGCATACATACAAGCATACGCCAAAACACTGGGAGAAGGTGAAGACATGATCGCGTTCAACGAATTCCTGCGGGAGAGAGACCAAGACCTGTACAACGAGATAAACCTGCGGCAGCTGGCTGCCGGCGGGCTAGCCGCCCTCGGGGCTTTAGCCGGGGACGCCTCCGGAGCCGAGCCGCAAGCACAGCCGCAGAAGCCCGGGTACTCCCACGTTCTGCCCTCCGTAGCCCCAGCCAGACTCCAGGAGGAGCAGTACTCGGCGAAGGCGAGGGACCTGATCGAACACTACGCCACGGAGAAAGGGTTCGAGGCTCTGATGCGCAAGGGCGGCAGACAAACCCTCCACGGCGCCGGGTTCCAGAAGCTCGACCTCGGCGAATACCAGTTCAACGTGCTGGCGGTGAAGCACTTCGGCTCGAAGAACAAGTTCCTCGACAACACAAACGCCATCAAGGAGATCGAGGAACTGAAGGACAGGTCGAGCGCGGATGACGGGTTCGCCCTGTTCAGCGCGAGCAAGCGGACGGAATTCGGGACATTCGTCATAACGGTCACGAAGAAGTGACGGCGGGCGAGCCACCCGCGGGTCCATATTAACTTTTCTGTCTATTTTCCTCGCCCCAGCCCGAGACCGGGAAACCTCGCCCCCTTGTCCCTCACGCTAGCCTCGTAAGCCTTCCTCGCGGCAGCCTTGGCGTAGTGGTCGGCAGCCAGCGCCCCAGACCTTGCTCCGCTCGCCGCGGCGTCCGCTTCGGACGATTCCGACTCGGCTTCGGCTAGGGCTGAGAGGTTCTCCTCCGAGCGGTCCGTCTCGCAGTTGAGCGAGGCGATGACGACCTTCAGGTTGCACCTGTACGAGGCTAAGACCGCGTTGGAGTAGGAAAGGTAGGCGTCGTGCGCCACGTCGGAAGCCTTGGCTGCCGCCCTGGCAGCCTCCGCGGCTTCGAGAAGGTTGCTCATCTTCGACATCTGGTCGTCCTCCGGGGAAAGGTTTCAGGAAAGCAGGAGCGCTACCGCAAGCGCGGTCCCGGCGAACATGGCTGCCGGCAGGGCGGTAGCCCAGTTGCGCAGGAGCCAGAACAGCGGCACCGTGAACGCATCATACGCCAGTTCCTGGAAAAACTCAATCGTGTTCATCGCGAAATCCTTTCGGTTGCAGCCGGCGCCCGCGCCGGCTCGGGATAGGTTACTGGGAAAACTGGATGGAGACCATGGGGAAACCGCGGGCGCGCTTTCCTGTTCCGCGTGTTCCTAGACTTGGTGTCCAGCCTCAGGTTCTCAACCCCGTTGTCCAGGGGATTCCCGTTGGCGTGGTCGATCTCTAAGTCGGGGTCTATCTCCCCCTCCTTCAGAAGCCAGACTAGGCGGTGGGCGTACAGCTTGAAGACCTTCTCCCCGTACTTGACGTCGACCCTCCACGTCTCCCTCTCCGTGTTCTTGGAGGCGTGCCTGTAGCCGGCAGACTTCCCGGCGTACCTGGTGTTCCACTGCTTGGGGGCGGACTCCCTGGGCTTCCAGGTGAGACCGGTCTCGCTCCCCGGGTCTATCTCTAGCACGGAACGGATGTACGCAGCCGGTATGTCGTTGATGAAGGGCGATGACGCCATGTCCTCTCCTTTATAAAGCCTTGCCTGTTTCGAGGGTCTGGAGTTTCAGCTCTATCGTGCGGAGTATCTCCTCGTAAAGGGGCAGATCCTCGCTCCTTATCTGCTCCAGTATCAGGACGAGGTGCGGGGCGAGCGCGAGGCTCACTGGTGGTGGGTTAACGTTAGGCATTGGATTCCGCCCCCGGTTCGGTATGGGAATAGACGTATTCCCTGCGGTTTATGGCTTCCCTGCACTTCACGCAGGTGTGGAAGTGTGTTCCCGTGCAGCAGACGATGTGCTCGAAGCACATTTTCGTCTCGCCGCATTCCCAGCATCTCGCCAGCACCTTGTCCGGCTGCTCGTGGGGCGGCGACGCGTTCTCGAAAGTGTCCATGTGGACCTCCTGTTCCTATATGTCCTTGGTTTCCCTGATCTCGCCCCTGTTCTGGATGTCGAAAGTCGGGTTCGGGAGGAACCTGAACTGACCGCTGCGGTAGTGGCGCAGCACGCCGTCCGACTCGGAGACTATGGCGAACACGTCGTTGGAGAACGCGCCGCCGTCCCTCACGTACACCAGCATGCCGTAGCCCAGGGGCGTCTCCACCGGCATGGGGTTCCTGAACTCGTGTATCATTTCACCCTCCCGAAAGTGCCGTGCATCTTATTCCTGGCTTCGGCTGCCACCCTTGCGGCGTCCTTTTTGTTGTTCTCTATATTCTTTTTGTTGTTCTCTATATTTCGACACCATAGTCACATGTTCTTTAATGTGTTCGCTGATTTTATATCGGATATCCATATGGAGATGGGGCTCAACTCCGGGTCCCACGAATGAGTATGATTCCATATACTCATCCCATTCTTCTGGGGATATTTTGAAATCTTCCTTTTTGAAAATACAAGGTATAATTCTTGTTTCTCCTGTATTCCCTTTTTGATTCTTCATTTCTTGTAATTCTTCTATGACTTCATCAATAGTCGCCATGTCGTTTGTCTCCATATGATTTTAATTGTGCGGTTTAGAATTTAGAATACAATTCTTCATCTAACTTTGTTTTCATACAATATCGACCTTACGTGTTCCAAGGGAATGCCTTTTATGGAATGGAGTCTCATTTTCTATACTTCGACCCATTTTCCGTTTTCTGGCACATAGTTGTCAACAGACCAATTGTCGCCATACACTTCTATTTCTTCCATTTCGCAAGGATCTTTACTGTAAATTGCCAAAGTGCCTTGATGCTCATGAACTGCCACGACGTTTTTCATGTGTTTTACTAGTTCTATTGCCATTAAAACCCTTTCGTCCATATCTTCGTCATAGATGAACCCTATGCCGGACAAGGAACCATGGGGTTCTTTTGGCAGAGGAGGATACAATGGGTCATGCTTGTATCCTGTTACTGAAGATTTGAATTTTTCCATTTGCCCATCTTCATTCGAATCAACTCCAAAAGCATCTCTTTCGGTTTCAATATCATTAAAGGAAAGAAACATCACAAATTCCACAAATGACAGTTGCTTGTTTTCGTTAACTGCCATTTGAATTTTCGGCATTAATCTTTTTGCATCTTTCCCAGTGGTAAGATACATTAAAAGTTTGTTTTCATTTAAACATGTCATGTCGCGACATGTGATGACCGCAAATTCTTTGTCGCCCTCTGTGTATGATGTCGACAAAACCTCTGTTTTATTGAATTGTCCATTGTACTTTTCGTTTATAAAATTTATATTCTTGTCGAGTGTTCCAATGGGATCAAAATTTCCCGCATTATAAATTGATTCATCGCTACCCATGAGGCGGCTGACATTTTCTTTTGAATACATGACATTGTTACCTTTCTTTTTGAACCGCCCCGGGCGGCAACAACGCGTTGCCTCTTCGGAATTCCCACCCACGGCAATTCTTCGTCCCGACGCGATGCGTGAATCTAGCAGAACCGAAAAAACACGTCAATTCCAATTGTCCCCGCGAAAAACGCCTTGGAGGCGAGGCTAAGATCCGCTATGATGCCAGCGGCGAAACAGCGCACCGCGCAACGTGTTCCAACCGGAGACAGACGAATGGGGATAACCCTTGGCACGCTATCGACAATAAACCAGGACTGCGTCGTGTACTTCCCGAACGGGCGGATAACCGTGGGGAACTACTCCGGGATAGCCAGGAGGGTCACCTTCCTCTGCGGCGGTCCGATAGACCACGCCTCCGCGGACCACCCGACCGTGAGCAACTTCAGGTTCAGGTCGCACTACCCGGACTCGAACTACCCGACGGGCAGGGACAAGGGTCCGATCGAGATAGGCTCGGACTGCTGGGTCGGCACGGAGGCGATGATATTCGGCGGCACCACCATCGGTCACGGGTCCATCGTGGGCGCCAGGGCGGTCGTCACGAAGGACGTCCCCCCGTTCGCCGTGGTGGCTGGGAACCCCGCCAGGGTCATTAGGTACAGGTTCGAGAGGGACGTGATAGACAGGCTGATGGAGATAAGGTGGTGGGACTGGGACAGGGGTAAGGTGGAGAGCAACATAGACCTCCTCGCCGACATAGATTTGTTCCTCGCGAAGTTCTCACTGTAGCAGCGCCGACATCCCGCGCCCGGGGGCGACCCCTCCCAGAACCGACCTCCTGTGCGTCCTCATCCCGGGGTACATGAACCCGTACATCCCCGTGATGCACTCGATGTCCTCCTCGTTGGTGTCCTGTATCACCACGTCCCCCCCAAGACCGAGAGACCCGGCGAGGTGCGACATGCCGCTGTCGATCCCGTAGAACCCGCTGCACCCCAGTATGAACCCGCTCTGCTCGCGCAGCGTGGCGTAGTGGGTCCGCAAGCCGCCCGTGTACGTGTCGGTCCCAGGTCCGCCGATGTGGACGGAGTCCCTCCCGCCGAACAGGGCGTTCGCCATGTCGACCTCCATCTTCGACAACCTCTCCTTCCCATGGAGGGGGGAACTGGTGTTCATCTGGCAGCACCTCGCCCCGCGTACCCCGGAAGGCTCGACCCTGCTCGGCGGCAGCCGGAAAGACCTCAACATGTGCGGGGACTCCTTGCCCGCTTCCGTCTCAGCCTTCCAGCGCATGAACGCGCCGAGGCTCTTCGACCTGGTGCTTCCCACGAGCCTGCTGGCGGTCGAGACAGCCTCGGAGGCGGACGTGCCGGGGCAGACTCGCGGCGTGCCCCTGGTCTTCGTCAAAGGGCAGCCTACGAGGACGCCGCCGTAGTCGAATATTCCCATGAGCTGGCTGACCCTGTCGCCCTCGGAACACGGGACGGCGCACCTCACGCCGCTCTCGAGGCTCAGGTTGTACATGATGTTCAGCGACATGATCACGTCGCCGAGGTGTATCCCCGAACCAATGTAGAGGCGCTCCTCGGCGCCGGCGGACAGGTCGTGTTTCAGCATCTTCCCCCTTAGGACATGTATTCGGAAATTTCCTTATCGAGGCTCTCTCCCCACGACTCCTTCCAGAACCGACCTCCTGTGAACCCGCAGGCTAGGGTACATCAACCCGTACATGTAACTTAAAGATTCGAATTCGCCGGAATTCTGTATCACCACGTCGCCTGGCATTCCCAGAGTCCCTGCGAGGTGCGACATGCCGCTGTCGATCCCGTAGAACCCGCTGCATCCCAAGATGAACTCGCTCTGCTCGCGCAGCGCGGCGTAGTGGGTCCGCAATCCCCCGGTGTACGCGTCCGTGCCCGGTCCGCCGATGTGGACGGAGTCCCTCCCGCCGAACATGGAGTTCGCCATGTCGACCTCCTCCGTGGAGAACCTGTCCTTTCCAGGATGCGCGGAGCGGGTGTCCATCTGGCAGCACGCCGTTCCGCGCGCGCCAGACGCGCTCACCTTGCGCGGGGGGAGGCGGAACGACCTCAACTTGTGCGGGAAGGCTGAGCAGGAAACCCTGTCGGGGGAGAATCCGTATAGCTCCACGCCCCACGGCGCGGCGATAGCCGAGCGTTCGGGACCGCCAATCTTTCCGTACACGGAGTGGTAGGATGAATCCAGCAGGATGTTTATATCCCCGGAACGACCAAGCTCGTTTCCGGAACCGACTGGGGCATTTCCCGACCGCCTCGAGATTCCGTAATCGAAAAGATCGAGGAGCTGGCTTGCCGCGCCATCGTAACAGACAATCTCGAACCTTCGTCCTGTCTCCACTCCCAAGTTGTACATCAGGTTGAGAGACATTACGATGTCGCCCAATTGCCCGTGACATCTTTGATTGATCAAAACCCATTCGTCATCGCCCAACAGGTCGTGCTTCAGCATCTTCCCCCCTCGGAATGCGAATATATATTGTAGGCAAACTTGAATACTCCGACATATATAACGGAAAGGAGCATCATGAACAACTTATCTGAGAAGGAATGGTGGAACACTATATCGAGGGGTCTCGGCGTCAAGCAGGAGAACGTATCGTACGGCTTCCTGGAGGAAGCGGCGCCCCAAGCGATCAAGTGCATGGTCTGCGGCACCGAGGGCAACGCCCCGGGCGGCACTTGCCACGGGTGCGGCGGCGGTCTGCCGGGCACCGACGCCAACTCCGTCAAAAACCAGCTCGCAAGCCACCTTGACGGCATGCTGAACACGACCCAGCTCCATCCATCGGGAAAGAAGCTGCTCGGCGCACTGGTCGGGGCTCTCAAGGCTCACCTCTTGACCATAAAGGTTAACGAGACGAAGAAGTGCGGGGACTGCGCTTTCATCAACTCGATCGAAAGCCTGGAATGCGCGTCCTGCGGCAAGAAACTCGCGTAAAGCGGAAACCAAACTTGGCGTCAACGATTCGGATGGGCGCCAAACATGATTTTATCTGCCTGGAAAGTCTACCGCATCAATCCCATTCCTGCGGATGCCCCATGAAGAAACCGTTTTCCCCCACAGACAGAACGGAAAAACCCCCGGCGATTTTTTTTCTCCGGGGGTTTTCCGCAATCCCACAGCCCCGCCGGGAGAATTCCGGGTTCCCCTTCCCCCGGTTTTGCAAAAAGGGGAGGGTCAAGCAAAAGGGGGCAGTAATAGGTGGCGGGGGGTACCCACCCCCGGTCTTCCCCCCGGGGTTTTCCGAATTAATTTACGCAAAAGAATCTTTGCCAAAAAAACGCTTCACACCATCTTGAGGACCCACGGCTCGTCCCCGTCGAGCTCCCCGTCAGTTCCGACAGGTATAGCCATGGGTATGCCGTCGCCGGCTTCCACCGGGATAGCCATGGGTATCTCCGAGTATCCCAGTTCGCCCAGCGTGAAACTCTCGGGTATCATCCCGTGCAGCGTCCCGGTCGGCACGACCCTGGATCCCGTGTCGCCGCGGAAGACAGCCTCCCTGACGACCGCGACGAACCCCTCGTCCGTCTTCGCGTCCTCTATGAGCCAGTACAGGTCCTCGTCCCAGTAGCCGGTGATGGTCTTGACGACCCCGTTCTTCCTGGTGACGTACGACAGCCTGTAACCCTCGAGACCCTTCGTGTTTTCCTTGCGCATGCTATCCCCCCATCCGACCTGTAAGACGTAGCCCGGCTCCGGAGGTCAGTACACCGGTCGCCGGTCCAAGTTAAGCCGGGCGACTAGCCCGGCTCGTTGAGTATGTTTACGCGTAGCTTCACGCGGACCGGGCTTGATCCCCCGGTCCGCGTGACCATGGGGTGCCGGGTATCCGGCGAACGGCTGGACCCTTCGGCTCGCCCGTTCCCGGCGGACGTCTCGCCTGATACAATATATATAGGGGGAATGACCGCCACGGTCCGCGCAGCCCGAAGGGTCCGGACCCGGTCGGCGACATGGGTGCCGGGCTCCGGAGGTCAGTACACCGGTTTCCGGGGTAAAGGTGAAGCCCCGTGGTCGGGGCTACCGGTCTATTCCTCGCTCCAGTTGACCTCGTACCGGTCCGCGATCGCCTCGCGGGCGCGTACGTCGTCCTCTTCGGACGAGAACCGGGCGTCCCACTCGTCGAGGAGCGGCTCGTACTCCGCGCACGCTGCCCGGAACGCAGCCTCGAGGTCCGGGGCTACCCGACCGAAGCCGGTCTCCGTGCGCCACGCCAGGTGGGCGGCTTCCTTCTTGTTGTAAGCAGCCCAGTACGCAGCCTTCAGGTTCGCGTCGCTCATTTTCTTGGCATCCATGTTTCATTCTCCTTGAGTTTTCGTTTCCCGCCACACGATGGTAGGGTGCCGGGTTGCCCGGGAACGGCTTCGGGACGCGGGCAACCGCGGTTCTACAGGTCATACCCGGCTGGTCGGACCGGGGCGACCAGGGACGCGGGCTCGGGACTGACCCGGACAGGTTCCACTGGCTCTACCGGTTCTACAGGTCATGCCGGGACCGGACGACCCGGACACGGTTTGATGTACGGGCGTTCAATATCACTGCGGGACGCAGGCTCGGGAACGACCCGGACAGGTCCTGATGGAGCGACTGGCTCTACCGGTTCTACAGGTTTTACCGGGCTGGAACGACCCGGACAACGCCCGTGCCGGGTCGGACCTGCCGGATCTACTGGCGCTACTGGACCGACGCCAGGCTGCGTCGCCGTTTCCAGCTCGGTTTCCCGGAGGCGGCGTTCTCGGTCGATTCGCGTGGGATCGTCGAAACCCGGTGGCGTCTCGGGGCTTCCCCGGCGAGCCGGGCAGACGGGAGCCACCGGGCGGTGGCTCGGGACACGGTTCCGGCAGGTTCCACTGGTTCCACTGGAGTCACTGGACGCAGGCTCTACTGGCGCTACTGGTCATACTGGCTTCACTGGCGATACTGGAAAGCCGGGACGCCGGTGAGACTGGTGATACTGGCTAGACCGGTCGACCCGGACACGGTTCGATGTACGGGCGTTCACAGAAAGATGGGACGCAGGCTCGGGACGACCCGGACGGTTCTGCCGGGGAGACTGGATCTACTGGCTTCACTGGACGAACCGGGACGCCGGGACGCGCCGATGAGACTGGTGATACTGGTTAGACCGGTCGACCCGGACACGGTTCGATGTACGGGCGTTCACGGAAAGATGGGACGCAGGCTCGGGACGACCCGATGAGACTGGTGATACTGGTTAGACTGGTCGACCCGGACTGGCTCCGGAGGTCAGTACACCGGTTCCCGCGGGAAGCCGGGGTTCTATCCCCCCCAGTCCTTCTTGTCCCCGAACTCCTCGTTCCAGTTGTAGCCGGCGTTGTAATCCGCCACCTGCTCCGCGGTCATGTCATTTTTGTTGACCTGCGGGCTGGCGTATGTCGCCCCGGCGAACATATGGGGCAGCCGGGGGCGGTTGTAGTAGGAGTCGGCGCGACCCCTGTCGTAGGCGCCGCCATGGCGTTCGGTTTCTTTTGCTTCGATCATTTTCATTCTCCTTGAAGGTTTAAGTTTCCCACCACACGGTGATGGGGTTCCGGGTTGATTGGGAACGGCTTCCGGACGCAGGCTCGGGATGTCCGGGACAGGTTGCGCCGGTGGTCAGTATACCGGTTTGCCGGGAAAGGCAAGCCCTGGCTTTGAAACCAGGGCTGCGTCCTAGCCCCCGCAGTTGCTGCAGGGCATGTTGATCCCGGACACGCTTCCGTAGCAGCCTTCCGTGCCGCAGGACCAGGTTATCTGGTCCTTCCAGTGCTTCTCGGCTTTGGGTTCTTCTTCCCGGGCAGCCTCGAGGGCGTCCAGGCGGGCGTTTACCGCGATGAAATATTCGGCTTCATTCATGTTTCGGTCTCCTTGGTTTAAGTTATGGGATTCCAGGTTGATTGGGAACGGCTAGGACGCAGGGTCAGATGCCCAGGTTCGGTGGGAGGGCGAAACTCTCCCCCTCGCTCATCGCCTTGAGGTATCCCTCGAGGAGGAGGATCCGTTCGTTAGCCTGCTGGAGCTCGCCCTGCAGCTCCTGGACCCTGAAGGCGTGACTCTGCAGGGTCTCGCGGTGGATGTGTCCCATGACGGCGATCCTCGATTGGGAATCCACGGGATCAGTGCCGCAAGCCCAGGTGAAATCAGCCATTTTCCATTCTCCTTGTTTGTTTTTTTCGTTTCCGCCACACGACGGTAGGGTTCCGGGTTGATTGGGAACGGCTTCTGATTTTTACTTGCCGAACAAGGTCTTGATATCGTCTGGCTTCTCGACCAGTCGAGATTCCTTGGTCTTCTCGGGTTCATGTTTGCCCGTACGCTTCAGCTTTCCCTGGAGAACCAGGTCTTCGACGTCGCCACGGAGCCAGTACACGCTTCCCTCGATCCCAGTGACATCGCCACGGAGCCCGTACACACCGCCCTTGAGACCGGTGACATCGCCACGGAGACCAGACACGTCGCCCCTGATCCCGGTAACGTCGCCCTTGAGATTGTGCACATATCCCCTGATCCCGGACACGTCGCCGTAGAGGTTGGACACGTATCCCCACCGGCTGAACAAGGACGCGTCGCCACTGAGATTTGACACGTCGCCCGTGATCGCGGACACATATCCCCAGATCCCGGACACGTCGCCCCTGAGCCCGGTAACGTCGCCACGGATTTTGGACACGTCGCCCCTGATATTAGTCGCGTCGCCCGTGAGACCGGAAAGGTGTTCGGTAATATCGCAATCATATCGCTTGCCCGCGTCGCCCCATATCCCGGAAAGGTCTCCGGTGAGGTTTCCTGCATTTACCAGTTTCTTCTCGCAAGTAGACATCTTCGATTCTCCGGTTGGGGTTGAGTTACGTTTGTAGGGTTCCGGGTAGTTCACGAACGGCTCGCCAGGGGTCCGGCTCCGGAGGTCAGTACACCGGTTTCCGGGAAAAGGGAAAGCCCGGGCGTTTAGCCTGGGCTGAGTCCTAGGTCAGACCGTTCATGACTTGTTCCCTGATGAGGTCCTCGACCTCGGGGGCGAATTCCTCGCCCTCGGCGATCTGGATCGCCGAGACGATGTCGTCCACCAATTCATCGAGGAATTCGTCCTCTCCGTACCGCTCGTCCTCGAAGAATGACGAGATGGTTTCCTGGTTTCGGTCGTAGATCATTTCTGCCAGTTCTTCCATTTTCCATTCTCCTTTTTTTGTTTCCTTTTCCCACCACACAACCATAGGGTTCCGGGTGTTCGGCGAACGGCTCGGCTTACTTGTCGAGACCGAGAGCCTCCGGTGCCGTGATCAACGCCATGGCGGCGGTCAGGGTCGTCAGCACTATCCCGACGCCGATATTCGGCTCGGCATGGCTCGCAGCCACGCAGGAGAAAGTCGCCAACACGATTGAAGCGCCGAAAAAGAACTTAGCCATTTTTGATTTCCTTGAAAGTTTGTTGCTTGCCACACGATGATGGGGTTCCGGGTCTTTGGCGAACGGCTGGAACCTGGTTCCACTGGGTCCGGAGGTCAGTACACCGGTTTCCGGGCATGAAAAAAGCCTAGGTCTTGGACCTAGGCTTTTCCTTAACTGAAAAGTATTTCGACCTCAGCCTCGGCGGCTTCTGCCGCAGCCTGCGCGGCGATAACCGCGAGCTTGGCAGCCTCGAGTTTTTCGAGGGCGGCGGCTGCCGCGTCAATCCACTCGCAATTTTGCTCAAAGGTCTTTACCGCGCTAAGATTCTTCATTTTCGATCTCCTGAAAGTTTTTTGTTTCCCATCACACAACCATGGGGTTCCGGGTCGACCGTGAACGGCTCGCCAGGTCATGTGCCTGTTTTCGTCCATATGTCCTGGAATGGCATGGCAGGTCGATTTACCGGTGATCGTCGAAAACAGGTGGCGTTTCGGGGCTTCGTCGGCTAGGTGTATTGCGTTGTTGCCGCGGATCGATCTAGTATAGTCTGAGCCGTTCGGGGATGACCTGGAACCCCATGTTTGTGTGGTGTGGAACTTAAACTTTGAAGGGGATCGAAAGATGATGATTGTAGAGAACAACAAGTTTGAAGATTCGGTAAAAAGAACAATAACCGAATCGTGGACAAGTGGTAATACCAGGGTTAAAATGTCGACAAGGCATGTCGACAAGGCATACAAGACAAGTGTTAGTGTTTGCAAGATAGAGGGGATTTGGGAGACTCACCGTCTTAACAAGGACTTCTACAAAATCGTCAGCGTCATCCCATGCAGGCGATATCAGAACAAGGATTTGGCAAGTGTTCACCGGATTGCCTTGGATAACAACGGGGACATGGTACGGCAATTGCTGGAAGAGAACCTTGAGGTCTGCGTGGTTGGATAACCAGAAAAGCCCAGGTCAATGACCTGGGCTTTTCTCATGGCTGGAACCGGTGTACTGACTTCCGGTCCCAGTGGGGCTTCGGCTGAGCCGTTCGTGGTCGACCTGGAACCCCATGGTTGTGTGGTGTGGAACTTAAACTCTTTCAGGAGATCGAAACATGACCGAAGCCGAATATTTTGTCGGTGTAAACTCCCGCCTGGACGCCCTCGAGGCTTCCAGCAACCCTTATGTCGCCTTGATGGCGGCGGTCAAGGCGGCGAGCGGGAACCAGGAAGCCTTCACGGCTGCCATCGAGGCTGTCCGCCTCGAATATTGCCGCCGCGACTAGAATGGAAGCCTAGGTCATCGACCTAGGCTTTTTTTATGACTGGGACCGGTGTACTGACTTCCGGTCCCAGTAGGGCTTCGGTCGAGCCGTTCGCTGGCGACCTGGAACCCCATTGTCGTGTGGCGGGAAACTAAAATCAAGGGGATCGGAAATGAAGAAATTCTTCGTGAAGGATCTTACTGGTCGTGGATACAACACCGAGGTCGAGGGCGACAGAGTCCTCGCCTTGTATGACGAATCCTTCGAGGAGTCCTTCGAGGAGTTCGAGGATTGGGTTTCGTGTTCCGAGGTCGGTGACGAGATCCGTGGCGACATGAGGATAACCAGAATCGCCTAGGCTGAGCCGTTCGCTGGCGAACTGGCACCCTATGGTTGTGTGAAGGGAACAATAAAACAAAGGAGACGGAAAAATGGACTTCAAGATAAAGGGATTGAAAACTTGGGACACGAGGGATGGTGGCGGTTACCAGTTCACGTTGAACGTGGACGGCAAAAGGTTCGCCTTCGTCCATAACGGAGGAGAGGGCGGTCCGGTCGATGTCGAGTACTTCGGCGTCGGATCGCAAGCGAGTCTTGAGGCTCATGTAGCCTCTCAGCCCCAATATGAATTCTCTGGTGTTCAATACACCCACAATGTCGAGACTTTCCTCGACCAGCTCCTAGAGAACTTCGAGAAGGAGAAGCAACTGGCGAAAGCCAAGAGGAAGGGAACCGTGTTCCGTCTCACCACGGACGATAGGGGAACTTTCCGGACGCTTACTGGCTGCACGGAACTGGCGAAAGCCAAGGTTTGGCTTGACGGCAAGTACCCGAACCAGTACCAGATACTGTAGGTTCCGCGCGGTCTAGGGGGTAAAGCGAGCGAGTCAGCGATGACTCGCTCGCTTTCTCGTTTCCGCGCCAGGGTCCGGAGGTCAGTACACCGGTTTCACGGCTTCACGTCGGCATGGCTGCTTCACGCGGTCCGGCGTCGGGTCCGGGCTTCACGTGTTCCGGCGCCTAAAAGGAAAAGCCCACGGGGCAATCCCCATGGGCTTTGGTTTCGGGTTTCACGTCCTGTCCTAGGCAGCCATCGCCAGCATGTCCAGGTAGATCTGCTCGGGAGTCACCCCGGTATCCTCGTTGCACTGGATGTCCGTCACTTCGCGTGTCTTCATGTCGTTCATTTCATTCTCCTTGGTTCGGTTTCCGTCACATGCCCATGGGGTTCCGGTCGGTCTGGGAACGGCTTCACCGGTCGGCTTCACGTTTGCGGGATCGCGGGCTTCACAGCTTTATCTGGCGCGTCGGCGCGGTGAACTGGTCATATCCGGTCTGCCTGTGGATGTGCCTCGGCAGGGTCGGGTTCACGGCTTTGGGGAGGAGCAGGCTCTCGCGCACGAAAACCAGGTCGTGACCGACCTCGTCGACGTACACGTATCCCTTGCGCCTCGCCAGGTCGTTCATGGCGGTGAACGAAGCCCCGTAGGCTGCGTCCCCGGTCCACTTCCTGTTGGGGTCATACCTCACGACGGCGCTCTCGCCGATCGCGAAGTTGGCGTTGTACTCGATGACGACGATCCTCGGGAGGTACGTGAGCGCTTCCCATATCCAGTAGTCGTTGCCGTCCACGTCTATGGAGAGTATGTCCGGCTCGGGCGGGACGCCGTGCCTGGCGAACGTGTCGTTGACGTTCTCCCTCGTCACGAACTCCCTGCTCACGTCCCCGGACTGGTTGGCGTCCCACTGGACCAGCCTCCAGCCGAGCTGCGCGAACATCCTCACGTTGGAGCAGTCGAAGCCGTCGCGCGCCCCGAACTCGACGGCGACCCTGTTGGTCTCGCCGACCGTCCTGATCCAGTGGTACAGGACGATGTCCTGACCTTCCTTCGAATGTTGCCTTAGGTTCATGTATGTATGTATGTGAGAAAAGGCAGCCTTCCCGAGGGAAAGCCGCCTTTTTCGCCATGCCAGTACATACGGTGGCATGGTCTTAATTGTGGAAGTCGACGAGGATGCTGTCGTTGTCCACGACGAGTACCTCGAACGTGAACTTCCTCTTGCCCGGTTTCACGCCCACGACGATGTCACGCTTGATCTCGTCGTTCACTACCATCTGGTAGCTCTGGACGTAAACTATGTTCTCGTCGCTCTCGACATAGTTGTTGAAAAATGGCGCCAGAAGCAGGAAAAGGGTCTTCATCTTTCGATCTCCGTTGGTTTTGGTTTCCGTCACGACAATGGGGTTCCGGGGTTTCCGTGAACGGCTCAGCCGTAATATGGGTGGAATGGGAGGAAGCCAGGTTTCCCTGGCTTTCCCGCGGCGGGACTTCAGTGTGTGTGGATGCCCGCCATTGCTTACGCAGCCTGCGCGTGACCGTCCGGGTCGTAGTCGGGCTCGATGTCATCGTCGTCGTCATCGAAGTCAGGTTCGATGTCGTAGTCGTCCTCGTCGAAGTCTGGATTCCCAGAGACCCTGTCCTCGTACGCCATTTCCAGCCAGTAGTCTTCCATCTCGGTTCTCCTTTATGGTTATTTTACGATGGTGGGGTTCCGGTCGGTTTCCGAACGGCTTACCCGCTCGTAGACGGATCCCTCGATATCGCCCTGCCTGCCGAGGACGATCAGATGGTATCTCCCCCCGCACTCCTCCGGCAGGTCGCGAGCCAGCGCCGCGCGATCCAGCGCCGCGAGTGCCAACACGAGCGCATCGACCCTCGAGCCGAAAACCTTGGCGTTGTCGCGCGGGGAAGGGAAGCCGATTGCTTCCTCTATCTTCTTCAGGTGTTCCTCTTTCGCCTTCTTCTTGTCCTCCGCTGGGAGCAGCGTCCACGCCTCGTAGTCGAAACCGGAAGGCTTGTCGACCTCAGCCTCGTAGAGGGCGTCATAGGACGTCTGGTTCTCCAGCTTGCCGGAGTTGGTGTAGAAGAACTCGAATTGCCCCTTCTCGCCGTAGGCGTACAGGACCGCGGTGTAGGTGACCGGCTTGCCCTCGTCGTAGCCCTCGAGGAAACGCAGCCTCGCGGCGCCCATGCCCTGGTTTTTCGCGGGCTTGCTGGGGTTGTCGTCCAGCTTCTGTTCCTTGGTCGCAGCGCCGTAGCAGCGCTGGTGCCAGGCGACGTATTCGTCGTGGTCGCCGTCGCCGTATCCGCCGTAGACCTGTTTTCTTCCGTTGAGCCGGGCGAACTCGCCGCGGCATATCTCTTCGCCGCATCCCTTGCAGCACCAGGAGAACATTCCCATGATCAATCCCTCTCGTTTTGATGTTTGTCACACGGCTATGGGGTGCCGGTCCGCTGTCGAACGGCTCACGGAACGGGGAAAAAGGAAAATATCGGTTTTTCCATGCAAACTTTCCCGGTTCCGGGCGAATGACTTAGCCGTTCTTGCCGGGTCTGGCACCTCGCCACCTATATGGTGGTTCGCGGGTATGGCGTTCGCCCTATGTCGGGCGGAACCCGGGAGATCGGACTTTTGAAAGGAGTCGTGTCATGGAGAAGGAGAAGAAGGTTATCGGGATGTTGCTGGAGACGCACGCTGCGTTCCTCGCTCATGACCTAAGCATGGTCGTGTGGCAGAAGGACCGGGAGAGGACGTCCAAGTTCTTCCGCCGGGAACGTACCCTCGCTTACGTGCTGGAGACGCTGACCGGGGCGATGGATGACCAGTTCCCGAGCGAAGCCTGGTGCGACGAGGTCCTCGACCTGGTGTTGACGCTGCAGGCGAAACCCGGTTCCGACGAGGCGAAGGTGTCGCTGGAGCGCGCGGAGAAGCGGCTGCGGTGGGCTTTGAGCAACGAAAGCTGGGTCAAGCCCGCGACGAATGTATGCAGGGGATGCGGCGAGTCCTACGCCGGGAATGACCACCATTGCACCAACCACTCGTCGAGGGTGAGGGACGCGATGATGGCTTCCGAATAGCCGTTCGCCCGCCACGCGGCACCCTATGTTCGTGTGGCGGGAAACAAAAACTTTGAAGGAGAATGAAAGATGGAAATTTACCTGTGGTTGGTCGTGGCGATGATGGGTTCGATCCTCGTGTCTGCGGTATGCGCGACTGGCGCAGCCGACTAGTGGCGGGCGCAGACTGACTTAAATGAGAAAGCCAGGGAGTAATCCCTGGCTTTCTTCGTTTCCGCGCGTCCGTTCCCGTGTTACCTGCCGCTGAGCCTGTCGAAGTAACTCCCGGCGGACTTGGAGATCTGGTCTTTAGCCGAGCCTGAACCCGGTGCCGAGCCGCTGCCCCTAGGCGCGCCGCCCTCTGGGTTGGTTTCCCTGGCGGATATCATGCCGCCGCTCCTGGAGACGTCGTTCGGGGTCGCGTCGTCGAGCAGTTTCCATTTCTTGTCCATCGAAGGGCGGAACTGGTTCTTCAGCGCCGGGATCAATTTCTCTTTCACGTATACGTTCATGCCCGATATCGCAGCCATGTCCTCGCCGGGCTGCGGTTTCTGCAGCACGTTGGCTATGTCATCGAAAGACTTCTCGACGCGTGTCAGGTGGACGTTCCTCGATTTCAGTTTCGCCATTTTGGCTTGGTCCGGGGTGAACGAGCTTGGCTTCTGCTCTGCGGCGCGCTGCAGTATCCGCTGCGGCGCGCTTGGGCGCTGCGCTTGTGCTGGTGCCGCATCCGGGGCGGAAGCTCTGGGAACGCCGCCTGGGCGCTGGTTCTGGGTGAGTTTGTTCCACGCGCCGCCCAAAGCCTTCCCGATCCCGAGGAACTCGTCGAACTGCTCGTCGCCCTGCCTGTGGACGTACTCCGAGAAGGAGTATCGGACGAACCCCTCGTTGATCTGGTTGTGGTGTTTCTTGGCTTTCCTGTTTTGTGTCTTCATCGGTCTTCCCTTTTGTTGGACGGCGGTTATGACCCTATATATGTGCCGAGTTTCGCTTTCCGGAGGTCAGTACACCGGTTTCCGGGGAAAAAAAAGACCGGGGGTTTCCCGGTCTAGCGTCTCGCGTGGTAGACGGACCTGAAGTACGGCACCAGCCTGCGTCCCGCCTCTATCGATCCCTCGCCGCCGAGGACCGACTCGTTGTCGTCGAGCATCCTGGCGACGAACGTGTCGTCCCAGTCGTATATCTTCGCGTCCCTCCGGAGCAGAAGCTTGTAAGCGAGCCTCTGACCCTGGTTCAATTCTCCTACCAGCATTTTCATTCTCCTTTATAGTTTGTTGCTTGCCACCACAATGATTGGGTTCCGGGTTGACTGGGAACGGCTGGAGCCCCGGCAGTCACGCCAGGGCTTCCAGGTTTCCGCGTGGTTAGCCAGCTTTTTCCAACATGTCTAGGATTATAGAGATCGAGATTCCCTTCGAGCGTTGTTCTCCCGTCAGGAACGAGAAATCGCCCTCGATCCCGGTCACGTCGCCCTTGATCCCGGACAAGTCGCCGCTGAGCTTCGAGACGTCGCCCCTGATTCTCGAGACGTCGCCCTCGATGTTCGTTACGTCGCCGCTGATTCCCGAGACGTAGCCATGGATCTTGTTGATGTCACCACAGATATTCGAGACGTCGCCGCTGATTCTATAGGCGTTGCCCCAGATGTTCTTTGCATCGCCATTGATTTCAAGATATTTTCCAACAAGATTGCCGGAATTGATCAGTTTTTTAACCTTTCCATAGTTCGTCGCCAGGTCTTTTATGTCTCCCTCAGTGACACGTTGATATTGACCGTTCACGTCACCGCAGAAATCGGTCACGTCGCCCTTGATATAGGACACGTCGCCTATGATCCCGGAAACATTCCCCCAGATGCCGGACACGTCGCCGTAGAGATTGGATATGTCGCCGCTGATCTTGGACACGTCGCCCATGAGACCTGGACGTGTTTGATGGCTGTCGCCCCCAGGGTGTGGCTTGACCCCGTCCACCTTTCCACTGATCTTGGTCACGTCGCCCCTGATATTCGAGACGTCGCCCTTGATTTTCGTCACGTCGCCGCTGATTCCCGAGACGTCGCCCTCGATCCCGTAAATGGTCCCACACCGGTTGATTAGGGTCACGTCGCCGCTGATGTTCGTTACGTCGCCCCTGAGTTTCGTTACGTCGCCCCTGATGTTCGTGATGTCGCCCCTGATGTTTATCGGATCGCCGGTGATGTTTGACCTGTCGCCGGTGATGTTCGGGTTCCGCAAAATCTTGTTTACCTTGATCATCCTCATTCTCCTTTTAAGGTTTGTTGTTTCCCACAATGATTGGGTTCCGCCTGGTCGGCGAACGGCTGGAACCTGGAGACAGGCTGGCTCCGGAGGTCAGTACACCGGTTCCGGGCAAAAAAGAAACCCAGGCTATTGACCTGGGTTTCCTTGGCGTGGCAATTGTGTGTGTGGGGTTGCCACGCCTGGCGGCTTTCGCCGCGTTTGTCAGTCGCGCATCGCGTTGCGCTGGGCTGCGCCCCTGGTGCGCTGCCGTCTCGGGCGGGTGTCGTGTATCCCGACGCCTCCCCGGTGGGCTTTGTGCCCCGTCGAAACCTTGTCGACGGTGAAGGTGCAGCTGTCGGACTTTCCGTTGATCCATTTTTTCACTGAGTCATTCATCTCTATGTCTCCCTTTTGTTTCGTTTCCACCACACGACCATAGGGTTCCAGATGTCGGGCGAACGGCTAGCTTTTTCCTGTCGCCTTTGCGATGGCTGTTGAAACCTTTTGCTTCCAATGATCGATGGTTGCTTTGTCCGTAGAAGGTGCTGTCAACCAAACAGAAATGTCTTTCAGCGTTTCCAGCAACTCTGGCGACGCTGCTATTAGATTGGCTTGTTCTTCTGATACATTGCTTTTACTCATGTATAGAACTTCATGATCTGCCTCTGTATCAAAGTGGAGATACCATCCACCCGCAGGATCGTTGTTTTCAAAAGGAACTTCTTCTAAGTCCCACTTTGGTTTATCGGTCATTATTCTTCTCCTGTTAGTGTTGAGTTACGTTTGTAGGGTTCCAGATGTCGGGGAACGGCTAGCTTTTCTTTTTCTTCTTCTTACTGACTATTTCATCAAATATGTCTTGCGCTTCTTTTCGGTACCATTCGCCTACTTTTTGTTCGATATAGCAATATATCGCAACTGTTCCGTTGCCATCCATGGGATTGTCGCCCATTCCGGAATTTTCGTAAGCTTCGATCAAATCTTCTTTATAAAGATACCAAGTATCGTCTATGACCTTGTAATAATCTGGTACAGACCTATCGATTATTTCGTGAACGGAGCCAGAGTAATCCAAGTCGTTATTGATATCAGGCAAAGGACCGGAATCGTTTTCTTTTATGTATTCTTCCAGTAAATCCTTAACTTTATCGATTGCTGTTTCTACACATGAATCTAAAACATCTTCAATTTCTACTGTTCTTGTTCTTTTCATGGCATGAATCCTCATAGGTTATAATTTCGTTTCCACCACACGACCATAGGGTTCCAGATGTCGGGCGAACGGCTAGCTTTTTCCTGTCGCCTTTGCGATGGCTTCGCGGGCATGCTGCATCGTGATTGGGCACGGTCTGCTGGCGATTTCAACGCCCTCGGGGGTGACATGGGAATAAGAACATTCATCGACCATTCTCATGAGCATGTTGAGCAACTCGGAATTTATTTTCTCTGGCGTATGACTCATCTTTCATTCTCCTGTTGAAGTTAGGTTGCGACCATAGGGTTCCGGGTTGCCGGGGAACGGCTAGAACGGACAGTCGTCCGGTTCAGTCGGCTTCTCCGGTGCCGGAGCCTGCGCGCCTCCGTCGTCGTCGTAGAAGTCTTCCACCGAGATGAACGGGTGCGGGGCGTCCGCGAACACGCCGGAATAGGCTGGGTTGCGTTCCCAGGTGTCCCATGGGGTGAGGATCCAAGCCTGCTCGGGTCGATCCCCTCCTACGTTCGCCGCGTACTCCCTGCAGACTTCCGTCCAGGTCGGAACGCGGAAATAATCATCTTCCATTTATATGCTCCTTCTCGGTTGCGCCATCGGTCGTATATTCGCTGCTTTTTTCGCTGAATAGGTAGTCGCCAGCGTTCTCGAGGGCAAGCTCTTCGGCTTGCTCCGGCGTTTCCGCGTCCACCTCGATGTCGTTGAACCCGTATGAGATCCTGCAAACCTTTACCGTGAATTTCTTCATCTCAGTCTCCTTGTTTGTTTGTTTCCATGCCTATGGGTTACGTGCCAAGGCTGCAAGCGCCCTGTCTCTGACTGTTCTGATTTCACGTAGTGCTTTTGAAAGCACGTCCGCCTTTATCCAGTTGTCGCAGTCTTGGTGGACCTCTATCTCCTGACGGAGGATCTCCATCGCGTTCGCGAATTTCGACGCCTCGATCTCCTTCGCCAGCGGCTCGATCTGCTCGCATATGCTGGCGAACGGCAATTTCCTGAACCGGTTCGCCAATTTTATTGTGTCCGTCATGTTAAACTCCTGCTTTTTTGTAGATTTCGTTCCTTCTTTTATCAGCTTTATAGGCAAATTTATTTGCCCTATCGCAAAGTTTTTGCCCATACTGATTTTCATCAAAGTCAGGTTGAATGTAAACATCTTCCAGATGTCCAGCAAGCTCCTTAACAAGATCGATCAATTTTTCCTCTGTCGTTTTTGCTTTTACATACATGGTTTATTCTCCTGTTAAAGTTAAGTTTCCCGCCACGAACATAGGGTGCCGAGTTGACGGCGAACGGCTAGTCCTCTTCCGCTTCCGCAGCCTCGATCTCTTCCTCGATCTCCTCGCGGAGCTTCTGGATTTCGTCGGCTCTGTACCATTCGTCAGCCACGTACTCGAGCGTGTCGTCGCCGTCGATGTAGTCGTTCATCCCGCAGCGGAAATCTGTCGGGGAAAGTTCCCTTACGATACTGCTCGGGCTGAATCTGGAATGTCCTATCTCAACGACGGGGTAAATGTCGTCGAGTGCTGCCGCGTAATATTCCTCGATATCGACCGGTGTCAATTCTTCCTTTATCTTCGCTTCCAGCATCTCGTCGATCTTGTTCATCTTCATTCTCCTTGTTTGTTTCGTTTCCACCACACGACGATAGGGTTCCGGGTTCAGGGCGAACGGCTCGCCTGGTCCAGGTTACTGGCTCCGGAGGTCAGTACACCGGTTTCCTGGAATCGAGAAATCCCGGGCGTTAAACCCGGGATATCCCCTAGTAGTTTTCGTTTACCCAGCTTACCAATTCTTGGACCTGCGCCCCGTTCCTTAGCTTGCTGGCGAATGCCTGATCGTCCATCAGTATGCAGGCTGCGACCGAAGTCTCAGCCGCTACCCACATGAGCACCACGCTAGGCTTCATCTCTTCCATTTCCATTCTCCTTGTTTTATTGTTCCCGCCACACGATGATAGGGTTCCAGGTTCAGGGCGAACGGCTCGCCTGGTCCAGGTTACTGGCTCTGGAAGTCAGTACACCGGTTTCCAGTAAAAAGTCAAAGCCCCATTTCGGGGCTTTATCCCTAGTCCGAGGACTTCTCGGATCGAATGTAAGCCGAGAACAGATCCTCGAATTTCTGGCGATTCTCGCCAGTGAAGAACAGTGATGCCCAGCCCCCGTCCGTCACACCTATCCGTTCTTGTACGGCTAGGCAAGCTGCATTGAGGGCTTCTTCGATGATGATCTGGTTTTCGTTCATGTCTCAGTCTCCTTGTTTTATTGTTTCCACCACACGATGGTAGGGTGCCAGGTTTTCGGCGAACGGCCGACCTGGGGGAATGTGGTGTACTGACCTCCGGACCAGGCGAGCCGTTCGTGCCGGATCTGGCACCCTACAATTGTGGGAAACGAAATAAGGAAAAAAAAGAGAAATCTTTTTGGACTTGAAACGAATGACTAATGGCGAGCCGTTCGCCAAAGACCTGGAACCCCATCATCGTGTGGTGGGAAACTTTAAAAAGGGGATTGAGAAATGGAAATGAACGATCCGAATGTGATGAAGTTTTTGGGTGTCAAGGGACAATTCGTGAAAGCGAAGTTCCGCACCACCAAGAAACCAGCGGCTGCCTTCAAGGGCAAGCTTCTGGAGAAATTGACCTCCGGGGTCTTCACCGCCGGCAAGGCGTTTGAAAACCTCAAATCCGTCAAGGACGGAATCGCCGCCGGCGAGCGTGGTGATGTTGGTCCTCTTCCGTTCGGGACATGGGTGGTATTCCCCCATGTGATCAAGCACACCCCCAAGGGTGGAGAGGAAACCTTTTATTTCCGCTTCTACCCCGCGGCGAACAACAAGCCCAAGGTCGTTTACTTCGTGGACGGCAACGAGGTGACGAAGGAAGTTTTCAACAGCTTCCTCACGCCATCGGACCAGAAGCCTAGCAACGAGCCTTGCTTCGTGGTAAAAAGCTCGAACATCGTTAGCTTGTTCGACAGCGAGGAAGAAACCGCAGGGGATGCGGCGTAGTCCGGAAACCTGGGCGACCTTCACACGGTCGCCCTTTTTCTTTTGAAGCCGTTCGTGTTTTACCTGGAACCCCACCTTCGTGTGGAAACGAAACAACAAGGAGACTTGAAATGGAAATTGAAGTGAAGGTTGAATGGAAGAAATCGAAGACCTGGGGGATGAACCCCCACGCAGTAGCCTACCATCCAGGTGGGGCTGCGACCGCCAAAGCCTCGGGCTGCGGCTATTGCAAGCTTTCCACGGTTCTGGCGGAGTGCCTGGACCAGATCCCGCAGGTGCAGGAAGCGGCGCTGAAGAACGAGGCTACAGCCAAGGGCATCGGCTTCTTCGACGACGAGGTCAAGTCGGGTCGCGGCAAGGCTCGGGTCGTCACGAAGGTGCGGAAGGCTTTCTTCCCTTCTGGATCCGGCGTGTCGTCGGTCACGAGATCGGTCGAGTCCATCGGGGGCAAGGTCGAGCATGTATCCAGCAAGACCTGGGATTACTTCAAGATAAGTATCCCGGTCTAGCCGTTCGGGCTTCACGCGGAACCCTATTGTCAAAGGAGAAAAGAAAATGATGAGACCATTCAAAGTGTCGTTGCGCGAGGACAAAGGCGACACGAAACTTACGTTGTTTTTTTATTGCATGGCGGATGACATGGACCAGGCGGACGAACAGGCTATGGAAGCCTATCCGAATGGCGAGTTGATAAACGCGGTCGAATGCGACGAAGAAGAATACCTGTACCACACGAGGAGCGAAAAAATGGCTCACACGCCCGGACCCTGGAAAGCCGAAGGTTTCGCCGTCGGCGACAGGGCGGAACATCTGTATCTCACCCAGGACGAAAACCATCACAAGTATCCGATCAGGATCTGCCTCATCGCTGGTCACGAGTGGAAGGTGCCGAAGGGCAAGAGGGAAGAAAGGTGCTACTACACGGAGTCGAGCGTCGCGGACGCCAGGCTGATAGCGGCTGCGCCCGAAATGCTGGAGATGCTTCACAGGCTCGAGGACCTTCCCAACCGATGGGACGAGGACGAGCCGTTGTGGGACGAGCTTCGCGCCCTTATCGCCAAGGCGACGGGACAGGAGAAGTAAGCGAGAGGACCAGGGAGATTCCCTGGTCTTTTTTTATTGGATGTGACCGGTGTACTGACCTCCGGACAAGCTTCACAACTCGGGATCGGAGGCTTCACAGTTCCGCCCCGGTCACGCGCGGCGATGCTTCCACCTTCACGTTTCCCTTGCCTTCACGTGGTCTCGCCGTCGCGGGGCTGCCTTCACAGGATACCTTCACAAGTCCGATTCACAGGTCCGCTTCACAGGCTGCTACGGGTGGTTCACGTATGTCTGGCTCACGCCCATGGCTTCGTCAACGTGAGCCGGCACGTTCGCGCCTATCCATTCACGTGTCGGCTTGATTATGTCCACGTGCTGCTGCTGCTTCTCGTCGGCGTACCCGCAGAACCCGATCATCGGCTCGAAGTAGTAGGCTTGGACCGTGAACCCCTCGTCGCGCAGTATCTCGTAGGCGCGCAGGGGAGGCTGCCACGGGCTGTGGAACCGCATGGTCGCCGATCCTTCCTTGACCGAAGCTTCCGGCTCGCCGTGAGACCTCCTCACGTCCCACTTGCATCCCCAGTTCCCGAGACGCCAGGCGTACCTGGACTTCTCGAGTTCCATCTGCGCGTCGCCCAGCGCAGCCAGGTCTTGGACGTCGAGGATGTCGGATCGGGTTTCCCCGGTGACGTCCCGCGCGTATTCCGGCTCGGGCACCATTATGTCGAGCATCCTGTCGGCGTTGTACGCGTCGACCAGGAGCTGCAGCTTCTTCGGGTTGGGGTGTGACACGGTCACCATGTTCATGCACCAGTTCGGCATATGTTACTCGTTTCCTACAAAATGAAAATGCTCACGATCACCGAGACGACGGCGACGCAGAACGTGACCGGCAAAACGACAGCCAGGTATACCACGCAGAATCCGAAAACGATGTCCTGCAGCATCACGCGCCTCCCTTGTCTGTTTGGTTCTTCAGCCTGTCCAGTTCTTCCCTCAGCGCCAGGTTCTCCTCGCGGAGCCTCTGGAGTTCCCTTTCCGCGGTCCTCGAGACGAGCAGGGACAGTTCCTCCCTGCTCCACCTCTCCAGCTTGCGTATCTCGTTCTCGTCGATCATTTGTCGCTCCCGGTGAAGCACGCCCTTATCTGGTCCCAGGCTTCCTCGTCGTCCTCGATCATGGACATCTCGGCTTTCTTTATCTTGCGCATGAGGGTTTCGAACGTCCTGGCTTTGGCGGAGAACTCCCGGACTGTGCCGTTGGATTCCGCCGCGTGGATGTAGGGGACCATCTCGCTGAACCCCTCGTCGCATTCGATGCCGAGCGTCGAGGCGAGCGCCTCGTCGTCGTCCCACGTGGAGTAGAACATGCCTTCGGCGCGACCCTTGCTTATCGTGACCGTTCCCCCGTGCGCGTACGAAGCGGACCGCGGGTTGGATCGCACTTCGACCGGGTTTCGTTCCCCGGAGAACGCCTTGCGCATCGTCTCGAGGTGCTCGCCCCAGTCGGTCCAGTCCTCGCTCCAGCACGACCACCTGAATTCGACGGAGATGGTCTCCGGCTTCTGTGCCTTCTTCGCCTCCCACAGGCGGAGGGTCGGGGCGAGCCGGTTGCCGCACGCCGACACCCTGATGCCGAGGTCGCGCGCCACGTTCCTGATGTTCTCCAGGATATCCTTGCAGTCCCTGCCCTCGCCGACGGATTTCTCCTTGTTGCTCATCTTGTCGTAGTCGGAGCCGTACAGTTCCGACAGGATCGGTATAGCACCTTCGGTGAGCGGTATCAGCCTCCAGCCGAGGATGCTGTTCGTCAGTCTAGCCTTTTCCATGTCTTTACACTCCCTTGTTTTTCTTCAGTGTTTTTTTCAGTTCCTTTACGATTTCGTTCGCCACGAGAAGCGCGTCTTTCACGTTAGCGAAAAAGTCTTCCGCGGTCTCGCAGGTCCCGGCGCAATCAAGGTGGCTTGTCAATTCTTCGGAAGAAGCCTTGATCTCTTGCGCCTCATTCAGCAATCCATCAAACTTCTCAGTCAAGTCCAAAACTTTCTTATCGCTCATATCATTCTCCTTGTTAAAGTTATCAGTCACGTCTATTGTTGGGTTCCGGGTAGCCGGGGAACGGCTTCCAGAACAGTTCCGAGTGGATAATCAACAGTATCTATATGGCAGACTATATCTCGATAACTTACTACCACACGATTTTCATTAAAACGAGCAACAAATTCTTTTGTTACACTGGAAACTATAGCCATATCCCACTTAGCCCATTGATAATCTTTCATGTAGGGGCAGCTTTCTAAATCGACAAGATCGCCTTCTTTTAAATCTTCTACTTTTACTTTCAACATTACGCACCTTCTCTTTCTTCTCTTGCCTTAACCTTGGAAACCTTAACTTCATCATTTTTAAAACCAGAGTGGCTTTGCAAAAACTTTTGTTTTGCTTCCTTGCAAGTTTTCGAAGAATCAGTCGAACAGTAATATTTGAAAGATCCATCCCTTAAAACGAATATGTCAATCTTCACTACTTTGTCAGACGTTCTGAAAGGCATCTCTATCTCCTTGTTGGGTTTGTTTTCTGAACTCGTAATCGTCAGGAACTTTTTTGAATTCGCCACCATACTCATTGAGGGTATCGGCTTCGATATCCTCTTCCGACAGACTCCCGACAAAATCTTTTCCTGCCTTTTCGATAGATTCTGTAAGACCGCCAAAATCAAATGCCCAACGATACAGTTTGCTGTAGATGAAACTTTGGGCGGCTTCCCTGGATAGTCCGCGATCCATCAGGGCGTTGGCGATACTGTTGGCGAGTATGTGTGATGGCGCGTCGAAGCTATAAGGCTTTTGGTACACAAACTGGAGGAAGAAGTCCTCCTTCACTACTTTGTCAGACGTTCTGAAAGGCATCTGGTTCTCCTTGTTGGGTTTCGGTTACGTCTGTAGGGTTCCGGGCAGACGGGGAACGGCTCAGTCGCCGCTGTCGACGGTCCACTGGCTTCCGCAGTTGACGCAGGAGTACCTGTGCTGCGACATGCCGACGGTACGCCTCTCGCCCCACTGGTGGACGCAATCCTGGTCCTCGGGGACGTAGCCCAAGCCGTTGCAGTTGACGCACCCGTGCCTGAAGTGGGCGTGCAGGTGCCGGTTCTCCCTGGTGTTCTCGTACCGGTGCAGAGGGTAGGCGTTCAGCCTCACGTTGTACCCGCCGTGACCTTCGCAGGCTGGGCAGGTCTTATTGCCTTCCGGGACCGGTCGTACCGGGGGGAAGTCCAGGTACAGGTCTTCGTTGATCATGGTTTTCTCCTTGATTTACTCTGGCGCGTCGGTTACAATCCGTCCGCGCCTCCATCGTCTAGCGGTTAGGACATAGCTTTCTCACAGCTAAAACAGGAGTTCGATTCTCCTTGGAGGTACTGATTAGAATCGAGTCTTTTTGTCAACTTTGATACCCTCAAGATTCGCATCATTCAGATTCGCACCCTTCAGATTCGCACCCTCAAGATTCGCACCCTCAAGATTCGCACCCTCAAGATTCGCAGCAAGCAACCAAACACCAGTTAGATCAGCACCCCTAAGATCAGCACCAACCAACCTAGCACCAGATAGATTCACATTAGCACCAGCAAGTTTTACATGAGGAAGATAAGCACCCTCAAGATTCGCACCCTTCAAATCAACATCAACCCAACCCTTAGCACTATCTGATGTGAAAATCACTTTGCCACTTTTGTTCTTAACATAAATCTTCATCTTTCATTCTCCTTGTTAAAGTTACCGATCACAAACATAAGGTAAAACCATTTGTCGTAAACCAAACCTGCTAGTCCAGCTTGACCTCGATGGTCTCGTCGGTGTAAGGTTTCTCGGTGATGAGGTAGCCCAGCCGGTTGACGAAGTGCAGACCGGGGATGAGGTACAGTCCCTCGTCTCCCTCGACGTAGGTCCAGACTTTCTTGTCGTCGGCGTTGCGGAGGACGTGGACGAATTCCTCGTCGTAGGTCTCGAACATGCAGCCGTCGAACGAAGCGTTGTCGTCGAGGTGGTTCTTCACTGGCACGTACTCTTCTTCCCATTCCTCATGTGTCATGTTAGCTCTCCTTTTCTGTCACTGTAAGGTTCTCCGACCCGAGGCTCTCGGAGTCGCACTCCCCGCCGTTCATCAGTATATCATATCCTTTGGCTTCCGCCTCGTCACGGCTTGCAGCCTCGACGACGCATGACCGCTGGATCGTCTCGTCCAGCCGCACTATGAACTTCTTCTTCATCTTCGGTTCTCCTTTGGGGTTTGGGTTACGGTGGTAGGGTGCCGGACCGTTGGCGAACGGCTGGAACCCCGGGAGTTGCCCCGGGGTTCCTGGTTTTCTACTTGCCGAACAAAGTCTTGATCTCGTCGAGACGTGCCTTGATCTCGTCGAGGACCTCGACCAGGCGAGACTCATTGGTCTTCTCCGGTTCAGGTTTGATCTCGGGTTCAGGCTTGGGTTCAAGCTTGCCTTTACGCTTCAGCTTGCCCTGGCGAACCAGTTCTTCGACGTCGCCTTCAAGCCCGGTCACGTCGCCCTCGATATCGGCCATGTCCCCATATCGACCGCCGAAGAGACCGGAAACATCGCCGGTGAGACCGGAAACGTCGCCGCCGATGTTCGTTATGTTGCCCTTGATTCCGGACACGTCGCCCTCGATCCCTTCTATGTAGCCATAGATCCCGGACACGTCGCCCCTGATCTCGGACACGTCGCCACCGAGCTTCGTGACGTCGCCGATGAGTCCAGTCGCGTCGCCATCGATATCGGACGCACATCCACTGATCATGGACACGTCGCCGGTGAGGCTGGTAGCAAAAAGTCCGATGATCCTGGACACGTCTCCGCTGAGCTCGGACACGTCTCTCTTGAGTCCGTTGTCTCGATCTTCTAGACACATTTTGATGCGTTTATCAGCGTTCGGGGCGAGATTCTCATCCCAAGAGCAAAGTTTGGAAACGTCGCCCTTGATGTTGGAAGCATTGCCCTCGATGTACTTGGCGTCGCCCCATATACCGGAAAGGTCTCCGGTGAGGTTGTCCGCGTTTAAAAGTTTCTTCTCGGTCTTCTCTGGTTCAGGCTTGACTGTACGCTTTAGCTTGCCCTGGCGAACCAGTTCTTCGACGTCGCCCTCAAGCCCAGTCACGTCGCCCTCGATACCGGTCATGTCGCCCCTGAGCCGCCCGCTCACGACGCCACTGATACCTGACACGTCTCCATCAAGCGAGGACACGATGCCAATGATGTGCGTGACGCAGCCCTTGATGTTGCACGCGTCGCCATAGATGTTGGACACGTCACCACTGATCCAGGAAACGTCGCCATAGATATCGGAAATGATACCATCGGAAATGTCGCCGCTGATATTCGAGACGTTGCCCTTGAGACGGGACACGTCGCCCCTGATCCCGGACACGTCGCCCCTGAGACCGGACACGTTGCCCTTGATCCCGGACACGTCTCCCTTCATGATGTTCGTTACGTTGCCCTTGATGTGCTTGGCGTCGCCCCATATACCGGAAAGGTCTCCGGTGAGGTTGTCCGCGTTGATCAGCAGCAAGATTTCCTTAGGTTGGTCTGGGGCTTCGCTGATCTCGGCGCTCTCGCTGACGATTTTCACGTCGAATTCGTCGCCATACCGCCGAGAGTGGTATTGGAGTTCGTCAAGCGCGTCCTGCATTCGCCATCTGATTATATCGATCTGCCCTTCGCTGAGCTTGGCGTCTGACTCGAGGACGTAAGTCGCCACGGCATTGTATCTGACCTTCTTCTTCTCGCAAATTGACATCTTCGACTCTCCTGTTAGGGTTGGGTTACGTTTGTTGGGTTCCAGAAATAGGGCGAACGGCTGGAACCCCGGGAGTTACCCGGGGTTTCCTGATTTTCTACTTGCCGAACAACGTCTTGATCTCGTCGAGACGTACCTTGATCTCGTCGAGGACCTCGACCAGGCGAGCCTCCTTAAGCGCCTTGATCTCGTCTGGCGCATTGAGCTTGAGATTATGGAGGTACTGCTTGGTTTCCTTCGATTCCGGTTCTGGTTCCGGCTCCAGCTTGCCTGTACGCTTCAGCTTGCCCTGGCGGACCAGGTCTTCGACATCGCCAGAGAGTCCTTTCATGCAGCCCTCGATCCCGGTCACGTCGCCCCTGAGACCGGATACGTCGCTCTGGAAACCGGTGTTGCAGCCATTGTACACCACGTTCCAGCCCTCGATCCCGGAAACGTCGCCGCTGATCCCGGAAACGTCGCCCTCGAGACCGGAAATGTCGCCCCTGATGTTCGTGACATCGCCACAGATAAGATTCGCTTGTCCATGGATGTTCGACACGTCGCCCCTGAGTTTCGTAACATAGTCATTAATGTCAGTCGGGTCGCCATAGATGTTCGACACGTCGCCCCTGAGACCAGACACATAGCCATAGAGACCAGACACGTCACCTGTCATTCTGCGCACTTCGCCCTTGATGTTCTTCGCGTCGCCCCAGATCCCGGACACGTCTCCGGTGAGGTTGCCCGCGTTTAAAAGTTCCTTCTCGGTCTTCTCCGGTTGGTCTGGATTGCCCGTCCAAAACCCACAACGCTTCAGCTTGCCCTGGCGAACCAGTTCTTCGACAGACCCCTCGATCCCCGACATGTCGCCGCTGATACCTGACACAAAGCCATAGATCCCGGACACGTCGCCCATGAGCTTCGTAACGTCGCCAGTAATCTGGACAAAGTCGGAAAAACTGCCCCAGATGTTGGACACGTCGCCCCAGAGACCGGACACCTGTCCTCTGAGCTCGGACACGTCTCCGCGGATGCCAGTCATGTTGCCCTCGAGACCGGACACGTCGCCACTGATCTTGCTCACGTCCTCCCATATCTCGGACACGTCGCCCCTGATCTTGCTCACATCGCCCTTGATGTGCATGTTGTCACAGTGACCGGACACGTGACCGCTGATGTTGGACGCGTCGCCCTCGATGTGCTTGGCGTCGCCCCAGATGTTGGACACGTCGCCGGTAAGTCTTCCCGCGTTGATCAGTGGAACTGACCACTTATTCTTGGGCTTCTTCTCGCAAGTAGACATCTTTCGTTCTCCTGTTAGGGTTTGGGTTACGTTTGTAGGGTTCCGGTTGAAGGGCGAACGGCTAGATTGTGTATCCGACTCTGAAGTCGCTCAGTAAATCGTAGACCGATTCCGCGGACTCGAGATCGAACGACATCAAGTTCGCGCGACTAACCTTTTTTTTCCCGAATTCGCTTGTCACCGTAAGATGGAAGCCGCCATTGTTCTGGGTGAGGGTGTATCTGGATTTGTAGTGGTCAAGCCCGTCGAACTTCTTTGCCCCATTCTTGATCAGTTCGATGCCCTTGACGAGGTCGTCCATGCAATCCTGGGTAAGATGGAGCCTTTGTCCTCGCGGTGAACTCAGACCGAACCAAACAGCGTCAGGGTAAACCAGACTACTGTTGACGATGTGGCAGTCCCTCTTGTTGCTGTCAGAGAAAACAACCTCCTTTTTTAACTTTTTTATCATCTTCATCTTTCGTTCTCCTGTTAGGGTTGGGTTACGTTTGGCTGGCGAACGGCTAGCTGGCGAATATGCTCTCGCCGTTGCGTTCCATCAGCAGCACCATCACCTTGGGCTGGCTTTTCTTCCTTATGCCGAGCATCTCGACCATCTGCTCCAAGGCTTCCTTGCGGCTTTCAGCCTTGATCTCCACCTTGGTGCCGAAATAAACGCACAGGTACTTGTTCATGCCGTCCTCCCCTGGTTGATGTTCCTCTTGAATGTCCATCCCTCCCCGCCTTGCCAAGTCCCCACATGGATGTCCCCCAGGTAGTAGAGGGTCATCACGGGGCAGGCTGCCTCGGAGTGGACGCTGGAGTTGAGGTCGTCAGAGCCGAACTCCTTGACCAGCATGTCCTCGAAATCCTTCTTTGATACCCGACCCTTGAAACTGTGCATCTCGTTCTCCTTTTTAAGTTTGTTCGCCACACGACGGTAGGGTGCCAGACGGAAGGCGAACGGCTAGCTTTTCCTCGTCGCCTTGGCGATGGCAGAACGTGCGTCGCCAAGCATAAACTCGCTCCATCCTTCTGCTTTTGCGTTTGCCAGAAGATACCTGCACGCGTCCAGCAACTCTGGCGCCGCCGCCACGAGCTTGGAGTCGGAAGCCGACTTTGTTTTTTCGGCTTTATCAAGGCTCAACAAGAACTTTCTGATGGGTTCAAGCGTCTTAGCCAGATCGTCATCTTTGCCGTCTATCATGCCAGCAAGCGTGTCGGCATGTTTTTCGGCTTTGCTTTTAGCGGACATATTTCGATTCTCCTGTTAGGGTTGAGTCAAGTTACGATGGTAGGGTTCCGAACTCCAGGCGAACGGCTAGCTTTTCCCGTCGAAGCCGATGAACGCCTCGCCAAGCTTGAAAAGCCGGTCGGCGCAATCCCTGAACAGATCTCGCCTGTCGTCCGTCATCTCCCAGACATACGACATCTTGCTGACGGAATATTTCGTGATCGGATGCGAGGCGACGACGAGCCAGCCCTTCTGGTCGGAGAACTGCTCGATGTTGGCGTACGACTGGTCATCGTAGGCGTTGCGCTGGATGTTGGCTCGCAGCTTGACGCCACCGTAGTCGCGTATCTCTTGCCAGTACCAGGACTGGGACTGGCACTTGACGGATATGTCGATCAATTCGTAGCCTTGTTTCAGTTCTATCATGTCGTTCTCCTTTTGAGGTTGGGTTACGAGTGTAGGGTTCCGTGCTCCAGGCGAACGGCTCTCCTGGTCTAGGTTACTGGCTCCGGAGGTCAGTACACCGGTTTCCCGGAAAAAGGAAAAAGCCCAGGCGATTGACCTGGGCTTCCCGTTTAACCGAACACCACATAGCTTCCAAAGTGAAGCTTTTTCTTAAGTCTTTTGGCTTTTGGTGTCAATTCATAAACATCCAGAACTTCAAATATGCAACCTTCTTTGTGTTCCACTTCGTCATATCTGCTGCCACTATCGTAATCGTACTGAGTCAAGGACATGCCAAGCCCTGTGGCAGTCTTAAATGCGTTGATCAAATTGTCGACAAGTGGAGCAAAAGCTTCCGCATCTTCAAATTCGTACACCATATACAAAGCCAATTTACCCCAACCTTCAAATTCTTCATGAGCTTCGATTGCCCCAATCTCTTTGGGACAAAGCTCTTTGATGTACTCGTACTTAATTGCTACAACCTTACAAGCTGAATATCCCATGCCCATTTCGTTCTCCTTTTTTTAAGTTACTTGCCACACAACCATCGGGTTCCAGACCTTCGGCGAACGGCTCGGCGACCTAGTGGGTCGCCTTGCTCTGCAGGCACTGTATGCCCTTCCAGAACTCCGCAGCCTTGAGCTTGGCTTCTGAAGCCACCTCCTTGACCTTGAACACCAGCCGGTTGCCCAGCTTAGTGTGTATGGTACACACACCGCCCTTCATGGTGGTGCGTTTCCGCTCGAAACACACGCCCATGCCGCCGTCGTACCAGTTGACAGCCGACTCGTTGCATTTCTTGTCGATGCGGAGCATGCCCCGCGTGCCGACTAGATCGTACAACGCGCCACTGGCTTCCAAACACTCCACATTATTTATCCAACCAGCCATCTTGTCTGCCATGTCTCGGTCTCCTTGAGTTAAGTTACCCGCCACACAACCATCGGGTTCCGGGTCGTCTGCGAACGGCTCGGAAGGTTTGAGTCGCACACCACACAACCATCGGGTGCCAGACCTTCGGTGAACGGCTCGCCAAGCCATGTGCCATTTTTCGCACATCTCTGGCTAAATAACATCAGAAGTCGGTTTCAAGGAGATCGTCGAAAACAGGTGGCGTTTCGGGGCTTCGTCGGCACGGCCGTTCGTTTGCCGTCTGGAACCCGATGGTTGTGTGGTGGGAAACGAGAAACAAAGGAGTACGAGATGGATACAGAATGGAAAGTCGATCGGGGAGAGACCAACGGCGTCAAGCACGCCATCCACAGGGCAACGTACAAGGGCGTCCGCGCGAACATCTTGGAGCCAGACGACGCCGATGGCGTCACGCTGATCATCAACGGCTACCAGTTCAAGTGCGAATCGGTGGAAGCCGCCAAGGAAGAAGCCGAATACCGCATTCGGACGAACGCTGGCATCTATATCCAGTAACGGTAAACCGTCCCGAGCCGTTCACGGACGACCCGGAACCCGATGGTTGTGTGATGGGAAACAAACTCAAGGAGACCGAGACATGGTGATATGCGACGAGAAGAAGATGCGCAAGGTTCTCGACGACCTCGCGAAAAAGTACGACGACACCAACGTCTACAGCCAAGAGGAGTGGGCTGACAGGGGCGAGAGCGTGGGGGATGGCTCCGTGTTCACCCTCGTCTGCGAGGGCGAGCTTCACCACCTGCTGAACGGGTACGGCAAGGGTCGCGCGGGCGACATGACCGTCGACAAGCTCAACGAGGTCGCGCGGAAGCACGGCTTCTGGTGGGACCGCGGATTCTCGTGGTCGTACCACTTCTACCGCCTCTAGCCGTTCACCGGCTGGACGGAACCCGATATTCGTGTGACGGAAACCCAACTCAAGGAGAAAGAAATATGAACGTACAGTTGACGGCAGATGAAATCTCTATGATAGGCAATAGCTTGAGCTATGAGATTTTGAATCATGATTTAGATCCGGTGTACGCAAAGGAACTCAGGGAACTTTACGACAAATTCGACGATCTGGAGAGAGAGGTCTCTTGATTGTGAACCCGATCTTCGTGTGACGAAAACCCAACTCAAGGAGAAAGAAAGATGAAAGTAAGATTCCACCTCGCCAACGGCGAGCACTTCATGCACTGGCAGGTCCGCGACGGTCGCTCGGTGCGCTACTACAAGCCAGAGGCTTTCAGCCTACAGATGAACGGGTGTTCATTGATAAACAAGGCTGGCGCCGCCAGCAAGATACACCAAGGCAGTCACAAGACAGTCTGCGCGTGGATCGAGTGCGAGTCGCTAGAGGTGTCCGAGATACCCAACACGGTGTCCGCGGAAAGCCAGGCTCGCCTGTTCGGGATTTTCCAGAAAATGGCTGAGAACAAGATCGTGAAGTTCAACCCGCGGGTCACGCCGAACTGGACCGACTCCAGCGGAGGCAACCTGGACGGGGGCAAGTTCGGAAGCCTTGTCACCGTCGGGAGGAACGTCTTCAAGTCCTGAATCGCAACGAAAGCCCGGGAGTCAAAAGACTCCCGGGCTTTTCCGTGTTCACCTCACGTCCACCAGCATCTCGCCCGACCTTATCGCCCTGTCTATCACGTCCGAGCAGTCGCCAGCCTTCACGGCGCACTCCCACACGTTCACGACCTTCCATCCCATCCCCAGCAGCGCTTCCCGGTTCGCCTCGTCACGTTCCCGGTTGCGGCTGAACTTCTCGCGCCAGAAACTCACGTTGCTCCTGGGCATCCTGAACCCTTCACAGTCGTGCATGTGCCAGAAGCAGCCGTTGACGTTGACCACAGCCCGCCGGCTGGGCATCACGATGTCCGGCTTGCCCGGGAGACCCTTCACGTGGATCCTGAACCTGTACCCGAGGGCGTGCAGCCAACGCCTCACAAGTATCTCGGGCTTGGTGTTCGACCCCCTGACCGCGGACATCATCCGCGATCTCGTCTCCTTGCTCACCTTGTCAGCCATGTCACACCGCCTTCAGCTTCACGGACCTGGCGTCGTCGACTTCACAGTCGTTCCTGACGCCGAGATAGACCGGCTGGTAAAGGGTCGCGGGCTCGAAGGCGTACAGGTACCTGACCTCGACCACGGACCCGACCGTCGGCACTTCGTGGTTGGGCGGTATCGTCACGTTCCCCGCAGGCACCAGCCCGACGTCGGACTTGAGGGCTATGCCCACGCTCCTCTTGTCGTTGACGTTCACGACCTGGCAACTCGCGGTCTCACAGAACTTGAACTTGAGGTAGTCGCCGCCGCTCGACGGTCTCCCCACCACGTACATCGCGTCCTTCCGCTTGAACACGACGCCCTCGCCCTTCATCTCGACTACAGAGTTGTAGAGCCGCCTCTTGTCGTCCCTGGTGTCGGCGGTGCTCACGACGCGGACGCTCGATCCGAGCTTCACGGGCAACAGCGCGCAGAGCTCACGGAACCTTTCGGAGAACCCCTTGCCCGCGTCGACCAGGTCGAAGCAGTGCAGGACGTCACCCACCAGCTCACCGTCCAACGTGAAGTCGCCCTCGACGTCCTTGAGGTGATCCCTCACGTCGTTCGGCACGGCGACCTCCGCTCCCCGGCGGTTGTAGCCGCGCAGCTTCCCCCCCTTGCTCTCCAGCATGAACCTCACGCCGTCGACCTTCTCCTGCATCGACCAGTCCTTGCCGTTGAGCATCATGTCGGCGGTCTCCGCGTCGATGGCGTTGAGCAGTACGCACTTGCTGGGGGTCGGCGTGTCGGTCGGGGTCACGGTCGGTATCGACTGACCACCGTCCTTAACGAACTGGTATCCCTTGCCGGTCTTCTCCTTGATGAGCTTGTCGAATATCCTGGTGGCGGCGTCCAGGCTTACCGGGCTGGTCGTCTTGGTGCCGGTCGTGAGCGAGTTGCCTCGCCTGCCGTACGCGAAATTGACGACGTAGCCGCCGTCGACATCCTCGATCGTGGCGTTGTAGACCTTGTCGCTCGTGCCTTCCTTGAAGTAAAGGCTGGCTGATTTCTCCGTGGACATGTTGGTTTCCTTTTCTATAGATGTGACGTGAGGCTGCGACGACGAGCCGCAGCCTTTTGCTTTACACCGCCAGAGCCTTGCGCCTCTCGAGGACAGCCTGGTTGGCTTTCTTCGGGGTGTCGAAGTATCCGACGTAGTGTTTCTTCCCGTTGACGCTGAACTGGGCGACGAACTTGTTGTCGGCGACCTTGACGACGTTCTTGAACCCGGAATGGTTGTTCTTCTGCATCCCCCGGCTGCTGAGGAACTGGCTCTGGGTGCAGACCTCGAGGTTGGACAGCTTGTTGTTGAGGCTGTCGCCGTCCTTGTGGCGGACGACCTTCCCCTCGACCTTCTTGCCGGCGAGGATCATGACGATCCTGTGGGCGGGGAAGTTGACAGCCCTTCCCTTGTAGCCGACCTTGACGATGTGGTACTTCGTCTCGTTGCTCCCGAAGACCTGGACGAACCCGGCTTCCTTCCCCGCGAACAGGGTGTTGAAGTTGCCGGTCGATTTGTCCCGTTTCTTCCAGCGGAGTCCGGTAGCGGAAGTCGCGTCGATCTCCAGCACCTCCTTGAAGTGCTTGTGCGGTATGCCGTTTTCCAACATTCTGAGTCTCCTTTTTTGAAGTTGAAGTCATGTCACGGCGGTAGGGTGCCGTGATCAGGACGAACGGCTGGTTACAAAGAATACCAGTGGTCCCAGTCCGTGTCGATCTTGGTTTTCTGCGTGACGAGACGCAGGCGTCTCTCCTCCGTCTCTATGATGCTCCGAAAGAAGCTGTCGGCGTGACCGTGCATCTTGTTCTGGTTGGCTGCCCACAGGAGCCACTCGACTCCCGACATTTTGTACTCGTCGCAGCTGAAAAATTGGCGATAGTCTGACTTGATCAGGAGGAACTTGTGCTCGTAGAAGTCGAACTCCCCGAACAGCCTGACGGTTTCCTTGCTCCACGACTTTCTCTTCCTCTTTACTTGCTCGGTCCTGAAATCGAACACTCCGGTGTGCGGTCCTTCGACGCAGCCGTCGAACACGTCCGTCAGCGCCCCGCCGTCATATTCGGTGCAAAGGATTCGCACGTCCCACACGGAGGACTTCCCCCTGGTCACCACCTTGTTCTTCTTGGTCGCAATCATATCGTTTCTCCGTAAAGGTAAATTCATGTTACGGCGGTAGGGTGCCGGGATCAAGGCGAACGGCTAAGTCCGGAAATCGGTGTACTGACCTCCAGAAAACAGCGACTGACCACTAAATAGGGCATGAAATTCAAGAACTGGATGGAAAGCAACGAGATGCGGGAGAGGACACGGGAGATAGTCTCGATCCTCACGCGCATATTCGACCAGTCCCCGGCTCTGCTCGAGGGCAAGGGCGCGCAGGAAGACACCGAACGCCTCTGGACCGACAACGGTTTCCTCAACTGGCTGTCCAGCAACGGTATAGACGTGGAGAGCGGGAAGGTGCCGCCATACGCGCAGGGTGGCGTCGGCAGGGCTTACTTCGTCGGCGACATGGTCGTCAAGTTCACGGACAACAAGGTCGAGGCGAACGTCGCAAACATGCTGGCGGGGATCAGGGACTCCCACACGCGCGTCCATTCGGTGTACAAGATACCCGGAACGCAGGTGTACGCGATACTGAACGACAAGGTCAACATGAAGTTCCCGAAGACTCTCGGGCACGCGGCTGACCTGTTCATGACTTACTGCGACATAAAGAACCTGAGGAGGGTGCCGGACTCGGACATCGACAAGGACAAGCTGGCGGACGACGTCCTGGCTGAGTTCCCCAACGAGCCGACGGCGAAGCAGTACCTGAAGCCGTACCTCAAGTCGATCATAGACATGCACGACAGGTTTTACAAGCGGACCGGGTATTTCCACACGGACGCGATGCCGCAGAACATGGGCATGGACGACAAGGGCGAGATAGTGGTGACCGATCTGGGTCCCCACGTTCACACCGGGCAGAAGTCACTCCTGAGCAAGATACACAAGACCAGGAAGCAACTCGGTCTGCCGAAGGTCAGGAACATCTAGATCTGGGAGCCGGTCTTGTCGCTGTACAGCCATTTCTTTGAGTCGAAACAGAAGTTCCCCTCGTTGCGCACCTTGAACACCTTGCATTCCGGCTTGACGTGCTGGATGACCTCGTCCATGTCGTCGAAGAAATACTCGATGCCAAGCTGCCTTATCCTGTTTGATTTCTCCTCGAAGCTGTTGACGAGTATGACCTCGTCGCAGCGGACCCCGTGCCTGAGGGCGTCAGTCTTTGCTTTCTCGGCGTCGTCCCTGTAGGTGACGATGTAGACCTTGCCCTTCCATGAGTGGCTGAGGTCGGCGAAGAATCCAGGAGCCTCGTCGATCGTGCCGTCCAGGTCGATGCCGATTGCCGGGACGCCCTGGTCGAAGATACCCATCATCGCCTTCTTTATCTGCTTGGTCTGCTCCTTGATGTCGTCGGAGAAGAACCTGTCGCACTTGACCCGCATGACCTCGGAGACGAAACGCCTCGAAGCCGCGATCCAGTCGTCGAACCCGTAGGAACTGGTGGAAGTCTCGTCCCGTATGATCTCGTCGTCCCAGCCGCAGACCAGGAACGTGTCCCCGTCATCGGAGGAAGTGAGCCTGACGGCTCCGCCCATGGCGGACACGACCCCGTCGACCATGACAGCCCTCTCCTCGGGCAGCAGGGATTCCAATGAACGGTTTATGAACTCGAGTGATTCCAGCAGCATTTTTTTCTTTCTTTAGACGCAGCCTCGGCGAAGTGCCTTCGGCAATTGGGACCGCCCGGATTCGAACCGGGAACCAAGGAATTATGAGTTCCCTGCTCTGCCGTTGAGCTACGGTCCCTTTTTTCAGATAGAAGGGAATACCTCTATCTCGTTGTTGTTGACCCACCGGAAACCTTCCGGCAGCCTGCTCACGCTTATCTCCTCCGCGCTGATGTCCGGTCCGGCGAGAACGAACTCGGGCGAATGGGAATCAGTGTCGTAGACAACCAGCTTGTCCTTAGTCCTCATGCAAGTTTTCTTGATCTTGAACATTTCTTCTTTCCTCCTTGAAAATGGTAATTCGCGGCTTCCACTGGGTCGCCTTGACCGTTCCAGTCGGCGATCGCAACGTGATCGCCGTCATGCAGATCGAAGCTCTCCGACGAGAAGATGTCCTTCACCTGGCTGTCGGTGTACTTCTTGTATCCGCTTTCGATCTCGGTCTCGACTATGTCCAGCAGCAGGAAGTAAGCGTCCAGCTGACTGCATGCCGTGAACACGTTGGTCCCGGAGATCTTCTTCGTTCCGTCATTGTAGAGATAGACTACCTTCACGTATCACTCCTTTGAAATAAAGTATGTCTGTCCGATCACTCGGTCGAGTGCCTGACGAACCCCTCGGTGGTGCAGATCCGCCAAGCCTCGCTGATCGAATCCCAATCTTGCCTGTTCATGCCGAGAAAGTCAATAGCATCATTGATGATTTCCACCGGCTTGCAGTAATCGAAGCTGGCGCAGTACTTGCCGTACACGCCGCTCCTGTTCATCCTGTCGACAAGTTCCGCGTTCTCGGGACCTATCTTCTCGACGACCCGCTTCGCGAACTCGGCAGCCAGGTCATGCTCGTCCCATATCATCTCATCCACGTCTTCCTCCTGTTCGCCGTAGCCTCGCCTTCCATGTCCTGGAAGATCCTGAACAGGCGCTCCTGGCTCTCGGCGGACAGCTTCTCGGATATCTCCTCGGCGAGCTTCCCGTTCTGACCGCGCTGGCGCAGCAGCATGGATTGCAGGTGCCTTGCTATGTCGTTCACTTCTCGCTCCCGATCTCGGCGCACGCCGCCTGTATCCTCTTGAGTACCACTGGATTGGGCTTCTCGCCCTCCTCCTCGATCCATTTCCTGAGGGCGTACTCGAGGTCGCACTCGTCAGCCATGTCTCCTGACTCGTAGATATCCCACTCGTGGTCTTCCTCGAGGATGAAGTCGAACTCGCCTTCCTCGTTGATCAGCCACTTGATGAAGACCCCCTGGCAGTAGCCGAAAGGTCCGTCTCGCCCGTCGCCCTGGTAATGTTCAATCTTCATGTCCAGTTCTCCTGTTAGGGTTAAGTCATTTACGAACATGGGGTGCCGGGAGTCCGGCGAACGGCTGGGAAAGGGAAAGGGGGCTTTTCAGCCCCCTTTATCATTCGGGTACGCAAGCCAGCCAGCAGATCCAGGCTATCAGCACCGTGGCTGCCGCGTAAAGGAGGTTCGTCTCGAACATCACTGAGCCAACGGCGGCGCGACCGTGCCGTATGCCACCGGCTGCTCGCACACCTTTATGGGTATGCCGAAACGTATGACCCTGTCGGTGTAGCCGACCACGGTAGGCGTGTTGACCACCACGCTCTCCTGCACTACCGTCGGAACCATGCACCCGTTGACGCACTGGCATACGGTCCTGTTGACCTGGATGACCCTGGAGACGCACTCGACCGTCGGCACCTTCTCGGTCCAGACCTTCTTGCGGTACGTGACCGCGAAGTCCCTGCACTCGAACCTGGCGCACAAGCCGTCGCATGTCCTGACCATCCTCTTCTCTATCCTGACCTCGTCCACGAAGGACGTGCAGACCTGGTTGGGCGTTCCGTTGATTACGCGGCTGACAAGACCGTCACCGCCGAACGATACTCCAGGCAACATGAGACCCAGACACAAAACAATATTCCTCATCGTATCCTCCTAAAAAAATATAGCCCTGATCCATACAGGGCTATATCATCATACACTCATTCGTTGTTTTCGTAAATAGATCTACACGACCTTCGCGTAGTTCCATATCTCCTTGGCGCTCATCTCCTCCGGCAAGTCACGCTGCAGATTCTTCAGCATTGCCTTCAGCTTGGACTTGTCGCACACGGCGAGCAACTTGAACCCGTCGTCCAGGTCTTTCGTCCTGCCAGTAACGAACTTTTGAATAGCAAGTGCCGCAGGATCAGCCACCATGATGGTCATGCCCGCTATCGTGGACGGAGCCGCGCTGTCGAGTATGTTCATGTTGACCGGCAGGTTTGAACCGGACGGGTCCAGGAAGTCGGCGTCGAACGACGGGACGGTGAATCCGCCGGTCGTGCCCAGGTTGGCGAACGTGACCGGCGAGAAATCTATGCCGTCCTTCGACAGCGCAGCCTTGACGGCGCCGATGTTCCCGCACAGGAAGTCGACGTCTGGCGTTATTGTCCTGGATGTCCAGTGGGCGACAGCCATGCCGCCGACCAGAACGCACTCGCCCTGCAGATTGTTGTCGGTTACGAAGGCGAAAGCCTTGTGTATCTTGTTGAGCGCCGAGGGAGACTGGATAGCCATCTCCCTCAGCAACGTGGAACTGTCGAATGACGACTCGCTCATCCAATCCTTGAAGTTCATGATCCCCCCAGGATCGTCACCGACCCGTCCTTGTCAGCCACCAGGAAGTAGCTCGCCGCTATGAAGCCGGCGTTGGGGATGAAGTCGTTCTCGATGCTCTTCCATATGTTGACGCGGTACCTGTCCGCGTACACGTTGACCACCGACTCCCGGATCGTCTTGTCGATACGGGAAACCTTCTTGTAAAGGTTCATCAGTATCACCGAGTCGTCCGGCTTCGGAGCGACCTTGGGCTTGGTCTCTTTCGGTTCTTTATCTAGGTTGACTGCCATCTCGGTCCCCTTTCTACTGGGTAGGTTGGTGTTTACGAACATAGGGTGCCGGATTCCCGGCGAACGGCTCACTCGTGCTCCCTCAGGAAGAGATAGCACATGTACAGTATCGACAGGGTTGCCGACAAGGTGAAGAACACGAAGAACTCAACCATCGGACTCCTTGACCGCCATGACGGCGAGCCTGAGTCCCTGTATCTTCCCCTCGAGGTATTCGACCGTCTCGGGATCGTGGCAGTCGCCGTCGGCGTGCCACGTCTTTAGGTCAAGCTCCGCCATCCTCAACATCCTCTTCAATCTCTTCAGCATGTCTCCTCCTCAACTGGCTGACATTATATATGAAGCTAGCCACCTCTTCTGGCGTCCTATATCCGATTACCTGGTCCGCGAGTACCGCAACCCTGCCGTCCTGGTCGTAGAACTTGCCTTCCTCGTCCATGATCGCGACCTCGGCGGTTTTGGATTCCAACGAATTGTCGCCGTAGTCCGAACCGTGGTTCGAGGAGTACGTCCCCGGTCCCCACTGCACCGACGCGACGAAGCCGTTGTCGAACGCGATGCGGAAGCCGCTGTTGTTCCTCTGGTTAACCTTGAACATGTGGTCACTCGTCCTTGTTGAATATGGTTTTGTCGCGGGAGTCTATGTAATGGAAAAGTATATGCGCCATGAACACGTTGACCGCGCACTGCTTGCCGAACCCGTCGTCCCGCTCGGCGATGAAGCCCGGGTCGTCACACAGCTGCTCGGCGTATTTCTCCCATCCCCTGATGCAGTCCTCGAGGACGCACACCTTGTCCTTGCGGCTCTGGTCCATCTCGCCGCTGATCAGGTCCTCGTCACCCAGGAAATGGTAGGCGATCGCGTCGAGCCGCTTCGTCACGGTGACGGGGCTGTAGTCGCCCTCACGGAACACCGGCGCGAGCGCGTCGCTGACCATGACCACCAGTTTCCTCACGTTTTCGGTCTTGTATTTGCTGCTCATCCCATCCTCCTCAAGCTATGATGCTTACCAGATCGAACCTCCTGAGGTTGTCGTCGATCATGCCGCCGACAGCCTCCTCGTATTTGTCGCGAACCCTCAACATCGAGTCTATCTCGCAGTCGGTCTCGCATCCTACCCTCCTCGCCATCCTGGCGGAGAGGACGACCATGATCCTCATGGCTTTCGCCTGCCTGTCTTTCTTCACCGGCTTCACTCCTTAAAAAGTCGGATTCTAACCAATGCCTGGTTAAATTTCAACACTTACTTCTATCCCCCTATCCCTGCAGGCGTTGACCCCGTCGGAAGTGAGGACATACCCCTTGTTGTTCACGGTTACCAACGCTTTCGAGTCATCGGTGTCGGTCAGCAGGAGTGGCATAACGTAACGCTCGACCTCCTCCTTCTTCCGACCCACGACCAGAGGCATTCGGCTTTTCGGAACTGGGCTTCTGGCCAGAGCCTCTATGACCCTGCGGTGCATCTGGTTCATGCCGTGGGAATCTATCCCCTCGTCGGCGGCTACCCCCCTTATGACCGACTCCCATGTCTCCGAACTGTTCATGGACTTGACGATCTTGACGTATCTGGCGAACTCCAGAGCCTTGCGCGGAACCCTGCTGTTGAAGAACGATATGAGGTCGCACGACTCCTTCGGCATGTCGGGGTTGGCGTTCTGCACTATGGTCGATATCTCCCTGTTCGTGAGGTAGTTCAGAACCAGAGGGCTGAACCTCGACCTGAAGGCGTCGAATAGCATGCCCTCGTCCGTGGTCGCTATGACCCAGCATACGTTGTGGCAGTCGACGGTCTTGCCCTTCTCGGTGATCAGCTTGCTGTCGTTGTACTCCGTAGCCTTGAGGAGACCCTGCACGACCGAGTCAGCCACGGCGTGTATCTCGTCTATGAATATCACGCATGGCGGGGTCTCGAAATATCCCTTCCTCTTGTACTCTATGAGGGGGACGCCCTCCAAAGCCATGACCCTCTCCAACTCCCTGTATATGTCCTCGCACGACTTCACCTGAGGTCCGAACTCCACGAAAGGGAGACCGAGAACCTTGGAGAACATCTTCACGAGCGTGGTCTTGCCGGAACTGGCTGGACCGAACACGGAGAACGCGATCTCCCTGCACAGGTGGTTTTCCCTGCCCAAGGCGTCATACGCCACCGCCTGGAGTTTCCTGACCGCCTTCTCGTTGCCCACGAAGGTGAAGAACGGGCAGCTCGGGTTTTCCCTGCTTACCATCCACTTCTTCTGGGCTTCGTCTGGCGCGGGTGTTCCCCAGGGGTCGTTGGGTCCGAAAAAGTATTTCTGTCTCTGCATGGCTTCTCCTCGTTGTTTGTATGGATGTGGGGTGCCGGACTTGGAACGAACGGCCGTAAAAAATCAGGGCTACGAGTTATTCGCTCGCAGCCCTGAAAGATTTCCGTTTTCGGAAAGGAACTATGAACCGAAGAACCCGAACTTCTTCTTCTCCTCGGCGATCACCTCTAGTACGTCGGCGCTGGCTGGAGCCACCGCGAAGTATAGCCGGTCAGGCGCCTCGGTGAAGTACTTGAAGAGTGCCGGGCAAAGCCAACCCTCATGACCGTTCACCAGGTACCAGTTGCCGCCGCTTTCCTCGCGGAGCCGCTTGGCTTCGACCTGGAACCCGTCGAACTTCTCGTCGCTGAACTTGAGGGTGAAACCCTTTTGCGGGTTCTTGACGCCGACCGCTTCGCATAGGGCGTAGATTATCTCCGGCACTCCCTGGACGAAAGGTTCTTTGTCGAGCCCGACAGAAGCGTCATCAAATACCAGCATGCCAAAATAATCATATGGATACAATTCCTGAACCTTGTTTTTCGTAGTAACACTCATGTCAAAACCTCCTATATGCGGACGCTCGACCCCGCCGGCTACACGCCAGGGGGCAGGCATCCAATTGCTCTCCGCGGCGGAATGCCACGGATTGTATTGCCGTCTAGTCCTCGTTCTCGAAGCCGAGAACCATTTCGATCGCGGCGGAAATGACTTCCGAGCCCGCGCTGTCCTGTATGGTCATCTTGTATCCGACCACGCCCTGCTCGGGTCCGATGTCGAAGACGATGACGGACAGTTCGCCGTCGTCGAGCATGACCCGCACCCTGCCCAAGTCCCAGTTGGACTTCCCGGAGTGCTTGAAGCCAAGACCCTCCATGTGATGCACCACCTCGTCCTGCAACATCGACTTGATCATGTTCATGATAAACTCCTTACTTGGGGTTTCCGCACCGATCACAGTAACAGTCTTTTGAAATTTCGCCACGAGAATCCTTGACTATGCCATCGACGAAATGGTTTATGCGGTCCAAAGACACGATGCTGTCCTGGCAATCATAGCCATTACTCTTGATGATGTTGTAAATCTCATCCCCGAGTCTGATGATTTCGTGATTGCTCGAACAAAAACTTTTCTTGGTCGTGTTCATTCCATTCTCCAGTTAGAGTCAAGTTACAACCATGGGGTGCCAGAAAGCGAACGAACGGCTAGCATCGTTCCAGCCAGCCGTTTTTAACCAGTTTTTTGACTTTGCCAAAGAGACCGCTCGGGGTGCCCTTGAGACCGGTGACGTCGCCATGGATACCGGACACGTCGCCATAGATATTGGACACGTGTCCGCTGAGACCGAACACGTCGCCGCTGATATGAGAAACGTCGCCCCTGATCTCGGACACGTCGCCCTCGATCTTGGAAACGTCGCCCCTTAGACCGTCGAGACCGCCCACGTAGCCCCAGATGTTGGACACGTTTCCGCTGATGTTCGTCACGTATCCGCTGAGACCTGGTAACTCGCCGTACTCAGGACACTTTCCGTGCGTCCGCAGCTTTCCCCTGATGTTCGTGACGACTCCCCAGATGCCGAAGAGTTCGCCCTTGAGACCCGTAACGTCTCCCTCTATCCTGGAAATGTCGCCCTCGAGATCCGTGACGTCTCCCCATACGTAGCTGGACGCTTGTCCATAGATGTTCGAGACATCGCCAATAAGACCGAAAGCCTCGCCCCAGATCTTCGACAAGTTTCCGCTGATGTTGCTCACGTCTCCGAGGACGTCGGTCGCGTCGCCGCTGAGTTTCGTCACGTCGCCCTCGAGACCAGACACGTCGCCGCTGAGTTTCGTCACGTCGCCCTTGATATTCGAGACGTTGCCCTTGATGTTCTTGGCGTCGCCGAAAATCCCATCCAGGTTTCCGGTAAGCAAGCCCGTGTTTATCAGTTTATTCTTCTTCTTACAAGTAGCCATCTTTAAACCTCTTCTTTCTTGTTGTTTTCGACCCATTCCAGACTGTCGTAGTCAGAATCCTCATACTCAACCTGATCACACTGCTGGGGGTTGCGTTGTGAACCGTAGTCGGTCTCAGTGCGATAGATCCCACAGTTTTTGCACACTGTTTTTGTAACATAGGTTGTGCCGCCTGTTGACCAAACGCCGGGATTCTGGTCCAGTCCACCCACCAGTTCATGCGGCGATTCCCATTCATGCTCTTCACCTTCAGCGCAATCTGGCTCAGGTGTCTCCTCTCCGCACTCCACCTCAATCTCCTCCATATCCCCTATAGGTTCATCATCGAAATCTAACTGCTGGATATACACATCGATCAGGCATTTTTCATCCCAAGACCCATCCTGCCAAATTTCCTCAGCCGTTTCTTTGGCGGCTTCCATGTCTTCAGCCTCGATGATCTCGGAATTTCCGTCATCCCAAACTCGGAATCTAGGCTCATACGCTTCCCATTCGCCATCGATGTCCGGCAACTGGTTGTTCCACGGCTCGAATTCCGTTTCCCCATCAAGGTCTAGAGGCGCGCGGCTGTAGCTGGTGGTGTTGTCGCTCTGGTCGTGGCTGCAGCAGTAAAGATAATCCCCGTCTACAGCATAGCTCACGTTCACGATTTGCCCTCCGCCAACAGGCATCATCGCGTAATCCAATTTTCTGAAGTCACTCATATCATTCTCCGGTTAGAGTCAAGTTACAGCCATCGGGTGCCACAAAGCGAACGAACGGCTTCACGACCTTACGTAGTCGCGGATGAGGTCCAGTTCCACGAACCAATCCCCCTTGCCGTTGGCGTACCAGGGAAACTTCTCAAGCTCGTCCCTGCCGCCCCTCTTCAGCTTGACCGACTTGACCGGCGCGAGCTCGACGGGCTTGCCGTCCTTGTCCTTTACTTCAGGTAAATCCATGCCAAAGACCCTCCTATGAAATGAGACCGGACAGGTAACTGAAAGCCTCATACAGGAACCATATGTCGTTTTCCTCTAGGTTGAACACGCGAACTCCTTTTCACTTGTTACTGGATAATGAACACGTCGAGTATCCTGGCTCCGGGGAACTGGCTTGCCGCCAACCCCTTGGCTTCGGACTCGTCTTTAGCCTGGCAGTCGAATACGAGGTTGTACTCGCTCGACCCCTCCCTCATCGTAACCGTGTAAGTCTTCATGTGGAACTCCTAGTATTCCTGTTTTACCAGGTCGCCCTCGTTGCCCAGCATCATGAAGGTCAGCGACTCAGGATTGACGTCGATGAATATCTTCCCACCAACGAACGACTGCGTCTCGTCGCCGGAACTGTCCGCGTAGACGTAGGCTACAGCCTCGACCCGCATCAGGTTCTCGTCGTCCGGACTCCAGGTGATGACCCGCACTGGCGTCCCCTTCGGGATGAAATCGCCGTTCTCCTTGTATGCCTCGCCCAACGAACAGAACATCTCTTTCTTAGCCATCTTCGGTTCTCCCTTTGAGTTGAAAGTAAGTTACGACCATCGGGTGCCAGACCCCGGACGAACGGCTACTCGGCGAACAACGCCTTGATCTCTTCGAGCAGCTCGACCAGGCGAGACTCCTTGGACTTCTTATCTGGTTTGCCTGTGCCACCGGGATTGCCTTGGCAAACCAGATAAGAAGCTTTGACCATAGCGCCAGTAGAGTTCTCAGACAAAACGAAATTCGTGAACACTTTGCCAACGACCAGGTTTGTCTCGGGATTTTCCTTCGCCTTGACAGCCTTAGTCGCTGACGCGACACGACCGATCTTATACATCTCTTTTAGCTCATGCTTCGAAAAATAGTTTAGCCGACCTTGTCGAACCAGATCTTCTACATCGCCGCTGAGATTGGACCATTCGCCCCTATATCCATAAAATTTGCTGCTTCCATTCGTGTCACCAAATTGATATGTCACATCTCCATAGATTCCATTCACATTGCCGCTGAGATCAGACATGTCGGCTTCGCCCCATGTATGGTAATCTTCGCCTCTTTCCCACATGAACGTGGAGATACCAGTCACATCCCCCCTAAGATTCGTGACATCCCCCGTGATGCCTCCGATGAAGCCGCTTATGTTCGTTACATCGCCCCTTAGATCCGTTACATAAGCTTTTTCGCCGTGATAAGGCTGGTCTCCCTCGATCCCAGTCACGTCGCCCCTGATGTTGGAAGCGTCGCCCCTGATGTTCTTGGCGTCGCCCCAGATCCCGGAAAGGTCTCCGGTAAGTTCTCCTTCTTCGCCGACATTAAAAAGTTCCTTTTTTAGCTTATGATTTATTTTCTTCAGCTCGCCTTGACGAACCAAGTCTTCTACATCGCCCCCGAGCCAGCGCACATTGCCCTTGATGCCAGTCACGTCGCCCTTGATCTTCGTGACATCGCCCTTGATGCCAGAAACGTCGCCCTTGATCTTCGTGACATCGCCCTTGATGCCAGAAACGTCGCCCCTGATCTTCGTGACATCGCCGCTGATGTTTGTCGGATCGCCCTTGATGTTCGTTACGTCGCCACTGATTCTGGACACTTTTGAATCGGCGCATGCAGAATGGCATGCGAGAACTCCAGTTCTGCCCTTGAGCTTACCAGCGTCGCCCCATATACTGGAAAGGTCTCCAGTGAGGTTGCCAGCGTTGATCAGTTTCTTCTTCTTGACCAATTTCTTCTTGACCGGTTTCTTCTTCTTTTCGCCAGTAGCCATCTTCGGTTCTCCCTTTGAGTTGAAAGTAAGTTACGACCATCGGGTGCCAGACCGGTTGCGAACGGCTACTCGGCGAACAACGCCTTGATCTCTTCGAGCAGCTCGACCAGGCGAGACTCCTTGGACTTCTTCTCTGGTTTTCCTGTGCCACCCGGATTGCCTTGCTCCGAACTGACACGCATCCAGCCATGGTTGACCATTTCTGCTACGTAAATTTTAAGTTGCTCCGGCTTCCAACCGCTGACCTCGGACACGTCGCCATCGAATGGTTTCAATTTTCCCTTTAGACCAGACACGTCTCCAGTAAGACCGTAAACGTTGCCGCTGAGACCGGACACGTCTCCCATGAAACCATCCAAGTAGCCCTCGATCCCGGTCACGTCTCCCCTGAGATTCGTAACGTCGCCACCTAGACCGGACACGTCGCCCCTGATGTTCGTGACGTCACCCTCGATCCCGCGCGCGTCGCCATACAAGCAGCTGTTCACGTCGCCATTGATGTTCGTCACGTCGCCGCTGATGTTCGTTACGTCGCCCATGAGACCTGACACGTCGCCCGTGATCTCGTCCACGTCGCCGCTGAGACCGGACACGTCGCCCGTGATCTCGTCCACGTCGCCGCTGAGACCGGACACGTCGCCGCTGATCCCGGTCAAGTCGCCGCTGATCTCGTCCACGTCGCCGCTGATATCGGACACATCTCCGCTGATATCGGACACATCTCCGCTGAGATCGGACACATCGCCCCAGATACCAGACACATCGCCCCAGATGTTTATTGGGTCGCCGATGATCCCGGACACGTCGCCCCTAAGTTCGGACGCACACCCACTGATCCCGGACACGTCGCCGGTGAGGCTGGTAGCAAAAAGTCCGATGATCTCTGAAACGTCTCCGCTGAGCTCGGACACGTCTCTCTTACGTCCGTTGTCTCGATCTTCTAGACACATTTCGATGCGGTTTTTATCAGTGTTCGGGGCGAGATTCTCATCCCAAGAGCAGAGTTTGGAAACGTCGCCCTTGATGTTGGACGCATTGCCCTCGATGTGCTTGGCGTCGCCCCAGATACCGGAAAGGTCTCCAGTGAGGTTGCCAGCGTTGATCAGTTTCTTCTTCTTGACCGGTTTCTTCTTCTTTTCGCCAGTAGCCATCTTCGGTTCTCCCTTTGAGTTGAAAGTAAGTTACGACCATCGGGTGCCAGACCCCGGACGAACGGCTGTTCACGCCGTCGTCCTTTTCTTGCGGACATGTTTCGGCGCGCGCCCCAGGCAGGTCACCACCTGGACCCTCTGCGAGACCGCGGTTTTCGGATCGACCAGTATAGCCACGCTCTGCGTGAAGCTGCCGCCGATCCTGTGCTGCACCATGGCGACGGCGGTGCTGCTCCTCAAAGCGAACACCCTCGCCTCGCCCTTCTTCATCGATCTCATGTCAATGAAGTTCGGGATGCGAAGACTCCCGTCCCCGCCCTTGCGTTCCCTCATGGCGTTCCCCCTATTCGTATGTCGGCTTGCCGACGGAGAAGCTCGGTACCGATTCCGTGACCATCACGAAATACTCCTCTGGTCCGTTCGGCTCCGGGAGGTAGTCTGGCTCCAGACCCCTAGCCTCAAGCCAGTCGAGGGAACTGAGGCAAGCCTCGCCGTGGACCCTCTCGGCTTCCAGCGAAAGCTCGGCAGCCCGCTCCCTAACCCGGTCAGCCACGGCGGCAGCCGTGTCCTCGTCCGGGAACGACTTGTACTCCAAGACAGCGGCGCGGTCATACCACCAGCCACCCTCCTCTGGTCCGCCATAGCAACGCTCGTTGACGCACAGCGTGACGTACCAGGTCTTCGGCTTTTTCGAATCCAGGCATATCTCCTGGAAAGCTGTCTCGATGAAACTCATGGCGATTCTCCTCTTGGTTTCTGTAAGCCACACGGACATCGGGTGCCAAGTTCCAGGCGAACGGCTATCCAGCCTCCGGAGGTCAGTACACCTGTTTCCCGGAAACGGGAATAGCCCACCTGGCGTCAATCCAGATGGGCTATTCCATTTCGACTATAGTCCGGGAAGCGACGTCGAGGTGGACTTGAGCTGCGTCACCGCGACGATGTGACCCTTGTCGTTCCTGATCGCGCCGTCGTTAGGTCCGGTGGCTGGCGCAAGCACGTCCTTGCGGTTCAACACCTGACCAGCCACCATCCCGGAAACGAGGAAGAACACGCCGTCCTGCGGCTCCGGAAGGTCGATGACGTCGCCGAACACCGTCTTGGACAGTACGGGCACGCCGTTTACCTGACCGATGACGGTAGTCGGGAGTTCGGATACCCGAGCCACCTTGCCCGAAGGCTGGAAGGTGGACTCCCCGCCGTTGACGGCGAGAACGGTGATCGCGTGAGGCGTAAGATTCACGAAGCTAGCCATAATCATATCTCCTTGATGAAGTTAAATTTCCATGACACGAACATCGGGTGCCAGAACGGGAACGAACGGCTCGACATACCTTATTCGTCCCGCGGTCCGGGAAATTTCCGCCCAACCGGGAATTATTCCGGGGAAACGAAAAAAGCCGGGGCGATGCCCGGCTTCCATTGATCCGAAACGACGGGCTCGGTTACTTGCTGAGCTGGATGACCAGGCTCCTCAAACCGTTGAAGTTCCTCTTGACAGCCTCCTCGAAGGTCTTCCGCGCCACAGCCTTCTCCTTCGGTATCGGGAGACCAGCCTTGCGCAGGAGCCAGAGCTTCGTCTTGACGTAGCTGACGCCGACGCCCAGCTTCCTGGCTGTCTTCTCGGCGGTGCCGAGCTTCATGTACGTCTTTATCAGCAACTCCGGGGTCATCTTCCTGCTTTTCCTGCTTTCCATCTGTAACACTCCATGGGTCTCGTCCAAAGCCGACACCGGGATTCCTCTCCCGGCACGAACGGCTAAAGGGACGTCTTGTCGAACTCCTGAACCACCACCCTGAACGCCAGGCAGAGCTGGTTGAGCGGCGGCAAGACCCAATCAAGGATATCCTCCTTGTCGGAATCCCTGAACGCGCTCGTCCACTCCGCGAAACACCAGACAGCTATCGAGACGTTGTACCAGGCAAAGCATCCGCTGATGCAATACCACATTATCGCGTTTATCGTGACCGCGGCTAACAGACTTCTCATCAGCAACACGAACGACTCCTTTCGTCTACATGAGGCATCATGCCCGTTTATATCGGAAGGGGGGAACTTCGCCCAGTCGCTCCCCCCGACCAACAACCGACCCGCCCTCGCGGACGGGCTAGATCCTGGCGCCGACCCCAGCCAACAGCTTGCTCACCCTTCCGATCTTGCGTACAAGCTCGGGACTGGCAGACCTTGAAGCCATGATCGGACCGTTATGACCCACCACTGGAGACGCGTAGACCTTCTTGAGGACCGACACCACCTCGTACCTGCAGGTCCGCAGTTTCTGGAACCGGACGTCGCCGGGAACGCTGACCACGTCGCGCGGATTGACCTTGCACACGACCACCTGGTCGCCGCCGTCGTTCCTCGTGACGTTGCCGCCGTCGTCCTTCCTCAATCCGGAACCGTAGCTGAGGACGTAGTCGATGGCGCCCACATGGAGCCCGCTGCCGCAATGCGTGTCGCGGTCGGGGTTGACCTCCCCACGGGAAACCTCCACCACGCTACCGACGCTGTTGTCGTAGTTGCCGCTGTACTTGTCGCGGAAGTCGGAACGAACAGCCTTGTAGGCGAGGAAGTGACCGTCCGGGGTCAACGGCAGTTCCTTGTGCTGCATGAAATCGAAGAGCTCGACGATCGACTTGTCGGACGGGTTGTCCGAAAGGTTGTCGAGGAAGTTCATCATCGGGCTGAAGTCCGAACCGCTCGACCGCAGGTCCATGACCCGCTCGGTGAAAAGCTCGGGCATCGGGTTGCCGTCCCACATCAGTCGGTCCCCGCTGATGCTGACAGCCCCCTGGCAATAGTTCTCTATCGCCGCGCCCACGTCGTACAGAGCCTCGAAATGCTCGACGTTGTTCGACTTCAGGCAGTTGATCAGCCTGGAGTAGTGTGGATGGTTCTTCGAGAAAGTGTATGCTTTCCCGCAAGCGCTGGTGTTCACGCAACCTGATCCGTCTATTACCCAATTCATAGGATACTCCTTCGTTAAAGTTCGTTTGTCCGAAATCATCATACTACAAGTATGAGGAAAGTAAACAAACATCATGGAAATTCTACCGCAATATCTTGAAGCCAGACAGGAACTCGTCGAACTCGCTAGGAAGCTCGGGAGACCTAAGCTCGCCGTCGCCGGCGACCCTTCCGACCATCATGTCAACCCGCTTCGAAACTTCGAAGGCGCATATCTCCCCTTCCTCGTTGAGCTCCACCACCGACTCCTGGTGCCTGCTCCTCATGACGGGAAGCTTGCCGGAATCCACCGCGGACATGAGACTCTCGACACCGCTGACTCCCCAGTCTCCGCATGTTACCAGGTTTATGTAGTCGCCGTACCTTTCCTGCCAAGCCGCCTTGAGCATCCTGTTGACGTGGTGGACGTAGTTGTACAACCTCATCCTCGTCACCAGCTTGCCCCCGAACCCGTTGACCTCGCGGAAGCCGCAGCCCGCGCCGAGTTCCACGACCACGGTGCTGTCAGAACCCTTGAAGTCGAGACCGAGCCGTGACATCGAACCGCCCAGGCTGGACTTGACGCCCGAGTAACGGCGCATCATGCTGATGACGTGCCAGTCGGGATACGACCCCGAGAAACCGCCTATGTTCCGCTCGAGCCATTCCATCGGGTTGTCGTTGCGGTCCGTAGGCATCACCGTCCTCCAGTATGCCTCCGGTATCGACCTCGTTATGTGTAGCCTGAGGGCGTCGACCTGCTTCTGCGCGGTCTCCATCCTCACGATCGTGTCTTCCAGATTCTCGATTTCCTGCATCGCATCCTCCCTTTGTTGTTGTTGTTCCCTCCGCCATGGGGTGCCGGACTCCCGGCGAACGGCTTACCGCCAACGGGAATTCGGGTTCCCGCCGGTCATCATCCCCGAAGGGCTGATGATGTTGAACTCGGCGACCGGCAACTCCCTGACATGGAGACCTTCCAGCAGTCCAGCCGAATGCAGGTGGTTGAGCGCCGCCGTGACCGTGTCCTTGTTAGCCGCGACGAAACCGAACTTGCGGTGGGCGTTGGTCTCCACCTTGCGGTTGAGCAAGCCGCGCAGGTCGTCCACCACGTTTTTGCAGTGCGGGTCGGTGGCGGTCTGGAACAGCTTCCTCTTCGTCATGAGGTCGCCGTCGAGGACGTTGAGTTCCATGATCCGCGAACTGACGGTGGACTCTTCCTTCGTGCCGCGTTCCCGGAAATCGGCGAACTCCCTGGCGGGGTTGGGCTCGGCGTCGGTGCCCGTGAGGTAGTTGGAAACCTCCAGCTTGCCGACCAACGACAGAAGCCTGTCCATGTTGCGGGCAGCCGAATCGTTGACCTCCCAGTCGGAGACGCCTTCGCCGTCAACGTAGGAGTACTCCACGCGGGAATCCTCCATCAGTTCGGCGAGACCCTTGTCGCTCAGATGCGCGGAGAAGAATTCGATCACCTCCGTCACGATGTTCGGGAAACCCCTGTCGGCGATCCGCACCGAAGCGGCTGTACTCCTGTTCAGTATGACCAAAGTCTTCGGCATGGCGAAACCAGCCTTGTCCGCTATGTGCAGCATCTGGTGGAAGGTGGTCTTCGTGAGGTACCTGTAGTTCGTACCCTGCAGTTCGGGCAAGCCCCAGTCGACGCTCGACTCCAGCTCGAGGCTGTCGTTGTTCCGTATGACGTACATCGCGTCCTCGCCCTCGAGGTCGGACAGCTGCGCCTTATCGACCGCGTTGAGGTCGTACAGGTTGAACGACCGACCGCTGCGGTCGAGGTCGGTAGCCACCACCCTGCTCCGCGAGGAACTGGGGGAAACGCCCTGCGGCACCTGGGGAAGGTCGTCCGCCGACTTGAACACGCTGGCGTCGTCCGCGCCCAATACCTGAGCCACGGCGTCCGCCGCCTCGTGGTTGACCAGCATTATGGAATCGTTGTTCTCGAGGACCTTCATCCTCGCCCTGCGTCGCACGCTCTTCGTCTTCTTGCCGATGACGTATATGTCGGTCGGTCGGTCGAAGTCGAAGGAGATGTCGGGGAACACGTTGATGTTGACCGCCTGGCGACGCGGGGACTTCGAGGCGTGCATCACCCCGCCGCTGACCGACGCCAGCGAGACCACGTGCCCCAAGGTCGTGGGGAACAGGTCCCGACCGTTCCACTTGCATACCATGTCGGAGATCATCCAGCCGATGCCGTTCTTCCGACGCTTGTCGAAATGCTTGAGGAGGTCGTTCGTCACCTTGGCGTATTTCATCCGAGCCTCGAACAGGTTGGACGCCTCGGAGACCGAAGACTCGATGGACCGCTTGAACTCCTCGCGGAGCGCCACCAGGGCGGCGAATATCGCGTCCTTGGTCGCCACGTTGTAGGTGAGGCGTTCCCTGGAGGGATCGAAGCTGACCGCGCCCAGCGGGAACTCGAAAACGAAACCGGTCATGCCGCGGAAGTCGCCGATGATGTCCTTCTGGAGCTCGTCGTCGCTCTTGAACGCCGAGAAGTCTATGGGGTAGGCTACGTTGCCCATCACCGCGTAACTCTCGTGCATGTCCTCGTACATCGCCCATCCCTTGCCGCGGAGGAGCGGGGCGGGGAGGACCGTGCCGGATATCTCGAAATTGAGGTTCGGCTTGACCGCGAAGAACTTGTAGACGCGCGCCGCCTCGTACTTCCAGTCCCAGTGGGATCCGGACACGGGGAACTGTATCCGCACGCCGGTAGGCTCGGAACTCTCGCCCCTCTCGAGGACGACCAGCTTCGGGAAGAAGTTCTCGTCCTTGAAGCAGGTGTAGACCGTCCTGAACCCGCCGTTGAAACTCTCGATGGTGAAGCTGTCGGTCACGGCGAACGGTGACTTGGAGCCGAGCCCCAGGCATCCCGTCACCGCGTTGTCGTTTCGCTTCGTCGACTTGAAGAAGGTGGTGTACAACGTGGTCGCGTCCGCCTCGGACAGACCGGCGCCGTAGTCGCGGATCGAGAAGTAAGGCTCGAAACCCGTCGGTATGTGGACGTCGAAAGGGGTGTCGCCCTTGCCGGAGCTTACATGCTCGTCAGCCGCGTTCGTGCTCAATTCCCGGATCACCGACTGGATCTTGTGGCTGTACAGCGACTCCGAAAGTATCTTGAACGCGAAGGGCGAGTTCTCGATGGTGAAGCTTGTCTCGCCACCAAGGTTGTCGCTCCTGCCTATTTCCCCGCCACCGAAATTGTCAATCTTCATTTCCAGTTCTCCTTTTGAAAGTTAAGTTACGACCGTAGGGTGCCAGACCCGGAACGAACGGCTCGACATGCCCGTTCGCCCCGGACCCGATGAAATCAATCGCTTTCCGCGCAGCTTCCTATGTGTTCCCTGGTCCACGCCTTCCAGTCGAATTCGGGATTCACCTTCTCCGCGTAGAACTCGAACGCCTCGGACCAGTCGCCTTCCTCGCCGTCGGAGCTTACCTTGAACCCCTCGATGTTCTCGCTCAGCGCTATCAGCGAGCAGCACACCACCAGGTCGTAATGCTTCCGCGCCGTCTTGCAGAAACCGAAACCGGGTCGCAGGCTCTGGAACTTGCGCATCCCCTCGTCCTCGTACACCCTCTCGTTGAGCTCGACCACGAACGACTCGTGGTCCTCGCCGGTGTCGCCGCACCCGTTGAGCGAGATCAGCGTCTCCGACACCTCCGGATCGCCGTGCCCGTCCCAGCCGTGTATCCCGACCCCGGAAAGCGCGATGACCTTCCGTATCGTCTCGCCAGCCAGGGCGAAACCCTTCTTCCTCTCGGGGAAAGCCGACACGTTCCTGTCGAATCTCCAGTAATGCGTGTATCCCATCGTCAGTCTCCTTTTTGAAGTGATGTAATGTTACGAATGCAGGGTTCCGATCGCGACCCGAACGGCTCGCATGGCGCGGAACCGCCGGCTGAACCCGAGCGCGAACCCGCGGACGTAACCCCCGGCGTCCCGCAGACCGTCCAGCGTGCCCCACGGCAACACCTCGCTCGTCCTCTCTTCGCCGCCCTCGCGCGCCGTGACGCTCACGCCGCCGGAGCACATCCGGAGCGAAAGCTCCATGCCCTCGACCTTGAGGTCCGTGTAGGTTACGGAAAAGCCATTGCCGCCGCCACCGAAATACTTGTCGCTCATCTCGTCCTCCATTGTTAGGTTACGACCTTGGGGTTCCGTGACCGAGCCGAACGGCTCAAGCCAGTATGTCCCTCACCTTCCCCATCTCGCAGTTGTAGTCAGCCAGGTGTATGACGAACATTCGCGCGACCTCCTCCACCTGGTCGCCGGTGAGGGGTCCGCCGTCGCCCATCGTGTCGCTGATGTCCTTCGCCGCGTGCCTCAGCATGCTCGCCAGCAGTTCCTTGTCCAGATCAGAATCAGACATGTTTCTCCTTCTCGTTCACCGTTCACACGGCTATGGGGTTCCGGGACCGGTCCGAACGGCTCTACCGGCAGATGGTCCTCTGCTTCACGCCGGACAGGTAGAGAAAGCCCTCCCCCAGCAGCGTGTCGACGTTCAGTATCTTCCGACCGTCATTCCTGATCTTCTCGTGTTCCTTCACCGCTTCGGTCAGGTCGCCCTTGAGACCCGTCACGTCGCCCCACATGAAAGTCGCGTCCCCGGTGATGTCGTCCACGCATCCGGACAGGTCGCCAACTTCCCCGGTCAGACCGTTCACGTTGCCGTACAGGCGACTCACGCGCCCCCTGAGCTTCGTCACGTCGCCATATAGACCGGACACGTCGCCACCGATGTTCGTGACGTCGCCATGGATCCCGGACACGTCGCCATATAGACCGGACACGTCACCCTTGATGCCGACATGCCCGATGATCCCGGACACGTCGCCCCTGATCCAGGACACGTCGCCCCTGAGACCGCCCACGTCACCCTCGATCTTGCTCGCTACGCCACTGATCCCGGACACGTCGCCCCTGAGCTTCGTCACGTCGCCCCTGAGATAGTCTCCACGGGACACGTCGCCCTCGATATTGCTGATGTCGCCCTTGAGCCCGGACACGTTCCCCTTGAGCTTCGTCACGTCGCCCCTGATCTTACCCGCGTCCCCCCATATCCCGGACACGTCGCCCCTGATCCTGCTCACGTCGTTGTATATCTCGGAAACGTCGCCCGTGATCGCGGACACGTCGCCGGTCGGGATGTCGAGAACCTTGCCGAGGGAGATGCCGCACTCTCCCGTGATGTTCCCCGCGTTCCCCCATATACCGGTCACGTCACCGGTGAGGTTGTCGGCGTTGGTCAGCTTCTTCTTTCGGATAGCCATCTTTCATTCTCCTTGTTTCGGATTACGGTTCACGCGACCATCGGGTGCCAGTTCTCCAGCGAACGGCTTCACCCTATAGTCATTCGAAGCGTACGGCAAAAGATTTCCGTGTCCCAGGGATTATTCTACGGGAAAACGGAAATACGCGTGTACTGACCTCCGGAACAAAGATGTGTACTGACCTCCGGAACAAAGATGTGTACTGACCTCCGGAGAAAAAATGGTCCGGGGCTTGACCGACTGGCGGTCCATCCCCGGAAAAGTGTCACAGCCGTCATCAGTCCTTGAAAAGCTCCAAGAGAACGAAGCCGGCGAATATCACGACGAAGCCGACATACTGCATGCCATTGAATCCCATCCTGAACACCAACAGGGGAATCACGTTGCAAACTATCACAACCATGAGGTCCCAGTAGGCGGAACAGTAGAGGATCGAGTCCTTGTCAGGCAGAGACCTGGCGTAGAAAATCCAGAGCAAACTGGCTCCCACGTTCAGGGCAGTCGCCAACGGTATGAAATACCACGCGTTCCGGCTCGATTCCAGGAACGTTATCATGGTCAAAGCGAAATAAAGCACCGCAGCCGCCACGTAGAAATACATGAATCCTCCTTGTGTAATTTCCCGAGATGACTCCAGCCACAACTATCTATCCGCCACAAGCCCTTTTGCCTCACACCACCATCCATGCCTTCACAAACTGTACTCACGTACACCATAAAGCCCCACAAGGTCCGATAACTTCCAGTTATGTTTCTTTTTCCGGTTCACCCAGACCCCCCATACCTCCTTCACACGCGAAAACGACTGGGAACCGCGCCTGGACAACCCGAGAAACGCCACCAGGACGCTCACATCCCGCGAAATGACGACCCGAAACCCATTCACGACGAGAAAACCCGAAAAAAGGGCATCCTGGGGGCTTCACGGGCGTACAAGACGGACCACGGGCGCCGTTCCCGCGCCGGAAAGCCGACCTTCACGCCGGAAACAGGGGGGCGGGGCATTTCCCCCAAGGC